ATGATGCGTGGTTAGCAATTCTTATTCAATTTTCAAGCTACGTAAATGCAAATGCTGAAAAATTTCGTGGACAATTTGTTAAACATGAAGGAAAGAAAGAATTAACTGTTACTCAATTTGCTACTCTAAATACTGCAGATTATGCATGGTTAGCTGAACAAATGACAGATAAATTAAAAGAAAATTTGATTGATCCAAAATTAAAAGATTGGATTATACCATATTTTTCAACAACTACATTGGATGATATTACTATTGCAAGTGTTGTTTTTATGGCAACCATGAAACAGTATTTTGATTATAAATTTTCACTTTTATGTGGTATTCCTGAAACACGAATTTATGGAACATTAGACGATTGGATTAAATTAGATAAAAGAGTTAAAGAATTAAGAAAATATGGCGATGTTTGTTGTAAATGGGCTGATATGCTTGAACCAATTATTGCTCAATTTGCAACCGTTCTCAGTGGTGATATTGATTATTCGTTTTGGAGTCGTATTTGTAATCATGAAGGTGGTGGATCAGGTCCTACTTATTTAAGTGGTTGGATTACTGCATTTTGTGTTTTCGATGAAAAAGGACAATGGTTAGGCGATAATAAAGAAATCAACACTGGTTTTAAAGGAAAAAAGACCACAGAGTATCATTTTATTGATATGGATGATATTCCAGCTGGTTATGTTACTGTTCCTGTTAAAATTGATGAAAATGGAACGATACATGAAAGTTTAATGTTTGCTGGTCATTTATTAATTGAAACTGAAGATAAATTTACTATTTGTCCAAAACCAACTTGGGCCATCGTTCTTAGACCCAAAGACGAAAGTAAGCCATCATCGGAACATTCCTAAACCGAAGCCGCATTAATAAAGACAAAAGTGAGGCAGATAAATAATTGAAATAATCAAATAAAACTAATCGTAGTTTTTTGTGAGTTTTTGTATATTTTGATTTTTGTAGATGAGCAAACCTTAGTTGTTGATTCAGATTGCAATGAGAAAACCTTATTTAATGATGTACTGATCAATATATTTGAATATTTGTACAAATTAAAAGAAATTCTCAGTGTAGGCAGAGTATGTAAAACATGGCGCACAGCAAGTCTCAATGAAGCAAGTTGGAAAAATGTTTGTATCAATTTCAGGTCTAATAATCAAATGAAACGATCCAAGCATTCTCCATATTATTCAAACTTTAAAAGAATGGACATACCTTATGATCGATATAAAAAAATAAGTTCGTTACCAAATTTAACACATTTAAGAATTTTGGGAGGATTCAACTCGCTTATTAAATTACCTAATACACTTGAAGATTTTGAAATGGGTTACAACTTTAATCAACAGATTCAACTACTTCCAAACTTGATTAAATTAACAATGGGAAATAATTTTAACAAATTTATTGATTTACCGCCAACATTATTATATCTTCGAACGGGTCATCGTTTTAATCGAGTTATAAAATTACCAGATGGATTAAAATGTCTTGAATTGGGAAATTATTATAACCAACCTTTGGACTTACCATCCTCATTAGAAATTTTTAGAATGGGTAACGGTTACGAATTAATCTGTAAATTACCATCGTCACTGTTAGAATTAGAGCTTGGCAATGGTTTCTTTCGAGAACTTGATCTGTCTCAGTGTCCAAATTTATTAACATTTCGAATGGGTCAATATTTCAATCGACCTATCGTACTTCCTGCAACACTTGTATTTTTACAATTAGGATATATATTTAATCAAACATTAGATCTAAAGTTACTGCGTGCACTTAAAGAATTTTACATGGGATATGGTTTCAATCAATATGTAATTTTACCTCAAAATTTAGAAATTTTAACAATAGGCAATTGCTTCAATCAATCAATTATATTACCAAACTCATTAAGAAAAATACAAATCCTTGGAAATTTTAATCAACAATTGGTTCTCCCGTTTAATTTAGAAGAATTGCACTTAAATGATTCTTATAATACGCCAATTGAATTAAATCAAAATCTTAAGGTATTTGTAATGGGACGTTCGTTTAATCAATTAGTCGATTTTCCAGAATCATTAATTAAACTTATAATCGGTAGACAATATGAACAATTAATTAAACAATTTCCATCGTCATTAGAAGAACTTTGTATTTATTCTGATTGTCGTTGTGAACGTGTACCTGATATCCCATTAACAGTTAAAACTGGTTATATTAATGGAAAACTAAAATATTTATTCAAACCTCATCATAATGACACTACAATATATTATTCATGCTAGCATAGTTAATTAGTTTAAAATTAATCTGTCGTTTGCTCACGCCACCACTGATGAACTGCAATATGATAGCGCTCACGAAGTCGAATCGATCTATATAAACACTTGAAATCACGTTCGATAGGTAATGCGCACCATCTAGAATCAGGATATAAATTCTCTAATGACATCAATACTGGATGATTGCTTTTATATAATACCTCACGAGTGACTTCGTCATTACTAAGATATATTTCAAGACCATTTCCTGCACGACGCAATGCTAAGCCTACAGGATGATCGTAATTGTAAGATTGCCAGCAATACACAATTTTCTTCTTTGCGTCCAATAGACAAACATTTACATTCATCCCCCAAGCGTATCGATTTGCAACAAACGCGATATATTCAGGCTCGTTAAACGCTGGCATCAACACGAATGTATCATAGAATCGATGATCTTCATATCTGTATAAGGCTTCATGTGAACGGAGAGGTTTGTAACATAAATTACGGATCGTTAATTGTTTACCATTTAAACACAAGTTGCCTCTTGGACTGAATGCGACTTCACCCCTCGGAGTCTTCATGGGAAATTTAGAACTGATACATGATTTTTCAATGGCTTCTGAATCAAAAGGCATCAATTTAACAACCATATTAAGTGATCCATCTGCGTTAATATCGATTTTATATTCTATTTGACCTTCTATGAATAAATGATAACCTTCAATTGGAATATCAGTGTTTTGTGGAACTCTTTCAACTCCCATTGGAATATTTTCGGGTAGTTCAATTTGTTGTTCAGCGACTAAAGCGCGTACATCATCTTTTAATTGTTTCACTTGCTCATCGCTTATTGTACGATAGTGTTCTAAATTCTTAAGATGGGTTTCATGCAACATTTTTAACAAAGCAAGCGTTTGTAATGCAATCGAATATCAATTGTCTAAATGATTTTTATGCTGTTATTGAACAAACAACGCAATAGAAATCGATGCTTTCACAACTACTGTGAGATGCCATGTTACTTGATGACGTTATTGATGAACAAAAAATATAACGCACAACAATTAAATTGCAATTCATATTTTTCATTCATCTATAGCGTCATCAAGTAACATGGCATCTAAGTAGTTTTCAAATAATCGCCTGCTTTCAGTTCAGAAAAATCCAATGAAAATGAAGCACAAAATCTAATGGGTATAGTGCAAATTACTTAGATGATCCAGCTATCGAACAAACCGATGGAACTAAAAAATGGTACATAAATGATACTGAGTTAACATCTGAAATTACTAGAATCTTTCAATATATAAATTATATACTTTACAATCGTGAATTTGTAATTCATATAATTTATACACCAAAAGATTCTAGTAATTTCAGATGTTAACTCGGTATCATTTATGTACCATTTTATAGTTCCATCCGTTCGTTCGATAGCTGGATCATCTAAGTAATTTGCGATACACCCATTGGATTTCAAAAACGAACGACTTCAAGAAAATTAGACAATAAATCAATCAGATAACGCTGCAAATATTTGAATAGATGGAAAAGACTTTGATCGCGAAAGTCAAAGGAATGTACAGAGTATTTGCCCAAATCCTTCGTTGAAATAAATTAAATACTTTACAGCAGATCTGCAATTCATATAATTTATTTCAACAATGAATTGGACAAATATTCTGTACATTCCTTTGATTTTCGTGATCAAAGTCTTTTCCATCCATCGAATAGACAGCAGTGTTTGATTTCCTTGCTTCTATGAAGTCATTTATGGAGTAGACATCCTTGCAACAGGATTATCAACATTACGATCAAGCGGAAACAAAACGAACTTAATTTTGAATATGCAAAAGGATTAAAATATTGTTATTAGTCTCATTAGCATATTCAATATTAAGTTCATTTTGTTTCGGTTTGATTGTAATGTTGATAATCCTATAGCAAGGATGTCTACTCCGCAAATGACTTCACAGAAGTGACAAATCACCTCATTTAAAGGGTTTCATTTATTAGCTTCTTGACAACTTAGAAATAAAGAGTGGTATATTACATCCAAATTATCTGATAATTAATCAAACGATTAGGATGTAATATACCATTCTTTATTTCTAAGTTGTCAAGAAGCTAGTAGATGTAGTCATTTAATTGAGGTGATCGTCTAATTATTTATTCAGACAATTATCGAGCATTGTTACATTGATACAATTTGAACTTAATTGTTTCTAGAAAAAAGACAAACCGATACCAGAACGAACTGATGTCCTTGTTTTGGATGAATGCGAGAGTTTAATCCGATCTCTCGTTTCCTCATCCATGAAATCGAAAGGATCAGCATTCATGTGAACTCTTATTCTCTCGATTTCATGGATGAAGAACCAAGAGGTTGGAATAAACTGTCACATTCAACCAATACAAGGACATCAGTTCGTTCTGGTATCGATTTGTCTTTTTTCTAAAAGCTGTCGTTAGGTTAAAAATTGTATCAGTGTAACAATGCTCGATAATTATCTGAATAAACAATAATTTTAATTTAATAATCTTGTGTCCGGATCAAAAGAAATACCGTTTGGATTAGAAATTACAATTTCTGTATTTCTTCACGATCGTTCCACTTGATATAAAGTTCATGTGGATAGTATCCATTATGTTCATTCCATGCATAGAGTTGGATCTTCCGTTCATCAGTCAGTGTAATATTAAAATAAACATAACCACTATTGCTGTCATCAAGTATCGGACCACCGTTGGGTTCCCCAAATTCTTCACGAGCCTTTTGATTGGAAAATCCCATTTGTTTAATATGTAATCCAATTAAAGTTTCAAAAAGACTGGAATCCGTTTTAATATTGTTGAACCTGTAACGAAAAAATTGTTCATTACATAACATTTGTTTTTTATCTGGAATTCGTTCATTGAAGTATAAAAGTAATCCATTCTCCTCACAGCAGAAATGCATTGCACTCATCATTATTATTATTTGTTGTTTATCAGTCGTGATAATGTATCCATTCCAGTCTTCTTTGTTCCACAAGAATTCACGAATTGTACTATTCGTTTTAATATTATCGAGTTGATAATTCTCAACATATGTTACGTTTTGAATTATTTCGTCCATATTTGAGTTTTTGGATTTTTTGAAAATTTGAGGTTTTGAATTGTGACAGGCTAAAAAATTTGGTTTTTTGAAGTTTTTGACATTTTGGAAAATTTTCGGAGATGACAAAGCGTATGGTGGGACAAAACCCCAATTCTGAAAATTTTGCGTAAGGTGGGACACAATTCTGTTTCGAATAAAAATTCACATGAATGATCACACTGAAACTTAATAATAATTTAATAGTTTTATGGTTAGATGTTTATATGTCTTCAATTTAAATAGGTAAAAAATTTGTCAAAAACTCCATTTGCCACTCGACTTTTGAACTCGCGCGCCGAGATATTTCTACGCAAATTTTGATCATCTCAAAACCGCTTGAACAGTTCATGCTTTTTTTGAATGCCATTTTTTAAATTTTTTAAATTTTTAATTTTTCAAAAATGTCTCAATCCCCTCGATTTTCTCAATCCTTATTATCACCTCCAAAATCTGATTTCATATTCTCACCAATTCAATCCTTTTCTTCGACACCATTGTCATATCGATATGACTCAACAACTTATAAACATTTAAATGTTCCAAATGCAATTACACCTGTCTCATGTTTACCAAATGATCACGGATTAATTGAAACTAGATTACCAAGTCCAATTCCAGAATTAACTTCTGATTTTACATCAACAAAACGACCTCAACGTTCATTGTTTCATGATTTTTGTAAAACACCAAATAAAAAACAAAAACCTCTCAGTTCAGCATCACTATGCATGACGGATTCATCGTTTTATAATGATTTAGATAAAACACATGTAATTGATCAAACATGGGCATGCATTGAAATAACGGATTCTTCAAATCAAAACAATTCAGTTATGAATCAGAATGAAATGTCAATGATTTTAAAAAATCAATTTCAAAATTATATTTATGAACATCCAAAAGATCAAATATTTGCTATTGATGAAACCATGAAGTTTGAATCATTAGATAAAATTAGAAAAAGTAATATAAAATTAAAATTAAGTCCAAGTATTCCAATTCCATCTGTTATGCATTCAAATGCATCTAATTATCGAGAAAAAGGTTCAATACGTTTTAGTGGTTATGGTCAATTATTTGTTCATGATGAATGGATATGGATTCGTGAAAGTCAAGAATCAGTTCATTATATTGGATTAAAAAAAGGTTCCAATACAATTAATTTAGATAAAATTGTTGAACAATTAGAATCATCAGATCAATCTGAAGAATTATTAAAAATTACACGATGTAATTCAAAACGACGTATTGTTTGTTTAGATGTTGATCCAAATGATAATGATAAACAATATAGTGGATGGACAATTTCTCATGAGTTATGTAATTTAAAACATTCAACACAAACAATAACAATTGATATTGCATCTATTTCATCCCATCGTAAATCACAAGGTTTAAATGGAGAAACTACATTAAATGTTCAATTAAATTTAAATATTCAAATGATTTATGATCCATTAATGTTTAAATTTGGTGATTATACATTTCAAACAAGTTCTAAATTTTTGAATAATCAATGTAATACATTTTTACGTGAAAATGCATCAACAATTTATTTATTACCTTATTGGAAAAAACAAATATCAGCATATACTGAATCAATAATAAAACAATTAGAACAAAAATTTCAAAATGTTAGTAAATTTAATTGTAAAATTCCTTTAAAAATGAATCAATCATGGTATTCTTTACCTGATTATACTACAGAACGAATTTCAAATATATTTTATTTTGCAGTTGAAACATTTGAATTATTTCAAGGGCAATTATCAAGAGGAGCATATACACCTATTTTTGTTTTATTAATAACACCTGATACATTATGGGATTGTTTTTTATTTTTTCAAATTTATGAACGTTTCCAAATTATTTATCAAATTAATGATTTACATGAAATAACACGATATTTTAGACGTCGACGTGTTGATTTAGATTGGTTAAAATTACTTGCAAAAAGTCATTTTTTTCAATCATTAGCTAGACCATTATATAATTATTATGAAGTTTGTTCTGCTACTAATTCACAAACAAATCAACAAATATTAAATGATACAATATTAAAATTAATTCAAACTCGATTACAACTTAAAAAAATAGATTTACCTATATTTGATGTTTTTAATTATTGGATTAAATTATCTAAAATAAAAAAACTTGATCAATTTTTATTACAAGATTCATTTAAATTAAATGAAGAAACATTTGCATCGAATATTGAAACTGGTTGTTCATTGGATATGTTAGAAGATTCAATAAATGATTTAGATAAAATTAAAATAATGGAAATTTATCAACATTCATTATCAAAATGGTTTGATCGTGATATTTATTGTACAATTATATCACGTTATCTTCCACCTATTGTTCAATATACATTAACAAGTAATGAAACACGTCAATTATTACTTCATTATTTAATATTATATCAAAAAGATCCATTTCCATTTAGTACATCAGATGTTGAAAATGCTTCAATTATGTGTTCATTAATGACATTATTTCCAAATTTAGCTGGTGTTTGTATTAGTGATAAAATTAGAGAACGACATAAACGACAGGAAAGAAGAACAAACGAAAATCCAGTATTTGAAAATGATGTAACCCGTTATTTAAATGATGCTGATAAAGTAAATATTCAATTAATTGGACATCAATGGTTTTTAAGTTCGATGTCTACAATGACAATTGATTATTTTAAAGATCGAAAAACTCAAGTAACATTACCATTAGGTCGATTATTTGAATTTTCAGATCTTCAACGTTTTCATTCACATTTAATTAAAATAATTCAACCAAAACCTGTATCAAGTCATTGTGCTAATATTGAATTTCCATTTGATATTCGATGGGATCCACATATTTATAAGATTGCAACTAAAATTATTAATTCATCAAATTGTGTAAGTGTAGAATGTTATGTTGCTATTAAAATTCAAAATATTTGTAATAATTTATTATCAGATATAGATTGTGAATTGGTTAAAACGTTAAAAACGACTGCTGATTGGTTTGATGCTTTTATTACAGATTATGATTTAGCGATTAAAATGCCTGTTTTAAAAGGTATTCATCAATATCAAATAATATCATCACCAGTTCGAACAGAAGACATTGCATTAATTTTAACACCTAGCAGATCTATTTGAAACTCTTGCATTTTTAAATCCGAAACTCCATTTGTCTATTGACCTTTTAAAATATCTGTTCGAAAAAAGTCCCGGTCTGCTCTTTAAAAATTTGAACTCTTCATCAAAAGTTCCAAAACATGTATTCATAAATGAGTTTCTATATTATTATAAAAATGGAATTCGTATTTGTACAACCGTATTCTGTAAAAACATTAGATGTTGCAGGTCTTATTGCATCATCACCAAATGAAAGATTTAGATGGGAACAATATCGTATTCATTATGACCGCATGATCCAAATGTCTAAATATGATAAATATATTTTTAATAAACCAATGTTTCTATCTAATGAAAATTGGTCAAATGATGTTCGTTTATTACAAAGATTGAAAATTATAAGTGTAGCTGTTTCTTTAGATTCATTAACAAATGATCAATTATTCAAGAATTTATCATTATTACAAGTATTTCAAACAGTTTTTATCACAACAATTGGTTATTTAACAGTTGAACGTTTAAAGATGATTCAACAATTAGCACAAACACAAACACGTGTTCGTATTACACCATCATTACGTTTTGAATATTTAGAACCATTTAAAAAATTCGGATTAGAGAAAAATATCGAATCTATTAATTGGATTAAGCCACCAACTACAGAATACATGTATAATTCAATTTGTTCAAGGATTGAACAGTTTAATACGAATTATATAAGATTTATTCATGTAGGCGATTGGGATAGTTCAAATCCATATGGTTGGTCTTTATTAGAAAAATTTTTATCTATTGAAACTCTTTCTATTGTTAATTATGAGAAATCAACTAATTTCACTATATCTAAAATAAAACCATCTAAGGTAATTGAAAAATTAAATAAACTTCAAACAATCATTTGTTGGGTTCATAAATTATTACCTATTGATTTTATGAGCTGGATTCCTAGATTATCAAATTTAGTATTAATGTTTCCTCTTGAAATTGAATTACCAATATATGATGCAAAGTTATATAATGAATTATTTAAAGATATTACAAATATTATTATTTTTACACATGGTTGTAATTTACTTAAAGTTTTAACATATTATTTACCAGTTGCTATTCAACCTGATCAATTAACTATTGTATTTAAAGATGAAAATATTGGAACACCAATTGAAAAAACATTAAAACATTTTGATTCAAAATTTCAATATTCAAAAGTTGAAACATTATTAATTGAATATCATACAGTAGATCCAAAAGGTTATTTTAAAAATTTATTAATTTATTGTAAATTATGGAGTCGATTATTTCCAAATCTTCGTCATTTAAAATTAAGACATTGGGCACCTGAAATGGCTCAATTTGTATTATATAATCTAACTGAATGGACATCATTACGACAAATTACTAGTAATTGTGATGTTTCAATGTTTGGTAAAAACCAAAATAAATCAGTGACTGTTCAAAAAATTGCATTTGATTCAACATTTAATCAAATTAATTTTCGTTATTAAAAGAACATATTGTAAGTTTGTTCGTTTTTAAGCATTTAAATGTATTATGTATAAATTATAATTGTAATCATGATTGTACAACAAACAAATTGTATTCAACATTAAAGTTTGTTTACAATTCTTTTTCTTATTATTTCTGTTTCGAACTCAATAAATGTTTCAATGCTCCATGATCAGCATAAATATATAAAAAATCGCATAAGTATTTAATTTAAACAATAAAAATTTGATTAATTATTCAAACTAGCTTTAGCTGGCTAACTGATTTTTAATCTAACAAGATGTCTCAGAATTTTGTTAGTATTCCTGGTACAGGAAGAGAAGTAATTCCACAATCAAATATCGTTCCTGTTCTAAATGGTAAAAAAGGACGAATTGTTCAAATTAAATCAAAAGGACGTGGACAACCAATTACACCTCAAGCACTTGTTGTTATAAATTGTAATTTTGATAATGATAAACAAAATCGTGAACGTGATGAAAAAGAAATTCTTGCACCCTATTCAGATGAAGATGCCGTTTATGCAGCAGCCAAAGGTGAATGGTGTTTAGCACGTGTTGATACATTTTATACACGTGGTCCAAGACCAACAATTGAAGAAGAATCACCTGTACATGCATTTACAAGTGTTAATGGTTTAAGAAAAAATGATCGTGTAGTTGCATTGGGTATTGTTGATAATCCAAGTCAGCAACATAATGGAGATATTACACGTGATTTTGCAGGTGTTGCACGTATTGCTGGTGCAGCAACTGGTACAAATACAGGAGCAGAAGCAATTCATGCTATGTCACATGTTTATTTAATACCTGTACCTTATACTGTTCATGATGAAAATGGTGATTTACAACCAGGTATTGATTATTCAGGATTAGGTGTTCCTTCAAATAAATTTTATCCACAAACGATTGCATTAGCAACGGGTTCAGTTAATAAACAAACAGCATGGCTAAGACGTCAGATTGATGATTTAGTCGTAGGACCAAATGCAAAGAATCAAAGTAATGATCCTAAAAAATTAAAAGCAAACATTGATAAATTTTTAACAGAAGGTAATTATCATGCTGATATGCCATTATGGAATTGGGCTCATATCTATGCTTCATGGCGTCTATTACAAGACCAAACACCTCTTATAATGGATGATCAGAATCTTAATAATGCAGAAATTATTAACTTTTCATGGCCTTATGCAACTGGTACATGGAAACAATACAAATCAGAACAAGATCGATGGAAATCACGATTTTTACAATCAATTGGTGAATATTCAAATATCCCTGTATCTGATTTTGACAAACCAGTAGTAGACGCAGATGATCTTCGTCAAAAATATTCAGAATTAATTATTCAATTAGTTATTGCACTAGGACGATGTCAATCATTGCATCAAGAATATTTAGAAACGTTTTATTTAGGATTAGCAACAACAAATTCACCACCTGGTGGACCATTAGATATTATATTAAGAGCAAGTCGTAGTTAGTTTTTTATTAAATAAGCAAATATTTTAGTAGTTTAAATTCAAATACAAATAACGAGCATGCGAATAACAAAACATGTTAAAATTTGAATAATTATACTATTATTTATCTACTTTTTTCTAACATTTCATGTGCAAGACGATCTAAACGTTGACGAGTCATTCGTTCATTGGATGCTTCATGTTCTCTTCTAAGTTGTTCTTTGTTTTCTTTAAGTTTAGTTTCATATTCTTTTTCTTTACGAGTTTGTTCCATCCGTTCTAAAAATGTTTTATATTCATCTGGTGTTGAAATCTTTTCTTCAGTTATACTATTTTCTTTTGTTGATTTTGTTTTACCATTTGATTGACCACGTCGTTCTAAATTAATTGAACGATGAACATCTTTTAAACTATATCTTGCTTTCTTTTTTGCTGGTTTATCATTTTCAATTACTTTTGGTTTTTTAGTCATGCTGTTAATCGTTTTTGATTTGTCCAAGTTCTAAACAGATACGTTATATTAAGAATAGATCCAGCTGATACGTAACCAATTAGCTGACCTAAAAATACATATCCTAAGTAATGTGTATTTTTGGATATGATAGCTGGTCCAATACTTCGAATAAAATTAATGGATGCACCAGTATATGGGAAAATGGTAGCAGTCGCAATAAATATAACCAGGCCCGCAGCTATTGGCATAATTAATTTTTGAATTAAAATAAATTGAATTCCGTGAATTGCTTCATTTGGATTAATATGATTTTGTAAACTTAAACTAAATATAATCATTCCAAAAAAGAAACTTGCAACAAATTCATAAAATATAACACGATCACCTGCTAATCCATCTACCGGTATTGTTGCACCAACAGATTGTTTATCATTAAATGCCCATGATAATGCAACAGCACCTAAAATTGAACCCACTAATTGTAATGACCAAATCCATAATACATGAATTAATGATATAACAACATTATAAGTACCTTTAGTTTGACCATTTACAATATCAAACATCCATGCTTGTAATGTTAAAAATGGATTAAAATGTTGTTCATCATAAACCATATAAAGAACAGATGTGACAGCACCAAATGTTGCAGCAATCATTGGTATACTTAAATCATGAACAATTGCCATTCCAACAATAAAAACAATTGCAAATGCACCACCAAATTCAATTAACCATTTTTCAATTGCTGTTAACCATGTATCATTCACGTCTTGAGCTGATTTAAAATCAGAAAATGTACGTGAAAGTGTTTCATATTGACGTGTTTCAGGTTTTTTACGTAATCGCTGCATTTTTAAAACATTAATAAACAATAGTTCAAATAGTAAATTAATTCATAAAGAACAATCGATTACTTTATAATTTAATCATTTCATTTAATAAATCATCAAAAATCTGTTAGTCCCATTGACATACGCAAAATCGGGGGTGATGCAGGATTTTACGTATGATTCGTATGATGCGTATGATCCGTATAGCCACTTTTGGAAAAAAAATGAAAAACGCAGATATTATTTTTTGACCGACTAAGTGCTGCAAGCCCGATCGGGTATAAAAATATCCGTTGACCCGACCCGACCCGAAGTTTCAGCGATGCGTCTTAAAAAACGTCTTAAGAAAATATCTGCTCCACTATAAAACGTAAAAAGCTGCATCACCCCCGATTTTACGTATGATTCGTATGATGCGTATGATCCGTATAGCCACTTTTGGGAAAAAAATGAAAAACGCAGATATTATTTTTTATAGCCGTTGAGATTTCGGTCTTAAGAAAAAATATCTTTTAAAGTCAGCGATGCGTCTTACAAAACGTCTTAATAAAAATATCTCTAAGTTTCAGCGATGCATCTTAAGCTCACTAATTCTAGAAATTGACTTAGCTTTTGAATTGCTCACTAATATAAAAATTACAAATTTTCTAATAAATCAAAATTTCAATTTGATGGCGTGGTCCTTAATTCTGTCATTAATTTATTAAATTGTGATGCTAGATGATTATCATTATATTGTGACCATGTTTGAATTGCATATATTACATGTTTTGGTTGTAATTCTTTCATTCCACTTAATAATGTTATATCATAAGCATCTGTATAAATTTGTTGTGTGATTTCTTCAGCTGCCTGATGTAATGCTCTAAAAGCTGATGGTTTAAATCTCATATCTTTCTTGTCTTCAGCAATTGGTAGACGATCTCGTGCAAATTTAACAATTCTAAATGATGCTTCACGATTTAGAAATGGTGCTACTGATCGCTGAGCCTGTATAACACGTTGTCGAAATCGAAACCATCTTGAATGACGTCTTTTCTTTTTTTCATCTGTTTCAGTATTTGATTGTTTTAATGGAATTCGAATTCCAGATTTAATTGGTTGTCTACCAGACTTTGAAGACTTCAATAATTGAAATTTATGAAGAGTTTTACGTGGTTTTTGTAAATCATGTTTGTCACGTTTACGATCCGATGGATCAGATGGACGTATTGCAGTTTTAGTACGTGCCATTTTTGTTTATAAATTTGAAGTTAATAATTAAGAAATGATTCAGAATCCAGTTAGAAATTTTGAAATCAGTAATTGACTATATTTGATTAATTAATTAAGTTTCATCTAAAAATATTAAATGATTTTTTAAGAAGCATTTAAATTGATTTTTAAACTTCTAAAGTATTGAAAACACTAACAGTGAATTAGAAAGAAAAATGAATGAAGTATATGCTGATTTGTCTATAGTATGTGAAGACGAACGAAATTCTATATATCTAAATGTAATTGCTACAGTAAAATTTGTAGATATAAGTCAATTATTATTACTTGAAAATGACGAGGATCCATATGGCGCATTAGTTGAATATATTGATCTTTGGTTAAGAAATCAACCAGGACGAGAACATTGTTTTGTTGCTGGTTCAATTCGTCGTATATCAACAGTCAGTAGAGAATTACCACGTTCAATGAAAGTTGATATTGATGCAACTAGTATTGAATTATATTTGACTGATTCAGAATTATATGATTCTACAGATGAATCAATAACATATGATTCTACAGACAACAGTGAATAAAAATGAATAATCCAATTGATCTTAATCCTTCACCAAGAATGGATGGTGGACTTTTGGGGAATCGAGGCAACTCAAATATGCAAGCAGCCGGACAGGGAAATTCGGATACTGCTGTTCTAGTACCACCAACTCCACAATTAACATCTTTGCAAAGTAACTATGATTTTGCAATAGCCGACTTAATGAGAGCTGATGCTGTTAGAAATGAAACATTACGTTATTCTGTATCTAATCATAAACCTATCTATGCATATAATCCTGGATTATCCAAATACAAACGATTAGAATATTTTTATCGAGTAACTAGTTATCAAAGACCAATTTATACAACAAATCACTATAGTTTCGACACATTCGAGCCTGTTATACCTGCCCTAAGCCCTGTTCCAAATAATCCCGATCAAAACGATTCAAATAATCCTGATTCAAATAATCTCGATCAAAAGGATTCAGATGATCCTGATTCAAATAATTCAGATAATCCTGATTCAAATAATCCCGATCAAAACGATTCAAATAAGCCTGATTCAAATAATCCTGATCAAAACAATCCAAATAATCCTAACAGCCTTCAACTTGGAAATGAATTTTATGATTTTGAATGTGTGTTTTTTACACCTCCTAAACGTCATTTATTTGCTTTTATAAGATGTATTTATGATACATTTGGTTATAGCACATTGAATGAGTGTTTTTCGTTTAATATTTTTTTAAATTCAGATGTTTACTTAGACGATCAATTCATGATTGATAATTGGGAAAAGGTGATTTATTGCTTTAATTTACCATGTTATGCAATTTCTAGAGCATTAAGTATTATACGATTATCTCATGAAAGTGAAACAAATTTAACATTATTTCATTTAATTCAAAATATTGGATCAATGACATTATTAGCACAATTAGCAAGTCGTGTAAGAAGTGATGTTCAAACTGGAACAAGTTCAAGAAATACATCACGTCATTATTTAATCGAACATGAACGTGCAAAAGCTGGTTTAATAACACAATTAGTCAATAAATCATATAATTTATCATTCAATGATTTAGAAAACGAAAATCGTTATATAGGTGTTGCTGTTGCTGTTGATGGTGTAAATGGTGATGCAGCTTCTATTAATTATTATTTGAGTGAAAAACAATGGATTAAACGACAATTACAAAATATTACAAATGCCAAACAAAGCGAAGAACTTCGTTCTGGTATGCAATCATTAACAGATGAAATTGATGCTAAAATTCCACCATTAAAATCAACAAATTTAAATTCATTTGATTATCAATGTTTGAAATTAAATTTAATTCAATTACAATATGCTAGAACAAATTATTTAACACAAAGACAAGATAAAACACATTATGTAATTGGACATAATAATACAATTTTTAATCAAATTGTTAATTATTTGTTTTATTCTACAAATCAATAATATTTTAAACAATAATCTAATTAATTGTTGATTAAAGGATCACAAATCATAATATTACAAATTCTTAATTGTCTAGCAACATTTATTTTCGTATAATAAATTTTTGGTTTACCTTCAATTTTTAATAATTGACAAAATTCTTTCATTAAACGTTGAATCGTTGATTTATTCGTTTTATAATCTAAATAACGAAGATCAAATGACCATATATCATATTTTGAAAAATCAGAGATTGATTTTGGTAAATGATTATAATCAGATGGTATATCAGGAAATTTAGAAAATGGTAATTCTTTTAAATTTAATTGTAATAATTGCATATCAGTAAGTGTCAAACGTAATGCAACAATTAATTCAACATTTAAATCGTACATGGCTAAACTAGAATGATCAACACCTAATTTAGGCGAAGATTGATCAGTTCGACGTATTAAACATTGTAATGCTTCAATTTGTTTTGTTCGCGGACTTACATAATCACTTGTCATTAAAACATAAGCTTTACCATATGTTTTTTGAATATTAATAACATTCACAGGTGTTTTAAAACGAAGAATACGTTCCCATTTTGATTTTTGATTTGAAATACTTAAACAATCAAATATTCGATTATATTGACTTGTTTTTATATATTGACGACTTTGTGATTTTATGGTCTTTGTTGACCATGTTGATTCTGTATAATTTGTACCTTCTAATATTAATGCAGGTAAATAATCTTCATGTGTTTTTAATTTTCTCGATTTGGTTGAAGCATGATCAATTTGTTCAGTTAACCAATTTGAATCTAATAAAGCAACATAAGCATGTGATACGTAGCCGTCTTCTGTGTTGAGTTGTCCTAAAATCAAACATTGTGTGTATTGTCTTAAATACTGTTGTAATCGATATAATACTATTTCTTTATCAGAATCAGAATCAATTGTTATATGTTTAAACATATAAAAAAATTCTAATAATAATTCAGCAAAATCTTCACAATCACCTGCTGATTTATCAGGATTTGGAAAACACCCAAATCTGCACCATTGATCAGTTCCTACTTTTTTTCTAATTCCTGCTCTAATTGAATCTTTTAAATAAAGACGTGAACGAATTTGCCATAATGCCATTTCACATATAAATTCACCCCAATCATTCTCATATTCTAATAATTCATCTATTGTCCAATTAAATCGTTGTAATGTAATCATAACAAGCCATCGTAACCATTGTAATGCACGATCTTGTTTTTGACGTATTTGATTTGATAATACAACAAAACTTAAAATGGGTAATCGTCCAATATGAGTATCAACATAAATAAAATAAGCATCATCATTTCGTTGATGCAAATCATAAATTGAATTAATTTGATCCATCCATTGAACCATTTTCGTTTTCTCACGTGGCAACACTTCACTAATTGTTGATTCATTTACAATTATAGAATTACCAATTCTGATAGATAAAACAGCTTGAGTATGGTGTTCAACATCTTTTAATTCAATTTTAATTGGTGTTTTTAAATGTTTAGTTGGAATATATGCACAACATAATAATGTTTGAATTTCACAACCATCTTCATCATGACCTTCTACAAATAACCAAAAATGAATAAAATCAGGAAATGAAGGTTTATTTCTTAATATAAATATTTCATTTAATTCAACATTATTTTTAATTTCATAAATTGGATTATATGCTTGATCATCTTGAATATCACGACTTGCATAAATAAATAATTTATAAATTTCATTTGATTCAGGAAACAAAACATGTAATCTTAATGTTAACTGTAATCGAATGACTACATCTTCAAACAATTTTGTTATTGAATTTTGTTTTTGCATCAATGCTCCTACTCGATTTACAGATTGAATCATTATTAATTGAATTTTCTATAAAAAAATAGATACTATACAAACTAAATAAATTAATTAAACTAAAAAAATTGAAACTAAATCATAGAAATAAATTAAATATCATGAATCACTACTACTGTTCTCTGTTTCATCACTAATTTCTGTATTATTCGGTGACACATCATTAGATTCAACTATGATAGTTGCATCTGGTGTACTCCATTCTCGAAGTCCAGTTAAATTTTGTCTTTCCCATTCTGAAAGTGTAGTTCCAACGACTCGATTGTCATTGTTTCTTGAAACACGTCTCTGTATTAATGCATTTGTATTCTGATTTGAATCATTTGTATTAATTTCTTCTACAATGCGAGCCATACGATCACTAAAACTAAGACGCTCTTCGCTTACATTGTCTATATTTATACGAATAGACGGGATATTTCTAGGAAAACGAGGAATTACTACTGTTGTTTGATTGCTTATAGTATCCTCAGCTTGATTGTTTCGTCTTTCTGAAGGTGATATTAGATTGTTTCTAATCAAATCATCTATATTTCCAACCGTAGTTGATTGATTACTGTCATTAAGTTGATCAGAATCATGACTTAAACGATCTTCATCAATAGATGCATTTCTGTAAAAATATTTTGAAATTTTGTCTGCTAATTCACGAAGTTCGTCAAGTTTAGGTTGAAAAAGTTCATTTTCTATAGATGGATTATGATTATATGATAATTGTGAATCAAACTCGTAATCTGTTAATTGTGAAGCTGTTGAAACTGCTCTATTTATTGCAGATAAAACATTTTCAAAATTATAAGGTGGACCAGTACATTTTTTTAATACTACAGTTAAAACATCAAACAATTGTCGACGTTTTTGATTAGCTTTTCGTGTTGTCATAAGATTATTCCATTCTTTTAATAATGAACTCGTTAAAACTATTAATTCATTAATTTGCTGATGAATAAGTAAATGAATATCGTCATTGGATAGTTTTAATTGTGAAACTATAGTTTTTAATGTTTGATTAAATGAATCTGTATTTGTTAGTCTAAATGTCAATCGATTGACCAGTGATAAAAAAATTTGTTGAATATAAATTAGATTTTCAGTATATTGAAAATGATCATTTTGATGAGATAACCGTTGAATCGATTCTAATGATTTTAACATATCACTGTATATTTTATTATGTAGTTTTTCATTTACTTGATGATCAGTTAATTGTCGACGTGTAATACTTAAATATGGTCCAAGATGATAAAGACATTTTCGACAATTAAATGTTTTACATTCTTCATCATAATGATATGGAATAGATGGATTATATTTTTGCTTACAAGGCAAACCAAGATAATTTTGACGTTTACATGTAAATCTTGATTGACCACATTCTCTTAAATGTAATTGATATGGTTTTGGATCAAGAAAAGATGTAAAACATTTATCAAATAAACAAACATATTGACGTTTTTCATTAATTTTTTGATCAAATTGTTTAAATCGTTTTTCTAATACCTCTTTAATTAGAAGCTGTTGTTTTAAGATGTTAGGTTTCTTTTCATAACTGGTAAACTGCTTTTTTAATCGTGTAACATTACTTTGTAGTTGTTTCAAACCATCTATATATTGAATATTTGGAAAACGTAATGCGCTTAATTTTGGATCTAATTTTATTGGGTTAGGACGACAAACTGGACATTGAATATTTAAACAAGGTCGAATATCATTAGTTGACCGTATTTCAATTGTCATTTGACTATCGATATATTCATGTGCACAAAAATAACAAACTAAATGAGTATCACATGACATAATTAATAATGATCCATTTCGTTCTGCAAGACAAATTGAACAACTTGTTGTTTGATTAATTATATTTTGAATTGATTCAATTCCATTTTTAAATTCATTCAATGTTTGTGGATTAAGTGTCATTTTATCATTTAAATTATTTAAAAGATTTAAGTTCAATTTAAACTTCTTTTTTACTTTACTGAGAATACTTAAACATTTAAATATCCAATCACGATAAATTAAAATTAAAATAAGGGTTGAAACTAATAAAATATAATTTTTAAATTGTAGATATCTATTCATTTATTATTAATAGCTTATAAAATGAATATATACAAACAACTCGAAAATGAATTAAATCAACAACGACAATGTTTGGTTTGTTTAATTGATCGAAATGATTGTAAAATTAAATTAGAATGTAAACAACATACAATATGTTTTTATTGTGCTCATGGATCAGCTATTCAATCAATGCAATATAATGCATCAGCACGTGTACCATTTTATGATTTAAGTATTCAATGTCCATTATGTGGTTCAACAACAAAACATTTTGTAGATGCTTCATTAAGTCAATTAGAATTTGAAATAGGTGAATCACGTGAATTTCGTACACGATTATCATCATTAATCAAATTAAATTCAACTGATTCAACAACCAAAAATGAATCCAATGATCAAAATAAATGTTATAAATGTGAATTTCAAAATTGTAATCAATCCTTCGATAATATTCGTGATTTTCAATCTCATTTACGACAATGTTGTACTAATCGTTATCCGTGTCCATTAAAACCCAAAAATCCAAAAACAAATCTTATTGAGACATGTAAACAATTGATCAACCCACAACCAGTAAATTGGACAGATGCTCATTTTTGTATCTATTCATCATGTGAACAATGTTCCAAAGATGATGGTTCATTTGTTTTTGTTGATGCTCGTGAATTAATAAAACACCAAGAAAAAATGGATGCTTTGGATTTACAGATTAATCAAGCTCATATAATTTGGAATCGATTAATTCATAAACGTCATAATAAATTAAAAACAACTAAAACTGATTTATACAAGACAACAGTATGCCATTTAATAAATTATGTTTATGCAATTGAAGGATTAATTGAAAGTAATTTAATTGGTAGTATTGAATTTGTAACACGAATGAATAATAGTATAAGAGTATTACAAGGTGTTTATTGGACTTCATTGTATGATGATTTACAAAGAGCTATATTAGAAACATGTACTCCATTAAGTCGTAAAATTCATCAATTAATAAACTCAAATATAGTTCGAATTCAACATGCTATGACAATTTATCAAGAAGTTGAACAATTTCGTACTGAATTATATAAAATTGGTCCACATGATATCATTCGATATGTAATATTAATTTTACAAAAACGAAATGACTGGAATCAATTAATTGAAAATTTTAAAACAATTGAAACAGAATCACTAATAATAATTGATGCAGATCAACAAAATAATATTAAATTAAAATTACAAGCTGCATTGGAAATATTACATGAATTAACATGTTCAGTTGCATTTAGAAATCATCAATTTAATCGTATAAAAAAACCAAAAGTCAACGAAACCTTATTGTGAGTCATTGCCGTAACCGTCTCGGACTTAAGACGCATCGCTGAAACTTCGGGTCGGGTCGGGCAACGGATATTTTTATACCCGATCGGGCTTGCAGCACTTTCTCGGTCAAAAAATAATATCTGCGTTTTTCATTTTTTCCCAAAAAGTGGCTATACGATTCATACGCATCATACGATTCATACGTTTTTTAGGGGTCGAGACATGATTTTCCGTATGACAGTGCGACTAACAGATATTTTCAAAATAATAAATTATTCTTATAATTTACAAACTAAAAACAGAAATTTAATTAATTTTTAGGTTTAAAACCAGGGGGAACTCTCATTGGTTTTTGATTACATTCTTTGTTTTCTTCATGTTTAATCACATGTTGTGTATCATTATTGTTTAATTCATCATTTCTTAATGTTAAATCTTCAATTGTTGGAATATGATCATCACTTTGTTCAATATTATGTCCTAAATGATCTGTTTCTTTTGGAGACTCAGGTGGATCATTATTATTCATTGTTAAGTCTAATTTATCAATAGAAATGTCATTTGTTTCATTCGTTTGTTTAGGCGATTCACAAAGTAATGAATCAATAGATGCTAAATGTCTACTTGTATCTGATAAATAATTTGACAATGTTGAATTTTGTAATGATGATGTATCAGATGAACCACAATTAGTATGATGAAAACGATATTGTTCGCATAATTGATTAATATTTACATCTGAACGGAATGCATCATTTAATATATCTGGATCATAACGACATCCATTTGATAATGTTATAAATGATAATAAAACATGTGCAGGTATGGTACCCCAAAAATCAGATTTTATTTGAGTTGATAATATTCGAAGTGTTGTTGATTTCATTGAATGTGGAATACATTTTATTAAAATACTTAATTGATACCATAAACAATTCCGTATTAAAAATTCACCAATAATTTGAATTTTTTGGGAATAATAAGCATAATCAGCTTCTGTTGATAAATGTGTTCTAAATTCAAGTAATGTTTGATCAATAAATAATTGATATACATCACCGGCATTTAATAAACCAATAATGATATATTCTGGACAATCAACAGCCACTTGCGCATATGAACGTGCAATATATTCCCAAACACTAATGTTAATTGAATAATACGCAACAAATAAACTACAATGTTTCTGTAGTGTAGAAATTAATCTAGTTTCTGCATTTTTATTATGACACAATGCAGCTTGAATCAAATAACCATTTTTATCACGTGTTATTACCTGATATAATAATTCATCTGATAATTCAAATTCTTTTGTAATTTTTGATAAAAATGTATAATGGCCTTTACGAATAATTTCTGATGCTGTTAGTTGAAGTATTTGATAATTTATATTTGGATTTGAAATAGATTCAGATAATTCATTTCTAATCAAATTCCATTCATCAAATGATTTCATTTTAAATAATAACTGTGGTAATGTAAGTGATAAACATAATTCAAATAATTGAGAAGGTCGAGTTTTAAAATGTTCTTTATGTTTTTTAAAGAATTCACGTACATCTTCAGATGATTCATCAAGTTTTAATGCATTAATTGATTGATTTAAATAACTGATATCATCAATACTTAAAACAGGAAGTGAACTTATTGTTTTATATGTAATTGGTTGGTATGAAGACGGAATCGAACACACTGAGGTTGACATTTTTAAAATAGTTTCAATTGTAAATTTTTAAAAAAATGATAAATTAAAATTTATAAATATTGATGAATTTAAATAATGTTAAAAATCAAAATTAAAAAAAAGGCATGTTCTTCTTCGGAGGTGCGAGTGTTAAAGATATTTACAGTGCATGACTTTTTTGCCATAAGAATCTCACTTCAAATCATTAACAGCAAACAGTACATATATTCAAATTAATAATTATATCACAGTTTAAAAGTTTAATTATAACTAATACTAAAACTGATGTTTATGTATAAAAATGAATACCGCTAATATGTTAATTGAGGCTGGAGTGAGTCCTTGTATTGTCAATAGTTCAATAAAAAGAGAAACTGAAATCAAAGATGATCAAACTAAAATTTCGTATAAAGATGGATTAATACATAACCCCAATCTACTGGTCAATATACTGGTATCGAGCGAAATAAATGGAACTAAAGAATGGTTTATGAATGGTAAAAGACATCGTGATAATGATGAACCAGCTATTGAAACAGTAGATGGAGGTAAATTTTGGTTTAAAAATGATCAATTACATCGCGAAGGTGATAAACCTGCAATAGAACTTACTAATGGTGTTAAAATATGGTTTATAAATGGTAAAATACACAGAAAAAAAGGTCCTGCTATAAGACAACACGATGGAACTAGAAAATGGGTTTTTGATGGTCTATTACATCGTGATAAGGATAAACCAGCTGTTGAACGATCAGATGGAATTCGATATTGGTATCAAAATGGTAAGAGACATCGAGATAATGATAAACCAGCAGTTGAACAAGAAGATGGAACTCGATATTGGTATCAAAATGGTGAAAAACACCGTGATAATGATAAACCAGCTGTTGAGTGTATTAATGGAACAAAAGAATGGTGGAAAAATGGTAAAAAACATCGCGATAATGACTTACCAGCTGCTGAAAGAGAAGATGGAACTCAAGAATGGTATCAAAATGGTGAATTACACAGGGAAAATGGACCCGCTATTGTTGATACTGAACGAGGTGAATTTTGGTATCAACATAATAAATTGCATCGAGAAAATGGACCTGCGGTTATAAAAATAGACGGAGGCACAGTATGGTACCGAAATAATAAATTGCATCGAGAGGACGGTCCTGCTCTTGAAAATCATGATGGATACAAAGCATGGTACATCAATGGTGAATTACATCGTGAAAACGATGAACCAGCTATTGAAGATCCAAATGGGACTAGAGAATGGCGAATAAACGGTAAAGGACATCGTGATAATGATAAACCTGCAATCGAAGGAGCCAATGGATACAAATGTTGGTTGCAGCATGGTAAATTACATCGTGATAATGATAAACCAGCAGTTGAAAGAGAAGATGGAAGTAAAGAATGGTATCAAAATGGTGAATCACATCGTGATAATGACAAACCAGCTATGGAAGAAGCAGATGGATCTAAATTTTGGTTCCGGCATGGTAAAGCACATCGTGATAATGACGAACCAGCTGTTGAAAGAGAAGATGGATTTAAACAATGGTTTATTAATGGTGAATTACATCGTGATAATGATAAACCAGCTATTATTGATTGTGAGCGTAAATCAAAAGAATGGTATCGAAATGGTAAATTACATCGCGATAATGATAAACCTGCGTTTATAAGTGAAGATGGAACTAAACTATGGTATCGTGATGGATTAAAACATCGTGAAAATGGTCGTCCATCTGAAATACATCCGGATGGAATTAGATATTGGTTCAAGGATGGACAATTACACAACGAAAATGGACCCGCAATAATAAAACCTCATGAATTTACAGTATGGTACCGAAATGGGTTAAAACATCGTTTGGATGGTCCAGCTGTTAAGTACGCTAATGGAAAAAAAGAATGGTGGAAAGACGGAAACTATCATCGTTTAGATGGCCCTGCTGTAAACATTAGTTATAAAGGTAAATGTTGGTTTAAGGATGGCAAATTACATCGTTTAAATGGTCCTGCTGTTATAAGTCCGGAGGGGTTAAAGGAATGGTACAAAGACGGGTTACGACACAACGAAAATGGACCTGCAATGGTATTTGCAGACGGAACGAAAAATTGGTACATCAATGGTGAATTACATCGTGATAATGATAAACCAGCTATTGAACGAATAAATGGAAGTAAAGAATGGTTTATGAATGGTAAAAGACATCGTGATAATGATAAACCAGCTATTGAAGAAGCAAATGGAACTCAAGCATGGTTCCGGCATGGTAAAGCACACCGTGATAACGACGAACCAGCTGTTATATATCCAGGTAGACAGAAACAATGGTATCAGCATGATAAATTACATCGTGATAATGATATGCCAGCAGTTGAACAAGAAGATGGAACTCGATATTGGTATCAAAATGGTGAATTACATCGTGATAATGATAAACCAGCTATTGTTGATACTGAACGAGGTCAATTTTGGTATCAACATAATAAATTGCATCGTGATAATGGCCCAGCTTTCGAACATTATACAGGTAGTAAAACATATCATCAGAATGGCGAGTTGCATCGTTTAGATGGCCCTGCTAGAATAATCAATGGTGAAGAACAGTGGTGGATTCACGACGTACGACTCACACCTAAATCACTAGAAATATTGATACGATTTTTTAAAAATCATAGAATTCGTAAAATGCTTAGAGTTGAAAAAAATGAAGCATTCTGGCAATGGTATATGGATCCCGATAACATTGGAGGTATCAAAGCAAAAAAAGAGACACAAACAGCATTAAATAATATAGAAAAATTGGTTCCTATATCAAAAAAACGCAAGTTACCAAATGATTAGTATCTCAATCAGAGCTACGGCAAATGCGTAAGATTTGCGCAGAGCATGACTTTTTTTGAAAAATAAAAGACAGTTTATGACTTTTTCGAATGAATCGTTATTTTTAACGTATTTTTTATTCATTTTCTTTTAAAAAATCATTTAATTAAAAATGTTATCGAATCATCGTTTGTTTCGATTACCACGACCTTTTGCTGTTGCTAGACGGCTTGATTTTCAACCTTTATTAAATCAAACCAGTGACTTTGACCGTATGATGAATGAAAGACGACAAACAGCAAGAATGACAACTGGTTCAAAAATCAATAATTCAAATCAAGTTTCATCTACTCAAATGTCTGAAAATTCACAAATATTTGATTGTATTGATTCAAATGAATTAACTCGTCGTAGATTAAAACGTCAACGCTCTGAATTACCAAACCTTGAACAAAATAACGAATCATCAAATCAATTTGATTTTTTATTAGCACGACTGACAGAATTTAAAGATGGTTTCATTGAGCTACAAGCAGAAAATTTCAAACTTAAACAAGAAAATTTATCAATGTCGAATATGTTTAAAAAAGATGCGGAAAAGATCGAAACAAATTTATTAGCATTAGAAGAACTTGTTTACGATCTTGAAAATTGTTCAGTTTGTTGTGAAAGAAGAATATATTCAATGTTAACATTAGGTTGTGGATCACATTCAATTTGTTTTACATGTGCAATGTCATTAGTTAAAAGACAAATTGACGCAAAATATTTAACAAATGGTGCTAGTTTACCTAGACATTTTGAAGAAGATGATAGATTACAAAGATTATTATTTCATCAAAATAAATTTTTACGTGATAATCCTAATGCAGTTACTTATGTTGAACATATACTTCGAACTGATCGTATTGATGAAGTTCTAGTCAATCCATTAACTAATGAACCAAGATTAATTGGTCGTATTCAAAATCCATCATATGTTCCAAGAAGTCCAATTATGAGTCAACCGAGAAGCCCACCAAACAATATATGGTTTAATCCGCCTTCACCTTTAAATCAATTAAGATCTCCACCTCTATCCCAAAATTCACAAGTAGAAGAAGATGTAAATGAATCGTCTCAACAATCTAGTTCATCACAAAATGATCAGAGTATATCATTTGAACGTAATGTAATGGACGCTGTTAATCAAATCGGTGCAGATGTTCGTGAAATTCACAGTAATATAATGAATAATCAAAATAATTCAAATGAATCGGTTCATTCAATTGAAACATATATTTCAGAATATTCAAATCAAACACATCCAGATGAAGATACTACATTTATGAATGATATTGAACGTAATTCTCGATCAATTCCATTACGTTTATGGATTGAATGTCCAGATTGTCGTCATGTTCAAGTTTGTAATACTAAAACTTTAGATGAATTAAAATTTCGTTCATCTGAAATTTCTACTTTTGTAGAATCAATTCTTATTTTTTTAAGAGAAAAATTTAATATTAAAGATAAAACTGAAGATAATCTTAAATGTGAACTTTGCAGTGAGGATTTTAAAAATTCTTCAATAGCGGAATTGCAAAAACATATACGTCAATGTTCATTATTACAACATCGATGTGGTTTTTCAAAGAAAGATGGAAACAAATGTCGACTAAGAATTAGTTTAAAAGATCCACGATGTCCTGTTCATGGTTATGAAAATAATTGGTTTATTGGTGGAAGTATTACTCCATATCCTGTTAATCAATTGTAAATTAAAAATTTGTTCTCTTTTGTATTATTAGCATGCATTTTATTAAAATCATTAGAAATTCACGGTTTTTTCTTCAATTCAATTAAAGAGCTTGCTGCGGTTTCAACTTTATTCGTTCTTGGACGTAAAGTAGGTGGCGGTGGTCTTAAAATTCCTGGATTTGAACGTTTATTACTGTTTGAGTCTATGATTCTTATGCTTTCATCTGTTTCTTTATTTTCATGAATATTATCGGTATAATTGTTTTGTATTGTATTAATAATTGTTGAATCAAAGATGGATTGTTTATCATTTTTTGTTGTTTCTTTTGGAGGTTTAAAATATTTAGTATCAAGAAAATGTGGAAATGAATGAATGGATGGTTTTTTCTCAAGATACTGAATTGGACAATCCTGAGATTTAGAAATAACTTCTGTAGGTGATGAATTACCATTTTCATCAAATCGGGTCATTTTAATATAAAAATCAGTAGTAACAGAAAATCGAATATCAACTACAGCACCATCTAAAAAACATTTTCGAGAACCACATTGAACTTTTCCATTATACATTTGTAATAATGATATTAAATGATTTGCATCAAGATTAACATCATTACTAAATTTAAATAATAATACAGAAGAAAATAAAATTTGACTTAAAAAACGAAACATTCCACTTGATTGACGCATTTCAGTTAAATGAAACAATGTATAATATTTTTGATATATTATTTGAATGATGGATGTTTGATCTAAAAATGAAACAATTGTACAAATTTGTTCATATTTTAAATTATGACGAATAAAACATAAAAATAAAATCCAAATGAAAGTTGAATTTATTTTATCTTGTTCAAATTTTTGAAATGATTTTTTCCATTCAGATGGTTCATTTGTTGTTTCTATTTCATTACAAAATTGATTTATTTTAGATATTAGAGTTGCTTCGTGATCAAAATTACGTTGAATTGATTTACTTGAATGTTGATTACATGCAATCATTAAATCAAATGAATTCTCTCGATATGTAAAATTATATTTATTTTTTTCATTGAATTCACTATAAAATGTCTCTAAATCTGATAGTTTTTCATTTAATGTCAGTTTTGTACATTTACATTTCTCTAATTGTTTTTCTAATTGTTGATTTCTATCCAAAAGTTTATTAATTTCAGTATTTGCTTTCTCAAGTAACGTCACTAATAAAACATTTTGACTTTTGACTATGTCTAACGATTCTTGATTAGTTGAAGTTAGAACAATTTCTTTTGAACGATTTAATGATGAATTTATTGATTGAACCAAATCTTTATTCATAGTACTCATATTTAACCAATGATAATAACATTAGATATAAAGAAATCATTGCTTAATAAGTTAATCAATGACGTTATTGACATTTCAAAAAAGTCCCGTTCTTAAAAAATCTAAAAATATCTATTAGCCCCACTATAAAACGGAAAACCGTCCCTGACCCCTCAAAAAACGTATGAATCGTATGAATCGTATGAATCGTATAGCCACTTTTGGAAAAAAATGAAAAACGCAGATATTATTTTTTATAGCCGTTGAGATTGTCCCATCATAAAAAATATCTGTTTCTAAAAATATCTCTTAGAGAGTGAGGGGCTGTCTCTCCTAAAGAGTATATACTTGTGACTGATCATATATTTAATTAATTTAAATTTTAAGTGTAATTATTAGAATTAGAATAGTTAAATATCAAAAATTCATAAAATTTATTAAATTTAAACAAAAATGACTCATGAATCAACAAATGAACCAATGGCTACAGAAGAGCCAAGAGATGAAGCTGAATTACTTAATTCACCACAGAGTCCAATAAACACAATTGAACGTGTACCAACACCAAGACCTAAACCAAAACGTCTTCAATTTAATAGATTACCATCTAATTTTAAAGAAGCAAGAAAAAAAAATTATAGTAATGCAGCATTTAATCGATTAAGAAATAGAATTGGATGTAAGAGTGCTAAAAGAGACACAAGAGTTATATGGGCTGCATTATATCAAGCATCTATTGATAATTTATTAGAAGCAGCACAATTAATAGCTGAATCTGGAGGTAAAAAAACAATTACAAAAGCAATGGTTGATCATGCATATACAGTTAGAATGAATCCAAATAGACGTTTATATTCAATTGAATAATTTGTTTATTAATAGAAAGCATGCATATTAAAAACTTATAATTTAAATAAATTGATCATTTGATAATAGCATGCTTTGCGTTTTAACAATATCATCGATTTGTTTCTAAAACAGATCCAATATGTGATTGTTTTTGTAATAAAAATGAATTTTTTGAATTTAAACAAATATTACATGATTTATAACGCGAACGTGGTGTTCTCCATGGCCATTCATCTCCCATTTCATTGTGTTCTAAACAATATGTTCTATCAGTATTACGACCATTCCGTGTAATTGAATCTAACATTTTTTGTTTAAAATACGTTCTTGCTTGATTGTCTGGTTCTTTTTTTGGATCTTTAGATATTAACATTCCTAATTTGAAAATTGCAATTTCATAACGAATCCAATTATACCATTCTTGTATTGTAGTATCTTGAAATTGACGATCAAAATATCCGTCGTTTGTATTTACTTTTTCTGAACGAGATAATGCTTTTAATATTGATACAGTATGACTCCATGTTTTATGTGCGTCTTCAATGGATGAATATATATTTGAATCATTAATTGTTAAAACCATCGAAGCAAGTGAATCTTCCTTTTTTAAACATACTTTACAAGTTAATGTTGGTTCATTAAAATTTTCTTGTGCTGATACAACACGAACACATTTTTTATGTTGACGACAAAATTCCCATTCTATTGATTTAAAACAAATAACAAACACAACATAAAACACAGATTTTATCAATTTCTATTACTAAAGATAGAACATTTAATATATTTGATTTTACTTACCTGGATTCAGTTCAATCCAATTAACATTACTTTCAATTCTATCACCTACAAATCGAGCTGCCCAATCTTGTTTTCGTTTAATGTAAGCTTCTAAAGCATCCATTTTTGATTTAATAAAAACGATCCCAACGTCGTGGTAAACGTCTCGGTGATTCTGTTCTATCAATTAATGGTTCTATATCACTTGCTTCATCCACAGTAGAAGTTTGAATTTCAATTGTTTTATGCGTTTTTTTGTATTGCTTACGTTGTTTTCTTGCTTCACAATAATTATTAAACATGAAAATTGTAACAATTCGAATTGATGATAAAAGAATTAACCACACAATAAATGAAATTTTAAATATAAATGGACAATATTCGTCAGGATAATCTACACCACAACACAAAGGATCAGTATATGGAGTAGGTAATCGTTCATATTCAATCCATAATACTCTTAAACCAATAGCAGCTAAAATTGAATAAATAATAGAAATACCAATACTTCGAAAATAATCATTGTGATGCATCCATCCATAGATAAAAACAATCATAACAATTAGAATTGCAGCAATTGTAAATAATGTAAAATCACTTAATTGTGTATGAAATTGATGTTGAAACCATGACTGAATATGTTCACGTGCTACTATTGTTAATGGTCCAAATACTAATAAACCAAGAACAACAAAAAAAATTGAACCAGCAGCTTCTATCATTAAATAAAACAAAACACTAAACACGCCATCAAGTGCTAATGTTGCTGCTGTAGATTCTGGTACATAATTCGGCAAATAAGCAGCATAAGCACAATAGGCTAAAACAGAAAAATTTAAACTTGCTATAAGATGAGTAACTGGACTGTATTGTGGTAAAAAAAAGAATGCCCATATTGCAAAATTTGCATAGACAACAAGATTAACATAATATGCAGAATTATCAAGACAAACCATTTTTGGTTACTTTGCTAAAAGCAGCTGTAATAATCATTAAATAAATAAAACAAAGTCAAATACATTAAACTAATAGTTCTTTAATCTTAATCTTCAAGAGTTTGTGGTTCAATAGAAAAATCGAATAAATATGGTACATGTTCTCCTTTCATTAATGCTTCGTGTAACAGAGTAAGAATTTCTAAATTATTCTCACATGTTTGTTTTAGATCGCTTGGGTATTTTCGGTCAGGGTCTGTCGCTATTTCTACATAATCCACCAATTCTTCTGGAAAATCCTCTACACCATACCCGTGATCATTTTTTAGTAACCTCTGCATTTTATCATAAATTTCTGCGCATAAATATTTTTCTGCTGTCTCTTTTGTCTTGAAGCATTTAATTGTTGGATAAACACCATTATCATATCGATGTTTCCAATCGTCTTCATATTCTGTTATTGTTACAGTATATATTTGATTCATATTGATGTTTAAAAAATGTTCAAGCCTTGAAACGTTTGATCTTCAAATTCATTATGTTTTAAAACAGTGGACTGTATAATTAATATTTGTTAATTAACATCAAAATCTAAACCATTTAATTTGATTGATATTCTAACAAACTAATAATCGTACATGCTTGATTTAAAATATTGTTAATCGTTAATAGTCTTTGTTTCAAGTGTAAAATCGAATAAATATTCGACATTTTCTCCTACCATTAAAACTTCATGCAGTTGCATCATAATGTCTAAATCATCTAGATATTCATCTTTTATTTTAGCCACAATTTGATCTCCTGAAACTTCATCGGTAGCTTCTTCTATGTACTTTAATAGTGATTTTGGAACTTCCTTTGTATAAAATACATGATCATCCCCCAATATCGCATGAATTTTCAGATCTATTTGTTTACAAAGGTACTTTTCTGCTGACTCCTTTGTTTTAAAGCATTCACATTCTGGATAATCCCATCGTCTTTTCGAACGGTCTGCATATTCTGTTATTGTTACAATATATATTTGATTCATGTTGATGACTCTGAAATCTTCAAGGTTTGAAACAATTGACATTCAAATTCATTATATTTTAAAAAAAACGAAATATAAAATTAATATTTGTTAATTAACACCAAAAACAAAATCATTTAATCTAAACGCAATTTTAAAACATTTTAATCTTCAATTGTTTGTGTATCAAACGAATAATCGAATAAATATGATTCATCTTCTTCTTTCGTTAATTCTTGGTATAATAGCATGAGAGTGGATAGATTGTATTTGAATTCTTCTTTTATTGTAGTTACATATCGAAGTTCTATATCTTCGTGATCACTTGTTTCTACATATTCTAAAAGATCCTTTGGAAAATCCGTTACATAAACTATCACTTGATCCCCTAATCTTGTTGTAATATGGAAATAAATTTGCTCACATAAATAATTTTGTGCTGACTTGTCAGTTTTAAAATATTTGATACTTGAATCGACGTGCTTCGGATCTATATCACGTCTGTCAGAATCATATTCTCTTATTGTTACAATATATATGTGATCCATTGTTCAAATTTTACTAAATTTGTTAGTTTTGAGACACTTGATCTTCATAATCGTTATAGATTAAACAATTTAAATAGAAAATTACGAATCGTTAAATGACATCAAAAACAAAATCATTTAATAAATCATGAGTCACTTAGAAATTTATGGAATCAATATATCTCGTGATAATTATATAAACAATTGTTGCAGGCATGCAGTTAGATTTTATATCAAGTGGTTATTAGATAAACAAGTACGCTGGAAGTATGAAAAATTCGACGATAAAGCGAGAGAAGAGATGTGTTCAGATTGGAATAAAGACTTTGATAATGAATTTTGGAAATCCGATGACCTACATGTTAGAAGCCAAGCTTATGATTTAAGTGGTAAAAAAGCTAGAGAAAGTCTTTATGATTTACCTTACGGTGATGATTTGATTCTTTTTTGGGTTTGTGCTTTGTGTCCAATGCGTTACGAAAATATAGATTCAGTTAAAATAATGTGCGAAGATACAGAGAAAACAGTTCAAAATGCTGTTCAACTTATACAAAATTGGATCAGAAAAATTATTTATAAACCTGAACACATCCGTTTTATTAAAAAAATACGACAAGAAAATTGGTATGATTAATCTTCAATAGTCTTTATTTCAAACAAAAAATCAATTAAACGTTTTGCATATTGCGTCCGTATTAAAAATGCATGCAACGTAACCATAATTTCTAAATTGTATTTGAATTCTTCTTTTATTTTAGCTATACTTTGATATTCTAGGTTGTTTTCGCCATTTCCTTCTACATATTGTAATAGATTCGTTGGAAGATCTTCCAACATAAATCTAGCGTAATTTTCTATTACCTGTTGAATATTTAAATAAATTCGTTCACATAAATAATTTGTTGCTGACTTCTCTGTTTTAAAATATTTGGTTATCGAAAAGGCTCTGCTCGGAATGATTGGATCTTCATCCCTTTTTACTGTTACAATAAATATTTTGCCCATGGTTATCAGAATTTTAAAACTTTTGGTATTCTTCTACAATAATTTTGAGTTTCTTTAATTCCATTATGTGTTACACCTGTTAAGTGATGGACCCATTGAATAGTAACACGATGAATTTTACCTAAATGATCAACATGTAATTGATCTAATGCAAGGAAAATAATTGTTGCTGCAATAGTTATAGGTGTTCTTGCCTGTAACTGTGTTGATGTTTTAACATCGTTTAAAGTTAATTCTAATTGTTGATTGATACGTTGATGATAAATATCACATAATTTACCATCATTAATATTACGTTCAAAAATATAAGTCCAATGTCTAATCATTTGTTCTCGAGACGGTGGTTTAATATCAAGTGTTGAACGTATTAATTTAACAAAATTACGAACACTTTTTTCTAATTCAAATCCAATATTATGAATACCTAACCATTCACCAATTGTCTGTGGTTTTAATGGTATTTGTTCAGGATTCTGTTCAGAATAAACGATCATGCATGCACACAATGCACTAAGAACATTTTTAATTTGTTTTCCATAAACATTTAATAATTGTTCATATAATTGTAAAATTCCTAATAATGATGATTCAGATAAATAACAACGATTTGAAAAATTATGTTTAATTATATCACGTGCACGATTTAAACGTGTTACTTTTAATGATTCTTTTGGTTCATTTAATTTATCACATGATCGTTGAGTTAAATTAAATTTATCGTGTTTTACTTTATTTTCAATATATAACATTTCATGATGTGATTTTGTTGTTTGTTCATGATGAATTTTTTCATTTTGATGTTGTTCCCATTCCATATCATTATAATTTGAATCTACAAATTCAGTATTTTCAACTTGACGTCCACAACGATTACAAACACTATAATCATTATAAGTTTCAAGTGAACGTGTACCTTGACATGGTGGATTTCCACAATTTTGTGCTGGAATATTATTTTCTCGTAATGATGATAAATGATTATCAAATTGTGAAACAAGTAGTATTTGACCAGGACGAAACATATACTGTAAATCAGGCATTTTTAATTCATTAGTTGTCATTTTCGTTTTGATAAAGATTAAATTTTAAATGTAATTAATTCATATTGTTATATTTCTAATAAACTAAAATTGTGATTAATAATCATCAAAAAGAATGAACAAAAAGAAAAAAGACAGATCAAGACTTTTTTCATCGAATCTTGGAACTTGTTTGATTTGTGGAGAATCTGGGAATAGCGTGACTTTTTTGGAAATACAACAATTAAATCATATTTGTAGTTCTCGTAGGTGGTTTATTCATAGTTCATGTGTTAAACCTACTTTAGAAAAGTGTACTTGTCCTCAATATCCAATTGAACACGATACTGATTCTAATCACGAACCATTATATCGTTTTATGGGTGATTCTGAATATCAAAATCAATCAATTTAAAAATGAGTAAATTTCTTGATACGGAAGCAGATTGTAGTGAGGATTCAAATAAAAATGTTTATGAACAAGAAGAAGAAGAGGAAGATGAAGAGGAAAGTTCATTAGGTGATTTTATTGTTAATGATGATCATCAAAATAACGAAGAAGAAGAAGAAGACGAAGAAGGCGACCAGGATTATAACGATGAGGAAGAAGAAGAAGCAAATGAAGAAGCAATGAATATTGATTCATTAGATGCTGAATTTAAAGATTTGAATCAAACAAATCAATCAAATGGCAAAAAACGAAAATCATCATTGTCAAATGAAACAATTCAATATAAAAAGAATAAAACAAATACATTGGATCGATATATTCAAAAACCTAGAAAACTTAAAAAAATAGAAATTGAAAGTGAAGAAGTCGAAGAGGAAGACGCTGAAGAAGAAGAAGCCGAAGAGGAAGAAGCTGAAGAAGACGAAGATGAATCAAGTTTTGATTTAAATAATCAAAATGTACTTGATAATATACACTCTGAAGAGGAATATCATAAAATGATAAATCGTTCCAAAAGAAATAAAGCATTTACAATGGAATTAACAGAAGCAAGTCGTGCAAATGCAAAATTATTTAAACCAAATGCAAAATCTAAAAAATCAAAAGTTGTAATGGAAAATTCATCTCAAAAACGAAAAATGGATGATGATAATGATGTTTATATGGATGAAAAAAATGAAAATGCAACTACTCAGCAATTAAAAGATAAAAAGACACAACAAAATAAAAAAGAGTCACAGAAAGGCGATGTTAAAGCTTTATATAATATAGATGAAAAACCAATGAAATTAGCATCAAGTAATAAAACAGGAAAATTGATAGATAATTCAACTAATAAAAAATCAAAAATGAATTCAAATAATCAATCAAGAAAAAAACAATCAGAAATTAAAACTAAAAAATCAATATCAAAGGATACATGTGGTTTATTAAAAGTAAATCAAGAAGTCATATTTGGAAAAGTCAAATATCGTGTTACTTATGTTGGTGAACCATGTCCAACGAATATTGCTACTGGAGATTATGATTTAGATCATTTTAATTTTGATTGTTTATGTACAATTGAAAGGAAACGAAAATCAGATAATGAACCTGGTAAGTTTTTATTATTCGATTTATTTATGTACGATTGAACTATTGCATAAATTCAGTTTTACTTTAAACAATACATTGACTGTTAATGCTTTGCTTGGTATTTTTGGAATTGTAGTCTACCAAGTTTGTATAATGAGTCATGATTTGCCACCTGTTTTACTTTGTGGTGATAATTATCTCAATTGTAAATCACTATTAAAACCATCTCAAGAATTAAAAGAATTAGCAGTTAAATATACAAATGTTCGACGTTTATCAGATGGAAGAATGCAAATGTTTTTACCAAGTCAATTATATGGTCAAGTTGCTAAACAATATAAAAAACAACATCCGTCACATAAACCTGATGAAGCAAATGAACCAAAACGAAATTATTCTGAATTATTAAATTCAGATGGTTGTGAATGGACTAAACAATTTGCTACAACAAAAGGTGAAATGTGGATATTACAACGTTTACAAAATTACTGTAAAATTGGTATTCGTTCAATCGAACAATTAAAAGATGCATTTGGTGAATTACCTTCAATGTTTGATCAATGGAATGAAAATGGTGGTGATGCTGCATGGCAAGCTGCATGTAATGAATATGGCGTTGATGCTATGAATTGGTTCTTAGAAATGACTGCATATTTTACTGATCGTGGACGAAAAGTTGTATTGGATCGTGCAAAAGAATTAGCTTCTAATTAATCGTTTTTTTAGATTTAATTTATTTAATAATGTTGTTTAGTTAATTTTGTAGAATACTATTAAAAATTACCATTTCGATTTAAATTATGATATTTTCCAAATGGAATTGTTGCTTTAGCATTTACAACTTGCTGTGTTGATTTAGAATGAACTGCTGCGTATATTGGATTAATAACATCTTGACGAATGAAACGCATTAATTTATCTAAAAAAATAAATAATATTGATATTACAATTAAAACAATTAACCAAAATATTATAATCCATAAACTTTTTTCAGGAAATAATGCATTTGCTAATGATTGTAATAATGATTGTATAATAATACCAATAATAATTGCACGTGTTTCTATTGACCATTCTTTTAATATTCGAGCTTCAAACGTTTCTTCTAATTCATGTGGTGGCAATTCAGGTTTTTTACTCATTTTTATTAGTTCCAATTAAACAAATTAATAAATTGATTTACTTTTTAATTGAAAATGTTTAAACAGATACAGTTATAGTAAATTTACTAATTGATTTGTTAATAATCATTAGAGTTGAATATTTTTACTTAAACAAACATATAAAATGGCTAAAAGTACAAAATCCAAAATAAGAAAATATATTGAATCAAAACCATTAATCAAGAATGGAGCTTTTAATTCTATGAGCGCAGCTGCATTAATTCGTAATGCAATCTTCAGTTATGCTACATTTTTTACCGATCTGTGGGTGATTGCATTAGGTGTTGTTGCATTTTTACATTTAATTTCTGTTGAAGAAGTTGCAACTGTCTGGTGGCTTGCGTTAAATGTAGTTGATGCTGCAATTACATTAACAGTGAATGCCTGGCAGGTTAGTAAGCTCAAATTTTTGGATTATTTTTAAAATAATGAGAATAGTTCTAACTGATGTTCTCTCATTGTCATTGTTTTTCTTTTGTTATGACCAGCATGGAGTGCTCCGAGCTCAAGCGGAACGATTTGATACTTCCACAGGCGAACAAGTTAAAGGAAATGCTATTTTCAAAGGAACATTAATTCGAATGTTAATTGATCAAATTGTTCTTAATTTTGTTATATTTATCTATGTTTATACAAAAGACACAACAACTGTAATTCATAGTATTCCATCAAACGGTATTTGGACATTTACTAATGCATTCTTTTCAATTACTTTATTACTTCAATTATTATCTGGTGTTGTAAGGCTGTTTATGTTAATTATTAATTATATGTCAAACAGTAAAAAATAATTTTTAAACACGAAAAGAAAAACAATAAATGAGTTTTTATTTTATTATATCGTTGCAAGTACTTGGATTAATTTCGTCTCTTATCAGTATTATACAAATTTTAATAGCTAATGATGAATGTTTAATTCAATAATCAGAGTTTAGAAAAAGCCTTTTCAATCATTTTTTCTGATCCAGCATGCAACAAATAATTAAAACGTTAATAATACGTGGTTTGCTGACTTTAGCTTTATGTACGATATCAGCATATTCTGCATATATTTCAACTTTGATTTTATATCAATTACACAAAGCATTAGAATCAAATCAAACATCATTATCATCATGGGCATGTAATTATTGTACTTCAATGCCTGGTACTAAATTATCATGGACGTGTTCTCGTTGTAGATTACGTTCACAAGATGTTTCAATACGTTCACAAATGGTTTATGATACAATGATAAATATATTAAATGATCAATGGAATTCATCTCTTGCTTATTATTGTGTAAATAATTCAATTTGTCATTATTTCATTCTTCATCTAGTTGATTTATGTGTTTATTATTATTATTTGATTTACATTGTAATAATTTGGGTTTATTTTTTATTTGTTGTTTGGTTTTGGTCAACTTTACTTTTTTGGCCAAAGGTTGCAATTTACATTGATATGAAGGATCGGAAGGTTGGTTTTCATTTTTAATTTCTTTATGATATCGTTTTGTTCTTAATACTAACTTATCATTTTGTTTATTTTCTTGTTTTACAGAAACGGGAGGCTCAATACGATCATTCAAGTCGTTTATTTCAAAATCAAATTTTAATGGAACAGCGTCAGATATAATTCTTAATTCTAAACTTAAACTATTCAATATATCATAACAATCTTTAAGAAACTCGAATATCGTTTTAAAACGAGTGATTAATTGATTAATTGTATCATCATTCAATGTTGATTTACTGATAAGTGATGCACGAGGTGTACTATTTCGAGATCCTTTATTTAATTTTTTAATTTTTTTAGATTTTTGATTATTTATTAAATTTGTAAATGAATTTGAATGATTTAATTGTTTAAGTGTTTGCATTGCTGCACTATATTCAATAATTGCAAACCATTGTGAAATCCAATTTAAACATTTTAATAATGAAATATAACTTCGATGACAAACAATGGGTGTTGTTTGAGTAATTTCACCATTTTCATCAATTGTAAAAACAATTTGAATAACATATCCTTTTTGTGAAAAACAACAACTGTAACCTTTAATGTGTTTATAAACTTTTAATGTAATAGCACGACATGCATATTCAATACATGTAACAGCTAATTGATTACGCTTAAACCATGGATGTTGAATAAATTGACGACATATATTTTTTACTAAATGATTTATTCGTTTATATTGAATTGTTTGATTCATTTTGGATTGTTTTATGTTTATTAAAATCCATCTTAAATCATTTTCCCATGACATTTTTTGATGTATTTTAATTAACTATAAACGTTTAGAGTTCAATTATTCATTTAATTTAAATCAATATGAAATTTCCAATTAATATACGAAAATGCAGTCTTTAAATCATTCAATCGTTAAATTTGATAAACGTTCAAAGGCATTAACAAATGATGGTTGTAAATTAAAAGGATTAACTAGGCTTCTAGCACAAACTTTCTATCCTTCATATTCATATTATAAAGCAATTAATAAGGTAAAATCCAATCATGTTTCTAAAACTAAAAAACGAGTGAAAGGTAGCATGAGATTAGGACGTGGATTTGATCGAAAAATTACTGAAACTGTTAAATTACAATTACAATATAATTTAGATTATGCATGCTTTTGGAATTCAAAAATAGCTTTAAAACAATCGAAACTCATTAAAATTGAAAGCCATAAAAAATTATTGTTGAGTATTGCAAAACGAAGAAATCCATATGTTCAACGATTTTGGAAATTAATGAATAAATTAAAATGGAAACCAAAATACACTCAAGTTCCCGTACGTCATGATATATTAAAAATTGGAACAATGGTTGATGTTGTCTGTAAAGATGAAAATGTAAGTTTTTAAACTCACGCACTTGCCGTCTCGGACTTAAGACACTTCGCTGACTCTAAGAGATATTTTTCTTAAGACCGAAATCTCAACGGCTATAAAAAATAATATCTGCATTTTTCATTTTTTTCCAAAAAGTGGTCATACGAATCATACGAATCATACGAATCATACGTTTTTTGGGGGGCGATGCAGCTTTTTACGTTTTATGGTGGGGCTAAGAGATATTTTTTCGGGTCGGGTCGAGTTCGGGTCGGGTCGGGTCAACGGATATTTTTATACCCGGTCGGACTTGCAGCACTTGGCCGGGCGAAAAATAATATCTGCGTTTTTCATTTTTTTCCAAAAAGTGGTCATACGAATCATACGCATCATACGAATCATACGTAAAATCCTGCATCGACCCCCAATTTACGTATGACATTGGGATTAACAGATATTTATCAAAGATATTTTTATACGCATTTGATGACTTTTTTGTTTGTTTGCAGGGTTTATTGAAATGTTTAGAATTAAAGACTGGATTTGAAAATTATTATAATTGTTCATCTGATAAAATGAGTTCTCCATTTCAAAACCAATTTAATAGTCCATATAATCAACATCAATTACAATTAGCAGCAACAACAGCAATGTACAAGATGACACATAAACATCATTCATTAAGTCAATCAATAATATTACGATTTCATTCAAATGGAATTCAAGTAATACCATTAGAAACATGGACACAACAAACAAATGGCCTATTTACTTCAATTCATAATTATTTAATAAAACATAGAAAAAAACGATGATAAATTCAAGAGTGTATTATAGTGAATTCAATTTCATTTTAAAATAACTGTCTTTTGATGCATCAATGAACACAATTTAAATCATTGAAGTATTTTCATCTGTTTGTATTGATTTGATATACTAGAACATTAGATGTGTGTGTTTGTTTTTTCAAATCATAATAAACAAAAGTATTTAAGTTTAGTTAGTAAATTTTAAATTAATTATTAAATTTTATCAACATGACTGAAATGGAACGAACTGGTGGGCAGCGGGTTAATCCGCCTGCCTTTAATGAACGTCAAGATTTTCGTCCTGGACCATTTATGACATCGAGTAATCAATCAGGTCCATATTTTGATCGTGAAACTGGAAAACAATTAACATTACGTAGTTTAGTCGATGCATTAAAACCATTTTTTGGACAAGGAAATCGTGAAATTGCACAAAGTCCATATGCAGATTATCCAGTTGAAAATAAAGATTTACCAGATGCATTCGTTGGTTCAAATTCGTATATGCGTCAAATCGTTATAACAATGATCACACAATCAGATTTATTTGCTGTGAGGTACATGTTTCCATGGCAAAAACATGAAGGTTCAATGGAAGTAAATTGGACATTGGTTGAATTTGATGATCATATGTTAAATCGTCGACCAGAAGAAGGTGTATCACGTTTAATAACACAGAGATCACAACAATATTCTGCAAATTTAGTTTGTCATGGTATTGCATTACGTCTGGAACATGGGTTTTTTATGACCCCACAAGGTAGAGAGAATTGGGCAATGCACATGAAACAAATTGGAAATGCAGTCAATGAAACAGCTTCATATGGTGCTGTTGTTGCTGCTTATACAACAGTAGAATATGAGGATCCAAATGAAAAATGGCGTGATGATACATCACGATCCATAACAGATTTAGAAACCATGTTCCGTGATGAATTAAGTCAATGGGCAGCATTACAAAAAATTGAAGGAGGATTAGGCATGATTGTTTCAAAAGCAAAAGCGATAATGAATAATCGTGGTGTTGGTCCAGGAAATGTTTGGTACTGGCCAGAACGCACAAGATGGTTTGCTGAAGGCACAGCACAAGAATCTTATTTTATATTAAGTGGACGTAAAAGTGGCGAAGAACGTGATGTAATGGCTGCTGAAATGCAAGGTGATGTTTATTCAGAATCACGTGGTTTCAGACGAAGTTCATATGAAGCAAGACACGATCCAGCATTCAGGGAGCAAACCATTGGTACGTTCTTTCAAATGGATGATGCTGGAATTCGTAATGTACCACCTGAAGAATTTCGTTCGATAATGATGGATCGTTTGATTTTTAATGAAAATAAAGATGCATATGAAGTGGTGAGTTTTTCAGAATTAATGGGTTACAGTGGATTAGTTGAAGATTGGCATGATGAAACAAAAGGTTATCCATTATCACATATTGGTCAAACCTTTTTTAGTAAATATTCAAATTGTTACGAATATATTAAAGATGCCGATACAAATGATTATTGTATTGATTCATTATTAGCTAAATCGGCTGATGTTCATTTAGATTTTGTTACATCGTTAGTCGGATCACAATTGGCTAATTTAAGTATTGGCAATTATACAACAGCTGGTTTAACTCAAACAGCAACAGAAACACATACTGTCGATGACACACGGAATCAAAGACCTATCAGAGGACATTTTGCTACTAAAAATGGAAACTATCAATCACATAGTGGAAATCATTTTCATAATAGACATCAAGGTCGTACAAATGCTGAATATTCATCACAACGACAAGATTATGATCAAATTGTCGAAGCAATTGAAAAAACAAACTGGGATTCAAGAGGTAAAAATGAAGCACGTTCATTTGCTAACTTCTTAAAATCATTGCCATCTATGCAAACACCATTATTATCAAATTATCATCGTTTAATTAATAAATATTCAAATAATCGTTTAATGTCCTCAACACAATTAAATTTTGAATTGATGGCTAAATATTTATTTGATTGGGATAAAACTGCATCCGTTTCAAAATTATCTCAAAATGAATATGAAATGACAAAACTTGAACTGGGTTATCATAAATTAAAAGATGAAACATTATCAGCTGGTGGTGATCAAGAACGTTTAAGAAGTATCAGTGAACGTGCACTCGAATTAGATCGTCAAAGTCCATCATGGTTACCACTTGAAAATCGTCGTAAAAATATTCAAATTGTTGTATCACCATCTACTGGTAGTGAAGCATTATTACCAATTCACTTTCAATCATTAAGTTTCACCATTTCTTCAACAAATCTAATAGTGTTTGCAATGAATGATGACACTGTGAATTCATTATATGAACGTAGAGGTCAAATATTAATTGATCAATCAAATGTGAATCCAAATGATCCAATTCAATCTGAAATTTTAAGATATGCATTATTGCAGTATAATGTAACATTGAGTGCAATTTATTATGTTGTATTGCAGTATGTTGATCTTTTACAGCATTCAAATGCAGTTCAAGATCAACCAAGACGTTCATTATCTGGTAATATATTAAAATTATTAGTATCACAAGATCCATTAGCTGGTCAATCATCAACAATGAAAGAAGCAGCATTGATTGCATCTAAATTTCAAATTATTAAAACACAAATATTTTTACAAAATGTAGTTAAGCCAATTCAAAGTTTATTTACAGAATATTATCAAAATCGTAATGAAATTTCAACTGAGGCATTAGAATCACATGTGGATGATATTATTGATTCAATTCAATCACAAGATGATATGTTACAATCAGTTCCTCAAGAAGATGATGATGAAGAAGAAGAATCAAATAATTCATATGAATCACGTCAACGTAAGACTGTCGGTGCTTTGATGACATCAAGACACAACATGGATAAAAAATTACAAAAAAGTGTAATTCAAACGTATCCAGATAAAAAAGATGTAAATTATGATGAATTAGAACGGAAAGCAACAGAAAAAATTAATGCACTAGAAAATGAAATAATACCGCAACAAAAATCACGTGAATCATTTACAAATTCATTTAAAATTTATTCAAGTTTATATAGTCAAATATGGATTGCAATTGATCGTTTAGGAATTCCAGGTCAACCAAATTTACAGAATGATCAAAAAGAAAACGTTTTTAAAGCAATTGTATCATGGTCTCAAACACTATATTCAGATCCAAAACATAAATTTGGAAATGCTGCATTAATAACACGTACTTATCTTCATCTTGTATTGGATTCATTAATTCATCAAAAATTACCAAAGGAGCCTGGTATAAAACCACCTGTTGATTTTCCATTATTTCCAATTGCTACACAAACTCCAGTTGGAATTCAATCAAGAAAGGTTCTTACATTTTTACAAGCGGTATTGAAAGAACGTGAAAAATCATTATATAATTCTGCTAAAACAATAATCGAACGAAATCCAAAGGCAAGTGAATTAACTTATGCTGCACAGACAAACTGGAGTACAGATGGAGCTGTTCCACCGGACACAGAAGATTTAACAGAATTACGAATGATTGCAACTGCGTTGTTTGCACCATTAGTCGATGTTGATTTTGCAAATGCTGTTGCTATTTATTGGTATGAACAAACTCAAGTCGGTGCACCACCAGCGGCAGACACAAGGACTTATACACAAAAAGTTACAGAGATTCTTGGAATAACAGATCAAGCAAGAATTGAAAAAATTGCTGCATACTATGCTGGTATTATTGAAACAAATTTTGGTCCAAGCGTACCTGAAAACACAATGTTTCCAAGGGTGGCAAATGCAGCTACAGGAATTCAAAATAATGGCATGAATGGAGCTGCATATACTAAAGCATTGAAGATTAGTCATCCAGGTGTTTTTACTCCGTTGGCACAACCAGCACAACAACAAACGGCTGCTGTAAAATTAACTAAATTAGAGATAGAAAATATATTAAGAAATATGCCAATTGATGGAAAAATTATCAAATGGTGTTTACGCAGTAATGTATATTTCCCACTTCAATTAATATGTTTCAGACCACATCAACGTTATTCAATGGGATCAGCCGTTCATATGCATGGTGGCGGTGTTACTGGTCAAACACTATATGGTTTTGTTGATTTTCAATTAACTGATAATGTTGTTCAAAAAATGCATTATGGTCATTATACACAATACATGAAAACTCTTATTAAAAGTCGAAAACACCTTTTATTGTTACATAATATTTTATGTGTTGATTATTTGGGTGGAAATGGTTCAAGACCATGGAATCCATTAGATGAAGATGATATTAATGCATATGTAACAAATGAATTAAATAATGATATGTTTGTTATACCTGAAAAAGCAAATTGGAAATGTCCAGGTGCAGTATTGGATATTACAGGTAGATTCCATCCTGATTTGGGTGTTTCGCATTTAGCAGCACAACAAGCACAATACACACTTTCACGTTTAATGTGTAGTATATGGATGTGGAAAAATACAAAAGCACTTCGTGATCTTCCATATAATTCACAATTACACTTGGGTAGATTTAATACATTATGTTTCCAAGCTTTTAATCGATATTATAATCATTCAACTAAAACATTGAGTTCTGAAATAAGTGAAAAAGGACATTGGCAAAACTGTGTTTATGAAGGATGTGGTAAAGTTCGTAGAGGATGGGCAAAACAATTTACTACACCCAAACAGGATATTAATCGTGGTCTTCTTCAGTTAACTATTTAGTTTGATTTTAATTTTTAGTTTAGTTTGTAATTAGTAAAATTTTCATTGTTTCTCTGTTATAATTAAAAAAAGCATGCAGACCAAAAACAAAATATTTTATGAATTAAGAATTATATTAATTTAATTAAATTTAAATAATCAATTAAAACTTTATTAATTCAGGTTTGAAAAAAACAACAATAAAATATCTTTGATTTTTGACAGAACGGGACTTTTTAGTCAAGTCAAATAAAAATGAGTCGTCGAACTCGTCAAATTCGTAATTTACGGCAAATGAATCAATCAGTTAATTCTAATCAAGCGGTGGCTGATAGTTCAACTGAATCCGTACCATCTGTTGTTTATTTTGATCGAATACGTGATTCTGTTAATGAGGATATTGAGCGACGACGAATTGCAAATGATCCATATGAACAAGCATTAGCAAGATCACGACGTGCACGTTTAAGAGTTAATCGTCCAATACGTAGAGTAAGTCCAGATCCATTTGAACAAAAAGAACAATTATCTCCGACTAGCGTCAATTCAACCAGTCCACATATTCCATTTCGTCAAAGTAATCGTCGTAGAAACATTCATTTTATAAATGACGATATTCCATTATTAGAACCTGATACTTCACCTGATGCTCAACAACTTCCACCAAGGCCGCCATCGGTAATACACATTGCTGAATCGTCTACAGAAACACCATCTCCAATTTCATTACCACCAATTGTTTCCAATCAATCACAATATTTGAATCAATCAGAACAACAGTTACTGCATCGTGTTCTTCCACCAGATCAACCTCGTAGGGGTAATTTTAGACGATCTCAAAGTTTACGACGACAAGTAGCATTAAATCCACGACGAGACTCACGTGTATTGCCTCAATTTATGATTGAAGCAGCACAACAAGAACCATATTGGCATTGTATTAAATGTGGTCATAAAAATTTTAAAACTCAAACAAGTAATTGTGTAGAATGTGGGCTTGAAGATATAGATGATTCACGTTTAGTAAGACCATTTAAATTAATTAATCGTCCTAATCAAACAGATCCACATAGATTTGCATTATTTGAAGTTTCATGGAAAGCTGATTTTACAGGAGAAATAAACTTTCAAGATTTAATAGCCTTTGAATGGCCAAGTGTTGAAAAAAAGAATTTTAGAGCAGATGAATTTAGTGAAGTAAGAGGAAATCAACATTATTCTGGATTAGCTCAAATTCCTCATATTAATAAATCAATAAGTGCTTATTTAGGTGAAGATGTTACTGTTCTTGATATTACATTTAAACGTGATTTTAATACCTATGAACAAATTAAAGGCTTAAAAACAGTATTAATTGATTTTGAAGTTTATACTGATGCTGGTCAGAGTGGACCAATATCATTGGAATAAAGTTTTAACTTTAAAAATGAACGAATGGGAAATATTTTCTAAGCGTTTTAATATTTTAATTGAATGTATTGAATCTTTTGCTCAATGTGCACATGTTTATAAATTATCAACTGAAGAAGCTCGTGCAAATTATTTAGTTGCTGAATTGTGTCTTATTCAATATTTATTTAAGAAAAATGTGCCATTTGCGGTACATCAAATGAAACAATTAACTGAAAATCATATTAAATATGCATTGACATTACCAAATTATATTCATGGAAAATGTATTGAATTATTACCAGATATGTTATGGCTTAAGAATAAAATAGTTGAGCTGTATAAAAGTTTATATGGAATGCTTCAAACTAAAATTGAGATACACAAATTAAACAATCATATGTCAATGTTGTAAATAAAAATCCAAATTTTACAACTCCGATCTTATTAACGACAAATTTGTTTCATTATTTTAATAAATTATAATTGGATTTGTTTTACTGATGCGAGGTAATTCAAATACCATTCATCTAAACATTGTTAGATTTTTTTGTATCAACATTGTTTTAGAAAAAAATGTATAATTCATTTGCAAAAATTTTGTTTTTAATAATTTTCTTTTTAAATTTCATTCAAAATGAAGCACAATCTGTATGTGACGATGCTGGTAATTTAGATACTGTTGTACCAGAATTAGTTATGGAATTAAGATTTGATAATGATTTGATTGATTCAGCGAAAGATAGGCACACTTATGAAACAGTTGCATTATATTGGCAAACTGGACGAGCCATCTTCGAGAAATACTTTACAGATCAAAAAATTCATTTAAAATTAATTGATACAGCAGTTCGTTCATCAGCTGATAATTATTTGACTGTCAGTGCTTCATATTCGAAATATCTTTGGGTTTATATTGAAAATGATGATCCAAATCCATATGGTGGTTATGGTTGTGGTCATTTAATTAGTGGTAGTGATGAGACTAATCCAAACGGTTTCCATGAAATGTTACTCACAGAGGATGGTTTGATTATTAGTCATGGTGAATTTGGTGGTATTTATAATCCATTGCCAGTTGCTAAATTTGGTTTCAGTGAATTTGTTGTCCCGCAACAAGAATGGATTCAAATTGGTCTTGTTTACGATCATCCAAATCGTTTATTTTCATTTTACTTAAATGGTGAATTAATTGCACAACAATATGCATGGTACGAATCAACATGGAAAGGTTCAAAATACAATACAATTGAAATTGGTGATTTTTCAGTTGATAGTGGTGGTTCATATCGTCCAATTCGTAATACTGGCATTAAGTATGCACGTTTGTATATGGGTATATTGTCACCTGATGATATGTCTGCAATTTATCAACAAGATGTAATGGACTTCCTGGGAGAACAAACAAATAATGAAGTTTCATCTACTGGTACAAGTATGATAGAAACTTCAACGGGAATGAATGAATCAACCGGTGAATCACCGGGCGAAGAAAGTTCAACTGGTTCCGAAGAAGCATCAACAGGCGAAGAAAATTCAACAGCCACAAATGAAGAAAGTTCTACTGGATTCAATACTGAAGTTTCAACTGGTGAAGTGACAAATCAAGAAAGCTCTACTGGATTAGAAAGTTCAACTGCGACAGTGGAAGAATCACCAAGTGGAACACAAGAAAGTTCATCTATAACAAATGAAGAATCATCCACCGGATCACAAGAAAGTTCAAGTGTTGAAATTTCAGGTACATCAGTAAATGAAGAATCATCAACGGGTCAAGAAAGCTCGATGATGGAAGAATCATCTACTGGAATCACTGAATCAACAGGTCAAGAGAGTTCAATGATGGAAGAATCGTCAACAGGTCAAGAAATGATGACAAGTGAGGAGAGCTCTACCACGATGAATGAAATATCATCTACTGGAATTACCGAATCAAGTGGTGAATCAAGTTCAATGATGGAAGAATCATCCACAGGTGAAACATTAAACAGTGGGTCGTCAATGATAGAAGAATCTTCAACTGGTGAAATGTCTACTGGAGAAGAATTTTCAAGTTCATTAAACGAACAATCGTCATCAGGAGAATTCTCAACAACTGAAACCTCTACAACAATTACAGAATCATCCTCTACCGGTGAAAGTTCAACTGGTGAAGAAACTTCTATTATCATGAATGAATCCTCTTCGGGTGAGGAGTCATCCACTGGTTTTGGTGAATCATCAGAAAATTCATTAAGTTCTATGATTGGGGAGTCTTCAACTGGAGAAGGATCAAGTAGTGAAGAGTCAACTGCTGGAACTAGTAGCGAGATAGAACAATCATCAACAGGAATTGAAGAATCAACTGGAGAGTTCATGACTAGTGAATCTTCCACAGGTGAATTTTCAACTGGTGAAATTTTAACAAGTGAAACGTCAACTGGAGAACAATCAAGCGGTGAATTTTCAACAAGCGAAACGTCAACTGGTGAATTTTTAACAAGTGAGACCTCAACTGGTGAAACTTCCACTGGCGAATTGTTAACTAGTGAGACGTCAACTGGAGAGTTTATGACCAGTGAAGCCTCTACTGGTGAATCGTCCACGAGTGAATTTTCAACGAGTGAGACCTCAACTGGTGAAACTTCCATTGGAGAACAGTCAACAAGTGAAATGTCAACTGGTGAATCTTCCACTAGCGAATTTTTAACAAGTGAGACTTCAACTGGTGAACAGTCAAGCGGTGAATTTTCAACAACTGAAGCCTCCAGTGGAGAATTTATGACCAGTGAGAGTTCAACTGGAGAACAGTCTACTGGTGAATTATTAACGAGTGAAACCTCCAGTGGCGAATTATTAACAAGTGAAACTTCGACTGGCGAACAATCAACTGGCGAATTATTAACGAGTGAAACCTCCAGTGGAGAAGGATCAAGTGGTGAATTTTCAACAACTGAAGCTTCGAGTGGCGAATTTTTAACAAGTGAGACTTCAACTGGTGAAGGAAGCCAATCATCATCTGGAGAAGAATTATCGACATCTGAGGGATCAAGCAGTGAAATAGCAACATCATCAACTGGTGAAGGATTAAGCAGTGAAACATCAACAAGTGAAGCGTCAACAGGCGAAGAATCATCTACTGGATTAATCGGGGAAACATCAACAGGTGAAGAATCGTCTACTGGATTAACCGGCGAATCATCAACAACTGAATTATCAACAGGAACTGAAACATCAATTGTAGGAGAATCATCTACTACAATTGGTGAACAAAGCTCAACAGCTCCAATTGGTACACAGGAATCACCGTTTGAATCTTCAACTGCTACAGAATCATCAACAAGTGAAACATTAACCGGCGAATCATCAACGGGTGAAACATCAACAGGAACTGAAACGTCGATTTTGGGAGAATCATCTAATACAATTGGTGAACAAACCTCAATAGCTTCAACCGGTACCGAGGAATCACCGTTTGAATCTTCAACTGCTACAGAATCATCCACTGGCATCCAAGAATTAACATCTATTGTAGAAGCAATTTCATCTGCAACAGAATCAAGTTCAAGTGAAAATGGAATATTCTTTAGTGCATTAGAAGCATTAACATCGTCAACTGGAGCTTTCTAGTCTGTTTAAAATTTTCATTTTAATTTTTATACTAAATTTAAATATGATAATTGAATTTGATTGGTTTTGTAGCTTATTGTTTATTCAAAGCATGCGTAGTAAATTTCGTATAATTATTGAAGATTTAAATTTAAAACAAATGAATTTAATTTTAACAGATGAGATATTAAAACCTATGCGTGCAGGTATATGGATTCGAGCACCACCAGTTCTTGAAACAATAAGTGAATATGCATTAAAATCAAATCAATGGGTGGATAAAGCATTTGTTATTTTATTAACAGCTCACACAGATGAAACATTTGCAAATTCAATTTTTGAGGGTGAATTAGATGCTACCAAACAACTCATGTTAGTTAGGTTTCAATTATTCTTCGATTCATTTTTAAAAGGATTACATATTCAAGATAATAAATTAGTGCCATACGAAGCAACTTCATCGCGTTGTTCCCGTTCATATGGATGGATTTTATGGGAACTCAGATCTTATGCTTTACAGCTATAAAGTTATTAAAACCAACTTGATATAATAAAATGTGTCATGCAACAGATAATGATCGTTGTCCTCAAGACATCCCAGATGGATTAGATTTTAATATAGATTTAAATGAAGGAGAAAGTGACATGGAATATACAAGTGAATATTCAGACGAAGAAAGTGATACAGAATCAGAACACTCAAGTGTGGAAGAAAAAAGTGAAATTAGATATTCAAATACAAGACTTACTGTAGAATCTATGAATAGACAAAGAGAAGAATTATTAGCGCGACTTAGACTATTTTGTAATCCTAATCCTGAATTACCAGATTTTAGTAGTTTTAATACTCCTACTATTCGAACATTTGACGACGATATGGCTTATTATGCTGCGTTGTTTGATGAACAATAAACATAATTATAAACTACCTCGCGTTGTTCACGTTCATACGGGTGGATTTTATGGGAACTGCGATCTGATGCTTTACAATTATAATTAACAGTTAAACGATCAAATAAAAAATGTGTGGTCCAGTAGAAAACGATTCCGAAGTCAAACAAATTTCAGATGAATTAGAATTCATTGAAAGTGATGAAGAAACAGACGATGAAGATTCAGAAGACGATGAAGAAACAGATGATAGTCGAACAGTGATATTATTCAATGGACTGATGCAACCTGATGAAGGAGTTAGTCGGTTATTGACAAGGCATCCTCCGAATGATGAAAATTCAGAAGACGAGGAAGAAACAGACGACAGTCCACGAATAATGTCAGGGGTTAATGAATTTGTTAGTCGATTATCGACAAGAAATGATAATACTCCAACTATTGAAATTGGAATACCTGATGCCGAACGTGGCGAAGCAACAACATCTCAATGGAGAGCATTTATGGAAGAACTATCGAGTCGCATTGTTGCACCGTTATTGCGTATGGGACAAACTTCACTATTAGCAATTTCAACACCTGACGATAATGATAATTATTATGCTAATCTTCGAGAAATATTAAGTGAACAGAGAACGTCATCACAATCTAATTAATGAATTGAAAAAAACAATTATAACAAATATTTCTAAAACAACATTACAAAAATGTTTAATTAATTTAATAACGCCATCCATTTGTAATGCATGTTTCAACAAACGATGGATCTAAACGTGTTAATTTAGCATGAGTTATTGCAAGCATTAATGACAAAACTAAATCATCTTTACGTCCAACACCTTTACCACTATACACTATTTTATTTTCACCTTTAGATTCATCACTTGGTGGTATAACTATTCTACTAAAATAATCTAACTGGCCAAATAATTTCATTATATTGCGTTCAGGATTATCACTTACTAGATCTTGAGCAAAATGTAATTTTCCATCTGACATTACTTGTACTAAATCTTTTGCCATCATTTCTTTTTCTTGTGGACCTGTCCAAACACCTGCTCTACCTAAATTTTTTGGATCACGACTAACTATTTGAACACGTCCAAATTGTGATTGATTAAAATAATTTTGTAAATGATTAACAGCAAGCCATGACATATTTGCTTCAATATAAAATACCAATACAGCTTGCGAATATTGTGGCAATGCTCTTAATCCCATAATATGATCATATAACATTAACATTACGTCATTATGCAGATATGATGAGCTTCCATCTAAACCTAATATTACAACTTCATCTTCTTCCATTGCAATACTAGCAATAGTATAATCAGATGATTTACCACCACCTGCTGGATCAATTCCAATATGAATTACATTTACTGATTTCAAAAAATACACAACAATAACAATTTGAAATGAATTAATAAACTGATATGACAAATAATTAATTTAGATTTTAATAGAACTAACCTGAATGTTGAAATACATATAATGAACGTGCGTGTAAACTAGGTACATATTTTTTAAATAAATATTCACGGCTACTGGTAATAACTCCAAATAGTTCACGATTTGCTTGTTCAGGACGTGAACTTAAAATTGCTTCAGCTTTTTCTTGACCAGCCTGACTATGCCAAGCAGGAAAATTTCTTACTTTATGATCACAATGTGGATTATTTTGAAGTACACAAATATCACAACTTAATCCAACTGACATAGTATGAAACATCAATTCACCCGTTTTGGTTTTAACTTCAAATAATTGACTATAATAATTTGTTTCATCATCTGGTGTTGATATTGCTAATAGTGAAGTTTGTCCCATACGCAATAACGGTGCAACAACAACAAAAACAATTTGTTCTGGGATAAAAGCAGCTTCTTCTAGAATTATAACATTTGCACCGGTACCTCTTAATCCTGTTTAGAACAACAAACAAAAAATGACTCATCATAAAAAAGAGACAAACATAAAATATATTCCAAAGAATAATCAAACAAGCTCCCACCAGAATGAACCAGTCCAATGTGAAATAAATCCCAAACATCGAAAACGCCCATCGAGAAATCGTAACCGAAAACAGAAATTAAATAATCCAGAACACAAAGAGGAAACACAAGAAATGAAACAAACTCGTGATACTCATGTTAGTCTTAAAGAAACTCGACAAGAAATTGCCGATCAAGCTTCCAAATTATTAAAAGATTCATTGAATCCATATCCTTTAAATATACAACATATGGTCTGGCCTAATATAACTGGTGCAGGTTGTTGTATTGATAAATCGACTCAAACACCAGCTCATCTTGTTTGTGCATTTATTCCAATTGTTCATATATGTCAATCATGTGCAACACCATTTGAATGTCCAATGTTAAAGGGTAGAAAATGTTGGTGTGGTCAATTAGATCGTCATCCATATATTTATTGGTGTTCTGAACCATGTCAACAAAGAACCAAAAAACAAGTTCAAAATGGCAATTGGACAACACCACCACATCCAACACCGCGTTCATTTAACGAACTCCCTGTAAAAAATTCATAAATTGTTTAAGTTTTGTTGATTCTATTTATTATAAATTCAATTATTTTTTGAAAATGTTGCCTGTAGTATTTGTCCATCTTTATAAAGATGATTATAATAGCAAAGAAGCTGGTTCAGCAACATTTGAAGCGCTTTGTGCTTATATAGCTTATAGAGCAGTCAATGAAAAACGCACGAGACGGCAATATAGTCAAATTTTTGAAATTGCTGATGAAATAATCAAATATGCTAAAACAATTAATGAAGACGATCCAGATTCTCTGATAACAGAATGGTATGAAAATTATACTTCTAAGTATATACCAACACGCAAAACAAGACAAAGACGCGTTGAAGCACATATTGAGCCATTTGATGAAGATGATAGTAAAGATATATCTCCACGTATTGTTCCACGAAATGGTGTTCCAAATAGAGAACTAACACTTAATGATGTAACTCAACGACTTATCGAAGCAGCACCACAAGTACCAGCTGCACTCGACAGAGCTTATACAAATGTGATTTCGTTGTTTAGAAGAGATACTAGACGATTATCTGGTTCTTATGAAAATAATCAATTTGACGATGATGGTAAAAGTTTATTTATTTGTCTCTCAATCGGTTATGTTGTGTTGCTTTTAATAAGACTAAGAATGAATTGGCGAAAAAATAATCGATCGTGGAATGGACCATTTATAATCAATTATGTCGCTTACATATTTGAATATTTAACATTTATTTTTGGATTTAGTCTTGCATTCCGTACTTTTGGGTTACAAACATGGTCATTTACACATTGGACAACAGATATGTTACCTAGTGTATTACGTTCAGCAGTTAATTGGTTTGCTACTACTGTTGGAGTTACAGTTGATTCAATCATTTTAGCGGTTCAAACAGGCAGTACTTATACACTTATGAAAATTTCATCAGCAGCTACTAGTAATGCAGATTCAGTAGCAAGAAGAAGCAGACGACAAGATGTTCAAGAATTTGCTTATGAATCCGTTATACAAAGTTCTGTTAATGTTCTTACAGATTTAGACAGACGTATTAGAAACACACGTGTTCCAAATAATGATTACTTTAGAGCTCTTCAAGAATTTCGTATACAAAGAAATGAAACACTTCAAATTTTAGGAACACGAAAAGAAAGACCAGGCATAATCTACAGTATTATACAATGGTTTCGTAGTCGGGATATTGAGATAACGCCGTTTTCTATTACTATTCGACGTTCACAACGATTGGGCGATTCATACGAAAGAAATGCAGACAGAGATATAGATCGTTTGGAACGTGGAGCTGAAAGACATGAATTACCACAATTGATAAACACAGGTGAACCGTTACTACTTACGAATTCATCAGATCCTCAAATGCAATATAATCAATCACAGCAATTAATACCTTATAATCGAACGATTGAGTCCCAATATGGGAATGCATATTATGCACGATCGTCTATTGATAGTGGTCAAAGAATTGAAGAAGTAGACGAAGATGATTATAAAGAATATACAGTACGAAATAGAAAACAATGGTAATAAATAAATATATTTTCAATACTTTTAAAGTAAAATTAGATTTTGTTTAACAAATTTAATATTCAATTTTGTTAATAAGATTATATTGATTTCAATTGGCAATTTTTTAATTAATAAAAATGGCTTCAGCTACTAAAAAAGAAACAAGAGAAATAACACGATTAATATATAGACGAAGTCTAGAAAATACAAAATTGTTGATAGGTAAATTATGGAATGCTACTGGTAAACAATCTATTCCCATCGGTGCCAAAAAAGTCACAGATTTTGTTAAAGTCGTTGAAGCTATTTCAGTAGATTCAATTAAAATTAACGAGCTTCCTAAAATTGAAAACGACGATCTAGCAAAAGAGAATGCAAATAGATATGTTGTATCAAAGTTACAAAGTACTTTTATACTTCACCAATGGCCTACAAATATCTATGACAATGATGTAACAGTCATTTGGTCTTTGGCCATGTGTTTATCATGTGCTGAAGCTTTAGATCAGTTTAGTCAGAATCGTTATGATGCAATAAAAGCAGGAATAACAGATGAAAATACTTTGGATCGATATATCAAAGAAATATCTGAAGCTATGGGTTATTTTATTTTCATATATGTAGCTTTTAAATGTATTTACAATGCACCTATAGTATCACAGCGAAAATATCGTCTAGATGCAATTTTAACGTACAGTGCACAATTAAAACCCGAGTATGTAATTTTATTATCTAAGGAAAGAGCAAAACAAAGAATAATGGACGCCGCACAGGTTAAAATTGAAAATGTAAATGTGGATATTATAGTTGAATTAGACCGTTTATGGTCTCAAGTTTTACCAGATGCTGACAATAATACTTCAACTATTACAACAGCTAATCGTACTGAAACAGAAAATGAATTCGCTGAAACAACTGAAACGGATGATAATAGTGTAATTGAGCTAGACGATGAAAAGGATTCTGTTAATTTGGATTCTGTTTCAGTAATCATTGACGATCTACAGGAAGAAACCGACACCAGTTCAAACAAAAATGTATCAACACCTGTTGTAAACCGGAGTACTAATATTCCATCGTTTACAAAAGCTGCAACGCCATCAGTTACAAAGACACCCGTCGGATTTGGATCTGGTACTAGTAAAGGTTCAAATGCACCTAATCGTACTAACACACTTCCTCCTTTACAACTACCAGAAACTGCTGTAAATGAAACAAAACCCAAATCAGCACTACAGAGATTAGCAGATGGAGCAAGAAAAACGATCAAACAAATAAGAGATGTTAACCGATCACCGACATTACCATCAAAGTCAGAACAGAAAATACAGCCTTTAGTAAATCCGAATCCTTCACTTATAACAAGAGTAACACAGACGTTTGGAGGAAATCGGAATCGTTCGAAATCACAAGATTCAATAACAACACAACCAACATCTGTGTTTTCAACAGTGGTATCACCAGAAGATGCAGCAAGTCTTAAGCATCCACTTGAAGAAATGACGACAGCTGATTGGGACAGTTTATTTGCATTTATTGCCACTAGAGCTAGTTAATACTGATTTTGAATCTAAATCTTACCAACCAATTTAACGTCTCAAAAATATCAGCAGATCATGACTTTTTTTAAAAAAATCTAGTATAGCATGACTTTTTCGTATAAATCAATTTTGCGTGGTTCTCACAATTCAAACTTTCCAAAATGTTGGACAAATTTCATGAATGGTTCGTTAAACACCAACGTACTATTGACTTAGCATTCTTTTTATTTTATTGTGAGTTTGTTGTTGGGTATTGTTGTATTTTGATATACCTGATTTACACAGAAAGATCAGATAAATTACACTTTGGTTTGTGTATTTTTGGTCTTATAATGACTGTTGCGATAGCAACTTATACAATCGAGAAAAGAATACGTAGAAATCGTGAATAAACAGACACCAACCATAGAAAATGTTGTCTGATATTATTGACAGTGTATGTCGTTTTGTTTTTGACGTTATAGTTGCTATGAGTGTTAGTTCCATGCTTCTCACATTAGCACAAAAATTACCCAAAAAGTGGGGGGATTTAATACTTCTGGCTTATGCTACTATGTGTATTGTATTGACTGTCAAAGGAATGATCAAAGCTCGCAAAGAAAGAGAATTTTATAATAATCACGAACTGATAGAAGTTGACATGTTAGAAGATTGAATTTTCAATAATCCTCGACAAATAGTTAATTTAAGTATTATGCTTTCATTTTTAATGTTTCAATTTTTAAGAGACAAGTAAAACTAAAAACTGAAAATAACATTACAAACATAAATAAATGGATAATAAATAAACTAAAAATGAATAGATCAAACATTACTGTTAGCATCAAAAATTATAATAATGTATGTGGACGTTTTTCTTCAGTTCGTTTCAATATTACAGAACGTTGACGTTCAACTCGAATATACATATCTAATACTTTACGATCAACATTAATCCGATTTGTATTTTGTTCTTTTATGAACAATCCACCATCTCTTAGTACACGTAAAATATTTGAATATGTTCTTAATGAGTCTTCATGCATAATACGATTTGTTGGCGCATGTTGATCAAGATGTTCGTAAATGATTGCCTTTCTCCACACTTTTGGTTCCATTAAATAAGGTCTTAAATGTGTATTATAATAAATCTGTGCTTCACTACATAATGTTTTTGGTGCAACTAAATGATAATTTTCATCCATATATTTCAATAAACCTTGTAAATGTTGATTATCAGCAGCATCATATTTTGATTGTGAAACACGACATAAAAAACACCATTGTGGATCATCCGTATATTCATCATCAACAGTTGAAAAATCAATATCTTGCATACAATATGGTTGCCATTCTTCAATTGGTTGTTCGACACCTTCTTCACCAGCAGCATCTGTCATTAATTGTTCATCGTTATACTCAATTGCTTCATCAAACTCCCCAGTATTATTACGATTTGAAAAACGTGGCATTTTTGTATTAAAAATTTAAATGATTAATAACCATCTGAATGTTTTAAATCGTACGTTGAACTTATATATTGATGATTTAAATTAGAACGTGGTTGAATCACCGTTGGGATAGATTTTGAAAATTTATTAATAATTCGCGATGATGCATTACTTATTCTAGACTTTTCAGTGGGTTTACTATAAGTTTTTGAATTAGAAATAGATGAATGTTTACGTGAATGACCAACACCGTACATTCGCCATAAAAACCAACAGATTGCTAATACAATAACTAAATTACAGGTAAATGAGACTATAAAAGCGTATTTCCATATGTTTACTGAATCGTCTTTTTTTATCGCAATTGGATTGGTTTGTTCGATTTCAGCTGAGGTTGAATTTGTTGAATTATTCATTTATTTTAATTTCAAATGATTAAAAAGTAATTTGATTAAAGTAAATCAAGTATTAGTGATTCATGATTGTGTTAATATATTAAATAAGTAATGGTTATAGATTAAATTAAAATATTCAAATAATTAATTTATTTTTTTCAGATTAAAATGGCATTAGAATTATTAAAAAGACTTCAAAACAAGGATGGTTATGTAAATTTAAATTTACGTAATGATATTTTAATTCGTGATTATCCACAAGAGAGAATTTTAAAACAAAACATCTCAAATATTGATTCTTATCGATTGAGTAAACAATATTTTAATAAATTTAAAGATGTTTCCAAAGTAAATAATATTTATAGAGAGTTATTTTTTGAAGTATGTGATGTTGTAGATGCTACTATCAAAGAAGAAGCTAAACAACAATTAACTAGTAAATTTTACACGAACGAATTAGAAAAACAAGCGGATTCACTAAAAAATCGTTCATTTGAAGAAATTGAAAAAGAAAGTGGAATACTACAAGCAAAAAAAACTACTACATATCAAGATCTTGGTTTGAATGTGAATGGTGTGAACCCTAAATTAAGACCACCGATTAAAGATTTTGCAATCCAATGTGAAAGGATTAAAACAAATGAAAATCAATCACGTGCAGAATTTCGTGAATCGATTCAATATTTTGTCACAACCAACGAAGAAAAACAGCAACAACAAAAAATCGAATATGAAATATTGAATTTTAAAATAAAACAATCTGGTGGATCAAATCAATTAAATGATTTAATCAATCAAACAATAAACGATTATGAATTATCAAATATTAAAGATTTTTTTAATGTAAAATCATCAAATCAAAATAATTCATTTTTAATAAATGTTTATGATAATGAGAATATTCCATTTAATATTAATTCATTATTATCAATTATACCATTGGAAATTACTGCAATTGATAATTTATACAGATGGGATAATGAAATAGAAGATGAAAAAAGATCTGATCAAGAAAAAATACCCCAAGAAAGTATTAATTATTTGTTATATTTTACTGCTAGTGTTTCTTGTTTACTTGATGCAGAATTAATGGACAGAATTAAAATAGTTCATGACATTGCCGAAAAATTATTGTTGTACTCGATTTATGCTGGATTAACTCAAACTGCAGTTGATTTGAATGATATTATTACAAAAACTGAAATATGGTTGAATGCTGCACCATTTGTTATAAAATCATGGCAAATATGGCATAAAATGATCTATGAGCAATATCAAAACTATTCAAATGAAAATTCTGAATCAGATGAGAAAAAAGAAGAATTAACAGTACATCAAAATGAATTGTATTACATTGAAATTTTTGCTTTGTTGGGATTAAATATTAGTATACAAACAGAGATGTTAACAATTCGTAAATTTTTAGATGGAAAAGTTGCATATTATCATAATTTAATACAGACACTCACAGATGATATATCATCTCAAACAGATCCTTTACAAACTAGCTCAATGCGTGAATATCTCGTAGAACAAAATATTGCTAATTACAATGCATTATTAAAAACAGTTAGTGCTTCAAGAGTATATGATGAAAGTCTTAATTGGTATGGTGAAATATGTATTAATAATTATGATTTTATTGGTGCTGAAATGTTTTTACGTTTATTGTGTTATTCAAATGAACCAATTGATTCATGGATTATGGGCAGACCTCGTAATTTACCATTAAATACTGATATGTCTACTGAATTCGATGAAATTCCAAATGAATTAAATGTTACTTCATTATCTGAAAATTCACGTTTATTCATTAAATTAAAACGACGATTAAATCGTCAATCACAATTTGAAAATCCAACTGTTAATAAATTAATAAATCAAACACAAAGAATTGTTTCCAGTTCACGCCCGTTGACTCGTTTTAATCAATATGTATTATGGTATGGTTCATCTCAATTTGGATTTTTACGTGTATTACATGAAAGTTTTTATTTATATTCAATTATGGCTAAACCTGATTCACCTATGAAACGAAATCTTTTAATGAAATTTTTAAGACCATTATACGATGAATCAAATCTAAAAACTATAGAACCCAGAAAAATTAATGATTTGTTTTTAACACTGAACGAGCAAAATTTTATTTATGATGGAAATTTTGAGTCGTATTTTGAAACTTTTTTACCTGGTTCAATTGCTGAATGGCGATTTATTCTCGATGATTTAAATAAAATTTCTCAGCTGCAAAAGTCTTATATTGGTGATTCATTCTTTTCGGATTATGTTGAAATTTTTTTAGATCAGTTGAAAGGTTTAAAAACTGACTGGAAACATATCAATTGGCAAGAACGTTTAGTAGATGGTTATTCTACTGTTGTTTTACCCTTTATCGATAATAAAGATGAGTCTAAAGCAACATTTCAAAATGTTTATAATAAACTAAAAGATGAGAGCAAGAGATTGAACACAACTACTTCTCATTCTACAGTTAAAATTTCAGCAGCTGCCAAAAAATTTATAAATGAAATGCAACCTAAATTAATTAAATTACTTAATCACGTTGCTGAATTACAAATGTTAAGTGGAAATGTCAATGCATCTGTTCAGTGGTTTGAAAATAAATATAAACCACAGATGTTTTTTGACAAAGCTTATGATATCAATGAAGGAACTGCATATTTTGATTTAATTGATGAAATTAACAAATCAATGAAACTGATTAATAAAGTTCAACTTATTGTAAAAAGATTAGTACATGCTGGATTTCATTTATTATTGTATTATAATGATCAAAATATAGATTTAACTGAAAAGGAACAATGTTTTAGAGCACTCTATGAACTTGATCTGATATTAAATGTATATCATTCATGTATCTGGCAAACAAACAGAAGTTTAATTGTATTATATTCATCAAATATAACATTAGATACTGCTTTACGTCACACACAAGATTTAAAATTCTGTACAATTTATTTGATGAATACATTTTATTATAATATAACTGGAAATTTGCATGATATTATTAACTTTAATCGATTGCGCACACGGAAAAAATCATCTAAAATAACTAATGATCTAAATGAAATAATTAATAAATCAAATTTACCATTAGCAAAAATTTTTGTTACTGAACGTCAGACTAAACCACCATGGGTTAAAAGTATAGATTTATCAAGTGATAACGATGAAAAACATAAACAATTAAAAATTATATATGATCGATCTCAAGAGGCAATTAAATTAAATGATTCTATAATTAAAACTGAGAATTCGGATGCTCCAAATTTAATTCATCAACTAGAAGTTACACGTCAAACTTATAATTATGCATTAAATTATTATAAACGACATCCATGGCATTGTGTTCAACAATATATGCTCAGAAAATTTGCAAATGCACTTGATAAATTACGATTCGCAGAAAGCGAAATTCACAGTGCTGAATTAGATCTTATAGTGTTTGATTATGATATTGATTATATCGAACAATCTAAATGGAATCAAGAAAACGAGATAAAAGACGGCGAAGAAAGAAATAATAAAATAATAACAAAAGATCTAAAATTTTGGAAAAAGGAAAGAAGTGCGCATTTAAAAAGAAAAACAGACAATGAATATATTATAAAAGATTATCCAAATTTTTTATATAATTTAAGCCGAAGTTTGAATGCATTAGATATAGAATTATGCATAGAATGTGATAAACTAAAACATGTAAATCGGTATACTCCAGAATTTATTAATCAAATGAATGAAACTACGATTGAAGATCTAATTGAACAGTTAAAAGAAGACACACTAAATTTAATAGAAATTAATAAACAGATAAGTGATTTATTTGATGTTTTAAAAACAAAATCCGAATCAATTAATTCATTAAAAACAGGAGAACAAACAGATATTGATTTAACACAAGTTCAAGATGATCGTTTAATAGATAATACAATCGCAGAAGAAATTTTAACAAATATTCGTAATACTTTAGAGATAAAGGAAACAGAAAATTCTCAAAAGGAACGAAAGAGACTATTTAAGAAGATCAATACACATCCTGAATTGGACGGTGTTGGTTCAGATACAGAAGATGATGATGCATATGAAGAACCATTAGCAGAGGATTTATCTGACCAAGAATTAGAAGAAAATGAACGAAAGAATAAAGCAAGAGAAGACATTGAATATGAACGATCTGATTCAGATAAAGAAATAAAGTCTCTGTATTTTCAATTTGCGTCAAATATTACAAAATTTATTGGAACACGTATTATTAACAATGAATATAAATTTACTAGACCTTTAACAAGTGATCAGAATGGATTATCAGAAGATGAAATTAAAAGAATTAAACTTGATATAGACAATAATGTTGTCGAGCGTATTGTTTTAGATTGGACAGGTTCAATAGATATACGATTGAAAGATACACAGGAAATGGAAAATAATATTGAATTTGAATCGGATGATGAATTTGAAGATGACAATTTGAAGCCATTTAATAAAATTATCGAAGATCGTTTACGCGTGTTAAAACTAAAAAAGAACGAAACCAGAGATACAGTGATAAAAAAGCAACCTGAAACTACTTTTAAAAATGTTAAAACTGAAATACCGACTCTTATATCTGTTGATGATATAAAAAATGAACAAATTAGTCGATTTAAAGTGAAGGAAGAAAATTCGAATCAAATTAATGAAAATAAAGAAGAAATAGAAAATACAGATGAAAGCGAATATAATGAAGATACAGAAAATTCACGGATAGAGGATTATATTTCTCCATTTACAAATAAATTAGAAAATTTCAATGAATTATCAGATACACAAAAGACTGTGATTTTAAATGAATTTTCAGAAAAGATTTCATCATATACAGATAAAACAGCTGAAAATTTGTATTATTTATATCGTAATTATAAAACTCAATTAGAAAATTATATTAATGTAGATAATAAATCACGGAACACAACACAAATTGTTATTAGTGTACAACAAACAATACCAGAGCCGACTAAGAAACGTAAATCTACAACTAAACAAGTACCAAAAACTATAAAATCGAATGCATTAAGTTATATGCCTAATACATCAAGTAATCAAGTAGGAAAACCCAAAGCTCCTCCAGCACTGCGTAATTTAGTTGACAGTTGGTTTAATGATACGAATCCTAAAGACACTAAAAAACCTAAGACTGGTTCTTTTTTTACTTCTGGATTTATAGAGAAATTTAATCGATTGCTCATTTAAAATGTTTCATCATCAAGTTCATCCTAGTACTTTACTTGAATTTCAAGAAAATGAACAAGTAAGAGAAGGACTTGAGAATATTGCAAAGACACTGGATGTTTCAGATGAAAATTTACATGATTCATTGTTTACTGAATTTGTTATTTACAAAAACAGTTGGAAACCAAATAAACCAGAAAAACGTAGAGAAGTTTTAAAACATCTTATAAGATTATCATATTTTGGTGAAAATAATAAACAAAATGAAAATGTTGTAATAAATTTAATTGCTGATGAAATAATTGCCTCGAGAACAATAATGGCTGCTTTATTAAAAGAATTTAATAATATTACACCTATGGAAGGAGAAACAGAACCAAATGTATTATCTCTTAAACAATTTGGTTTAGCTTTTATTAAAATATTTACAATAGTACGAGATCAAAAAGCACTCGAAGCAATTAAAACTGGAGAACCGATAGAAAATAATAAAGATACAGAAAAAACAGATACTCCAAAATGGGAAAAAGATTATAATAAACGTGCAAAAACAAATACGGAAGAAATGGAACGTGTTAAAGATCCAAAAGTATTAAAAAAATTTAAAGGTCAATGTCAAAAAACATTTGATTATAGAGAAATATTTCCAGATCAAAACATTGATGAAAATCAATTACAAGATGAACGTGTAAAACGTTTAGAGCAATTATGGAGCAGAATTACAAATGACGATGAAAAAATGACAGAAGAAGCTACAGAATGGAGTTTAGATTTAATTAGTCGTAGAATTGCTCAAGATGATGATGATTCATTAGATGATGTTTTAAATAAAGGATGGCGTGACATTGCTGCAATTATTATTTTGATTTGTATATTTTATCATTATAGTGGAAATGAAGACTATCAAAATTATTATAAAAGATTATATGAATTGAATGGAGATTTAAGAAAATTTCCTTCGGTTAAACGAAAATCACAGTCTGAACCAATTAATACTCCGAGTAAGAAACCAAAGCAAACCATAACACCAGAAAACAATGAAGTAGAATTACCACCTTTAGTCAATGATGATATTAATGAATCATCAAATCAAACAAAATCAAATAATAATGTTACACAAAAACCTAAATATTACACGGTATCAGATAATGAATCATCTCCTGAATTTATTGTAATCGACGATGAACCCAAGACGCTTTCGCCACGCTTTCCTGATATTTCTGCTGGATCTACTGGAGATAATCGAAACGATGAATCTGAATCAGATACCAAAATAAATTGGATTCTTCCTTATAATCCTTTTGAACAAGAAGACTCACAAGGATTAATGACTAAAGATCGTAAAATTGATACAAAACTAAGTGATAAATTTTTAACACATGCTTGGACAGCAATTGGGAAACAAGGAAAACCATCTGGACGTTTTAAAACATTAGCAAGACAAGCAAAAACAGAATCACAACTGACAAATGTTTTAAGTTTATTTCAAAAAGGACGCGTGAGATTCAATGAAGCAATGGATACAACACATGAGTACATAGATGATTTATTTGAAAAAGTTCAAGATACAGTAAATGAAAAAATAGATACAGCTGAAAACTATATCAAATCAAAAACAGGAAAAAATAAAAAAACAAGTGACACTGAAGACTACGATGAATCACCGAAGCAAAAAACACGAAAAAATAAAAAATCAAAAGAGAGAACAAAACGAAAAAATAAAAGACTTTCTAAATTAATGAGTCATTTAAATTTATCAGATAATGAAAATTGAATTTTTAAGCAAGCATTTTAAATTTTAGTTAAAAACATAATAATTTTCTAAAAAATTCGAAATCACTTAGTGCTAAGTCTATGATATTCAGTGTTACAAATTTTTGAAATATAAGAAACAATAAAATAAGTAACAATTGCAGTACCACACACAGCTAATGGTCCTTTTAAAAATGAATCAACAACTTGTCCTTTGTCAAATTTGTCGAATTGAACATCAATAATTTGAACAATTGGTGTTCCATCTGTTGAATTTTGAAAAACTTGAATTGTGAATGATGCTAAACCAACAAATGTATTATCATCCACAGTGTTTAATTGTAATAATTTACGTGCTGAACCAGGTGAACCATCTGGATTTGGTAATCCTACACGATAATGTAATTGAAATTCATAACCATTGGCTGGCATCAAAGTTGTTAAAATAGATGAAGGAATACTAAAACCATCACAGCCGCGTATATTATCACATGCTGGCATTGTTTGACAACTACCAGCTATCCCGCAACCGTCATCATATGCATTTTTAGTGGTATACAACACATTTGGCGCTAAAGATACCCAATCTAAACTTAATCGTGTTGAAGTTGTTAGTCGTCTAGCTAAACGATCTAATGGATAAATTGTTACATTTCCAGGTTTAATTTCTAATCTTAAATCTAAATCTAAATTATTCGATGCTGGTAATAAAATTAATACATTGATCGGTTGAGAACTAAATAAATTACCATCAAAATATGTTGTATTTGTTGTTACACCACTTGAGAATAGATCTTGTAATGGAATATAAGTATTCGCTGCACTAGTTGGTGTTGGTAAAAATCCACCTATTGCTTGAAATGGATTTGAAGTTACTGAAGTTGACAAAAAATCATTTGTTTGAATATTAGCAGTTACAACAGATGCTGTATTGTGTGGTGTTGGATTTGATAATACACAACTTAAACTTGACGAATTTGCTGGGCAAACATATATATTCAAATTAACAGTATGAACACCATCTAATGCAGTTGGATACTGTAATGACGATGATCCTAAATCAGTAATTCTATCGTTGACATCTGAATAACTACATTTTGCAAATGCTGCACCATCACTTGTTAATGAACGACATCTTGTTTGTGTAACAAATTGATAATTACATGACACAGTTGATGTTGAACATCCAAGTGATTGAAATGCTATAACTGAATCACCATAACAATTTGAACCACTAGGAATAATTAAATCACTAATGTTTCTTGGTCCAACAACATCATTTGGATTAAATTGATCTAGAATACTTAATTGCCATGTAATACGTTGACGTGCTTTATTAGCACCACAATCACTTGGTATATAAACTACTTCAATTGGGAATGCACGTTGATGATATGGTGCTGTTGTAGCAATTGATATTTGTCCAGTTGTTTGTAAAAATATATCAAATTGTTGAGATGTTTGTGTAAATGCATTTTTAATACCACGTTCAATATATGAAACAGGAATTGAATAAATTCTACCACCATCAACATCTGTTAATTGAATACCACGATTTGGACATTGTGCATTTATACCCGTTACATTAATTGAAATTGAATATGTGAGAGTATGACCATCTGTTACTACAGAATTCACTAAAACAGCTGGTCCAACTTTTGCATAACCAAAATATGCATGTAAAATTGGATCTGTAAATTGAAATTGTGAAAAATTAGCTGTTAAATAAGAAGGTGAATAGGGTGTCCCGATAAACGATGATGGACCATTAACACCTAAATTATCAAAACTTGAGCAAAATGGAGATTCAACAGTCGACCAAGATTGAATACCAACTCTTGGTGATAATATTTCAATAATTGGCCATTGTGGTTGATGTGAATTTTGAATTACATTTGTTTGAATTTGTAACGTAAACATTAAATTTGATGGATTTACTTGTGGATTTAAAAATACTGCATTTTGTGCATATGAATTATTATTTATATTTGATATTACACCTTGATTTGTTATCGTTGAACATGTTTCTAATGTTGAATCAAATACGCAAGCATGATAAGAACATGCTGGATCAATTATTCCTTGTCCATATGGATCAGCTTGTAAAAATGCTGTATTTGCCCAATATGAACATGAAAAAGCCCAACGACTTTGTGATAATGATTCTAAACACCGTGAAATATAAGGATCATAAAAACAACCAGAATTCATACAATTTGCAGAATTTGTTTGTGATTGACATGTTCCATGAGGAGTAGATGAACATGAATTTGCAGTAAAATCCCAATAACAACCATCATTACGTGCATCATAACCAATACAATTAATAACTGAACGTCCGGTACATGTTACTTGAGCTTTTACTTTATAACTAATAAAATAAATTAAAGCTAATAATCTTAATGTTATATGAAACATTTTTAAAAATTTTATAATTGATTTTATTTCAAAATAAACACATATTCGAATACAACCACTAAAGATTTAAACATTTCATTTAATTTGAAATGAGGGAAACTTGCGTAGTTATTATTATGGCAGTAGTATTTTTATTATTTTTTTCTATTCTCATTTTTGTATTATTAACAAAAAAATAATTAAAATTTAAAGACATTAACAGAATGTCTAGATACATATGAAAGAACTAAATAAAAAAAAATACAACTAAGAATAACTGGTAGATTACCTTTTAAAAATGTTTGTTTGGATGAACCTCCATTTGTGAAAGCATATTGTAACCAACTTTCACAGACAAATTGTAATGATGTTTGATTGAATTGTGAGAAATCAAATTCAATAGCTGAACAATTACCTGTATTATTGCTTAAAACTATAGGTGGTGTTATGAGATGCAAATTAATTATAAATGAATAAATATCACGCCTTTCAATAGTTGTATCATTACTTGTTTGTAATAAACGTCTTGCTATTGGTGTTGTTTGTTGTGTCGGTAAATGAATTTCATAATTCAATGTAACTGAATATCGTGGTGCAGGCATTAATGTATAAAGTGCCAGTGCTGGTAAAGTAAATCCATCACATCCTAATATTCCATTACATGCTGGTAATGATTGACATAATCCAGTTACACCACATCCTTGATCAAAATCTGATTTTGTAATATATTTTAAACTTGATCGAAATTCATCATAATTTAAAACTGTTTTTCCATTAAATGTTTGATGTACAGCATTATATGCATTAATTAAAGGTGTTCCGTCTGTTGTTAATGCTGTAATATATGTAGATGCAATAGATGTTTTAATTCGTAAAGTGTATAATTGACGTGCTGATACTTGCATTAAGGCTGTGACTGTAATATCATCCGTAAGTTCAAAACTTAATAAACCTCCAGAGGTAGCATTAGCAGGTGAATTTGGTATAATTAATGAATTTGGATCTGCTAAATTATCCGAAGCTGTTTTTAAAAATCCTGATTGAACAAAAAATCCATTTCCTGATGTTGATGTTTCACTTGAAGATGAACCAATAATTTTGGCTGAAATTATATCCGGATAATTATTTAAATCCTTTGAAACAATACGACATAATGACATATTTGTTTCATATAATGGGCATAAACGTCGATAAACAAAAAGTGTATGTAATGCATCTAATGCACGTGGATATGCAATATTTGTACCCATATCCGCAATACGATCATTCATGTAAGAATATTCACATAAATTAAATGTATCACCTGATGGTTGTAATTGACGACAACGGCTTTGAATTGTTATGGTTTGTTTACAGATAGCATTATAAAGATCACAATTAACAGTTGAAAATCCAATATTTGCCAATTGATCTCCATAACAATTAACTGGACCAGGATCACTGATGGGTGAACGAAATAAAATATCAGATGGTAGGAATACACCAATTCGAATTGTAGGATCAAATACATTATATGTTTGAAGTTCAAATGTTAATTGAATACGACCTTCATCATCAGCACAATTAGTGGACGGTCCTTTTGGATATTGAACATTGGTTGGATAAGCAGTCATGCCATAAGTGGATGATCCTCCAATAATTGCAACACCAGTTAATGGAATTGAAATTCGATATGTTTGAACAACTTGAGCAAATAAATTATTGGTTGAATGTTGAATATATGAGATTGGAATTGTGTAAATTCGACCATTTGCATCATCTGTAAATTGTGCACCTCGAATTGAACATGAACTTGTAGCATTCAACAATAAAATTTTTAATTCAAATATAAAATTGGATCCATCATATGAAACACTATTAATTATTGAATTATGTTGAATAATTGGATGACCCAATGATTTAGAGAGAGTTTGACCAATAGGTGTCGATAAATCAAAATTAAAATTTTTATTTATTTTAATTGAATCAATTAAAGCTTGTTGAGTTTCTGTGACATTCACAGTTGTAGTAAATGGTTGAGGATTTGGAGCTGTTGGATCAAAACTTGAACATTCTATATTTGATTGTTGATTCCAACTACTGATATCATTGACAGGAAACAAAATTTGAAATATTGGATGTTGTGGTTGAATTGGAACTTCAGTTGTATATTTAAATGGTATTACAGCAAAAACACTTAATAATTGATCTTCAGTATCAACAGTTGCATTTATAAATTGAACTTGTGTATTCACAGTTGTGATATAACCATTTCCATTAACTTGTGATGTTTCATTTTTATTAATTGAATTATCAATTGTATTTTGACATAATCTTAATTGATTATTCCAATAACAACCATGATAAGCACATGCAAGATTTGTATTGATTGTATTAGCATACCCAGTCCAATAATCACATGGAAAAATATGATTAACTTGTGGTAATGATGCTAGACATGTTTGTAAATATAAATCCCAAAAACAATAAGCATCATTACAATCGGATTCTAAACGATTATTTTGACATATATCATTAACAGTTGATGAACAGATACTATGTGGAAAATCATATTCACAAAATGTCGCATTAAAATAATTATTTAAACAGTTTTGTGCATTATATGAATTACATGTTGCTTCATCTACTATTTGACTATTAACTGAAACAATAAAAACAAACAAATAAATTAAACAGATAAACATTTTTAAATGATTTTAACATTTATATAAACAATTTTAAATCAACAATAAATATATTTCTAATATTTAAAAATTTTTGTTATCGAATTAAACACGAACTGATGTCTTTACTATACTTGATAAAATTAAATAATATAAAAACCAAAGGAAAATTAATGGAAGGATAACATCAAATATAGCATAATGAATTTCATGAATGGATTCTGATTGTAAACCATATTCTTCTATTAAAAATTGTTCTCTTAATTGGTTAATATCACAATCAGCATTATCTGTTTCTGGTATTATAATATCAAAATATAAAAAACCAACATGTTCTTGTGGTATTGGAGTTTGTAATAAACGTCTATAAGGACCACTTGAAGATTGTGTATTAACTTGATAACTAATTGAAAAACGATAACCATTCGCAGGCATTAATTGTTTTAAATATGCAACTGCTACACTAAATCCATCACATCCTGGAATTCCATTACATGCAGGTAATAATTGACAATGTTGAGTTATAGTACAATTTTGATTGTAATAATCATTTTTAATTGGATTCAATAATCCAGGACGTATTTGTTGATATGTCAATTGTGAATAACCACCTGTATTAAGAAACGGTTGACCAATTCCATTTAATGGTGTTATAAAAAATTGACTTGATGAATTCATCATTCTTAGATCATATGCACTTTGAAGTGTGGATGGTAATAAAATAATAGGTGTGATAGCTTGTGTTGTAAATAAATTAGTATCATTCGTTTGATTTAAATTATAATTTGTTATACTTGCAATCGTTGAGGTTGGTGTTGATAAAAAAGCAGTTTGAACATTCCATGGATTGTAACCCTGAGATGAATCTGGATATTGCAATGTTGAAATATAACTTTTAATTTCATCGGGATAACCATTTACAGTATTTACAACTAACATGCATAAAGAATCATCTGTACGAGTCCGTGGACAATTATAAATATTAACAAAAAATCGATGTAAACCATCTAAACCTGATGAATAATTACCATTAATACCAACATCATGAATTTTATCTGTTTGATTAGCATAACTACATAAATTAAATCCTAAACCATCAGGTGTTATTTGATGACAACTACTTTGAAGTGTTACAGTATAATAACACGCATAATTTGATGAAATACAGCCCTGTTTTTGAAAATCTACAATTTTATCACCATAACAATTTAATATTTGACCTGGATATTGTGTTGATGTTAATGAAATATCATTAATGGTACGTGGACCAATTTCACGTGTATTATCATAAATATTATTTACAATAATTTTCCATTCAATTGACATGTATGCACTACCAGTTGAACAATTTGTACGTGGAAATGTTGTTTCGATGGGAAATCCTTCTAATAAATAAACAGTGGATGAAGTTATAATAGCTGAACCAGTCGTTGGTATATCCACAGTGAAATATTCAACGTATTGACTATAACCTTGAGATGATTGTTCAATATATGAAATTGGAATTGTATAAATTGTATCAGTACCACTAATTTGTTTAGTTGCACCATAAGCACCACATGTTGAAACTAATGCTTTTAAATCAGCTTGAAATGTAAATTGTAATCTAGTTGAACCTACTGACATTGTAACTAACGAAACAACTGAATTACTACCAGTACGAGGAGAACCAAAAATGGCTTGTGCAGCTCTTCCAACTGGATCACTACTATTAAATGTTAAATTTTTATAAGCTGAAACCCAATTTATAGTATAATTTTTAAGTGTTGCAGCTGAATATGGGCTAGATTGTAAAACAACTGGTGTATTATTTACATAGTTTAAATTAAATGTTGAACAATTGATGGGCATTGTAGTCAAAGCTGATAATAAATTGATTCTTGAATCTAAAACTGCAATATAAGGCCATGCTGGATCTAATGGCCATACGGACGCTGGATGTGCACTTGTAGGAAATGGTATACTAACAGTTAAACGTAATGTAGATGATGGTATAACAGTTGCTGAACTAAATATAACATTGTTTGCATAATTAATTGTGACTGTTGAATTATCCACTGTGGTATCAATATTTCTTGTAGCTGAACAAGTACCACCATTTATCAATACACAACCGTGATAAGCACATGCTTGTGTTCCAGCATATTGTGATTGTTGTGACCAATAAGAACATGGAAATACTTGATTTACTTGATTAATATTATAAAAACATTGATTAATATATGGATCCCAAAAGCAAGATTGATATGGACATTCAGCTTGAGATCCTTTACTTAAGCATAAATCATAAGTATTTGTAGTATAACATTTGCCTGATGTAAAGTTAAATCGACAATCTATACGTGGTGGAACAGCACTTAAACAATCTGTAGGATATAAAGTTGAACAAATATTAACACAATAATTATAATTATTTGTCTGAAGAGTACAAGTTGGTTGTGAAGTACAACCAACTGTATCAAAGAAATATTGCCAACATGCATTTGGTGCACCAGTTTGACATGATGATCCATCGAAATGACAACAACAACGATTATTATAACAATTTTGTTCACTTAATCCAGGACATACTACTGCATCGACTGAATTATTTGATAATTTAAACAAAAACAAAAATAAAAAAATTAAAAACATTTTTGATTGTTTTAAAAACACTTATAAATGCAGAGTATAAAATAATAACTTAATTATTGGTACAAACATAAACTTTAATTTATTTATTGTATAAAAAATCAAAGTTTCGATAGTTGTTTATTATCATTATTTATTCTTTTAACAATCGGTGTAACATCATGAGTCATTAATACTTTATAAACATTTGGTCGAGTTGTTGTATCTCGAATTACACTTAAATGACAGTGTCTTTGAACGATTCTTATAGCTTTTCGGAAAACAGTTTCATTAAACATATCATCAATTTGAAATATTGCAATAGCTGGATAACTTTTCGCAGTACGACGAGCTTTTAACATTTTTTCCACGTAAAATCTTAAATTATCATTACTACTATTTTGACGTGAACAATATATCAATTGATCATCAGGTAAAAAATGTCTATTTCTCATTGTTTTAGAATGATAGTGCTTTACAAATGAAATTTTAGAATCTAAATATTTTAAAATTTTTCATAAAAAACTATTTAAAATTAATTTATCATGTAACATTTCATTATCTGGCATTGCATGAATTAAATGTTCTAATAATTTTGCATCCGGAAGTGCTAGATGTTTTTGTTTTAATTCTGGATTATTCTTATAATCTTTAATATAAATATTTGATAATGTATTTAAATCTAATTTAGCATAAGGTGAAAAACAATAACATTTTTTGATTATTTGTTTGCTGCATCTCACAGAATTACCTCGTGTTATATATTTCTCATCAGAAAATAAATCGTCACATTGATTGAATAAATATCCAAGTTTACTCTGAATATCATGTATTATAAGTGTAATTCGCAATCGTAATAGTTCTTTCCAAGATGTTAACCAATCTTTAAATAATGTTAAACCTGAAGAAGCATCAGGTGCATTATCTAATTCATCGTCAGAAATAGGACACTCACCTAATACGTCAGCGCTTTCAAAAGGTTTCAATAAACGTTCAAAATCGATTGACGGGAATTTGTCTTTTTTAGAATCATACAATTTAAGTTGATTTTTGTCGACAGTAGCACCAATTTGAATTATTTGATCTGTATCATGTGCAACATATGCGAATTTAAATTCTACATAAATAAACAATGGATCATCCTTATTAAACTTCATTTTAAAATTTAAAAATTCGAGTAATTATGGTTCAATTGACCTTTCAAACTTCAATATTTCACTTTCTAAATTAAAAATTTTAAATAAAACTTACTTTTTAATATCATATTAATTGCATTTTTGGTAGTACGGAAAATCATGTTTCGACCCCCGAAAAACGTATGATTCGTATGATGCGTATGATCCGTATAGCCACTTTTGGAAAAAAAATGAAAAACGCAGATATTATTTTTATAGCCGTTGAGATTGTCCCACCATGAAAATATCTGTTTCTAAAAATATCTGTTCCAAAGTGAGAGTCTATGCCCCACCATAAAACGTAAAATCCTGCATCACCCCCTATTTTACGTATGATTCGTATGATGCGTATGATTCGTATAGCCACTTTTTGGGAAAAAATGAAAAACGCAGATATTATTTTTTGACCGACTAGATGCTGCAAGCCCGATCGGGTATAAAAATGTCTCTAAGTTTCAGCGATGCGTCTAAGACGAAAATATCTCTAAGTTTCAGCGATCAAGCTCACTAATTTTAATAAAGATATTTTATTCTAAAAATTTAACGTTTAGTCTTTAACGGCACAATAAAACCATAATACGAAACATAAAAACATTACGAACGATAGAATTATTGAAAATAAAAATAATTCAACTTCAAGAGTCATATTTAAAATTTACAAACACATTCGAATCACTGTTGTTGCTGGTGGTGTTGTTAATAAAGCTAACACTGTTTCTGTTGCTTGTGGATCAAATTTAACTGGTATTTCTGTTGTTCCTGTTAAACATGGAGATTCATCAGATGTTCGATTAGTACATGGAACATGACCCACAGATCTTGATCCACATATATCAACACGAGCACTAAATCCTTGACTTCCATATTTATTTGGTAGATTAATCATCGCAAATCCAGTAATTAAATGAGGTTGTAAACTAGCAGCTGCACATAATTGATATTGTAATAGTGATGTTTTATTAGTACCAGTTGGAATCCAATTTACATATGCTTTATCAAAAGGTGTTGCAAAATCATCACATCTTGTAAACAACATTGCTTGTTGTAATAATGAACTACCGCCTGTACTACCATAATGAGTATTATTTGCTCGCTGTTCAGGTGATATATGAATTGTTGTTGTGTTTACGCTATGACCTGGAGCATTTGGTGATGCTTTTGGAACATGACGCGGTGGTCCTCTAATTGGAAATATAACTTTTGGTGATGATAATGGAGGAATGTCACCAGCTGATCTTGCTATATTAAAAGCATCAAAACTTGTTTCAGCATCTGTTATTTGATATATTGCAACAATTAAAAATCCAAATGCGAAAATAAAATGTTTAAAATTCATTTTCTTTATTTGAACAATTAAAAGCTATTAAACTATTTGTTTATTAAATTAATGAATAACGAAAAGTCTTTATAAATGAATTAACCTAATTCAATGTTTGTTAATGGTTCGTTTATAATTTCTTGAATTCTAATACTATCACTATTGGGATTATGAAATTGAAGTTTTGAAAATGATGGATTCTGATAAAATGGTAATGTTGGTTTTCTATGTTCAATCATTTTATTTAAAAAATGACTATACAAAAACAATTTAAAACCATAAACAATTGCAGAAACAACAACAATAATTAAAATGATTTGAAGAATAAAATTATGTTTGTTTAATATAGAACGTAAACCATGACCAAATAAATTCATCCATATTCGAATAGGTTGTCCAACTGTAGTTGCAAACATTTTAATAAATACATCCAATGGAGGTGGCCATTTAGAACGATGAATTCTTTGTAAATATGCTAAACACAGTTCTTCACTTCGATCATCTAATTTATGACGAATCCAATCAAACCAATCTAATTCATTTACAGTCAATGATAACGGACCACATGCAACAGGTGGTCTGGATGATTTTGCAGTTAGAATATCAGCTTCTATTAATTGCATTTCGTTATAATATTCAATTAAAAAACTAACTAACAATAACATAAAAAATAAACCTATTATCATTTCAAATTTTTGAATATCACTTTTAATTGTTATGGGTTGTTTTGTTTTAATTTGTTTTATTTTATAGGATTCGATATCACCAACATTTATATTCTTATATTGATGGGCGACAAAGCTTTTGATGGCTTTTCCAATGATGATACTTCCATAGTACGCAATACAGATGGTGATTGTAAAAATGGCGATTTGATTGAGCATTCTTGTGTTTTATATGAACTTTGTGGTGATGGTGCTAATGAATGTAATGAATGTTGATAATTTTCAACTAAAGGTTTTGGTTCTTGATAAATCGATGAATTATAATGATATTGTGGTGCTAATTGTGGTGATTCTATAGATGGTGAACTTATTAAGTCTCTAGCTTCAATCAATGATGTAGATTGTGATATTATTTTTGTATTAATTTGAATTGGTCTTTTAACAGGTGATATGATACTGGATTCTATTTTATCTAATTTATAATGTATAACAATAATAATTCTATGATCATCTTCATTCCATTGAATTGAAAATGCTTGAATACGACGAAATAAACTTAAAATTTGAATTACTTCACGATATGCTAATTCTAGATTAGAATTTCTTAAAACTGATACATAAATTCTTAGAGATGGTGAATCAGTAGAATCTTGAATATTTGTACTTAAATTATATCTAAATAAACGACGATAACCACTTGGCATTTTACGAACAATTGCATTAATAAATTCACTTAGTTCTTGAGATGTACCTTGTTTATATAATCGTTCAGGTGCCACTCCTAATTGAATAACTAAACGAACAACTAATGAATCACCAGATGCAGGTGAAATATCATAAAGTCGAATATAAATACATGAAGTATATGCATTTTTATTTAATAAGACATTTTCAGCTAATTGATAAACATCTACACCTTGAACAATTGTTTTAATTTCTTGAATATTCATAAATGAATGACGATAATGTGAATTAAATTTTGAACAATTTGCACATATATATGGAAAATCCTCATCTACATTTTCTAAAATTTTTATTAATTTCGCAAATGGATCACTAATTGGTGATTTAAATTGCAAAGATTTTCGATAATTTGTAATACGTTCTTTTACTTTTTTATTTGTTGAAATCATGCCATTTTTAGATATAATTGGTTTAGTTTCCATATTTTGTTTAGTTTGTATTGCAACATCCGCAACATCATTTTGTTTAGGATTTTTAGTAGCATCTGTTTCTTTTTTACGTTTTGAATGACAAGAACCCATTTTTTGTCTTTTAAAAAAAACTTAATCATAGTTATTAATAAAAATTAATTAATTAAATAAAAATTCTATTATGATATATGAGAAAACATTGTTCATACTTCTTCATATTCTTTTAATATTGCAATTTCATAGTTAAGTTTAAAGATATATTCCATCATTTTGGTATTCACATTAGTTTGATCAATTGCTAATAATACTAATACAACAATTACAATAAATTGAAAAATAAGAAAAATTGTTAAAAGTTCCATGTTTTAAACATTAGACCTTCTACGGAGACCACTTTGTCGTTCTAAATTAATCAAGTCGTATTTTTCTGTTAAATCGCGATGTTCAGCTTCTCGTAGTTCTACCCTTTTGATTAAATCAAGCACACGCGTTCGTGTAGTTTTCAATTCTTTCATTAAATCGTATATTTCTGTTCGTTGTGTCTTTAGCGTACCTTCTAAATCTGAAGTATAATGATCAAGTCGTACCAGATCGTTTTTCTGGTTAGCCATTAAATTATTTTGTTTTCTTAATAATAAAAGTATTAAAACACCTATTAATAATCCAATGTTACAATAAGATCCTATAAATTCAATGATTTCAAACATTTTGTAAGATTCGGTAGAAAAATAAAAATTATTAATAACCATATAATTTTTCATGTAATTCACACATTTATAACCTTACTACAATTTAAACACAATTGATTACTAATTTTGATTTAATAAATATAAAACTAAATAAAAGAAATTCTCGAACATTTAGATAATATCTCGAACCATAATAACTCATTTTTTGAGAAAATGGAATTTGAGGATTCTTTACGAAATAGATATGATATATCAATGGCAAGTTGTTGTCATGGTTTTTTAGGTATATTTGCAATTATTGGTTTATTTGTAGCATTAGTTCGTTATGATGCTTTTTTATTTTTTATTTCATTTATGGCATTACTTGCTTGTTTAATGTTAATTTATTGGCGTTATTATAATGAAGATTTAACAAACTGGATTAGATATAGAATACAGAGTGATAGATCAATTCAAACTATTAAACGATTAGAAGAAATGACAAATAATCAAGTTCATACAGCAATGCAACAATATATAGCACATAATAATGTAACATTTGCACAAGCATTACAGGAATGGGGTATAACTGCAACTGATTTCAAATATTATACACATAGACCAAATGCTTAAATTTTAAACATGTTGTTAACACGTGAATAAATTTCATTGCATTATTTATCCAATGAATTAATTTAATTAGACAACTGTTAATTCATGATTGTTGTTTATTAAAAAATGTCACAACCAAATCCATTAGCTAGTACCTTATCATTAACAAATTTTAGTGCACCATCACGTAATGATGAAGATAAATCAAATACTGTTGGTGCACAATTAGATACATCAGCATTTAATGATTTTTATGAAGATGGATTTGATCCAAGTAATTATGAGGCTGTATCAATGCCTGTAGACTTAGAAAAAGCAGATGATGAAAATAATAATCAAGCTGTATTACGTTCAAGATTAGGTCCAATTCCAATTCGTAAACGTAATCAATATCTATGGGCACCAACACCATATCAAGCTGATATTGATAATATTGAAGAATTAAGAAAATTGAATGGTGAAATTTCTGATCCAAAAGGTGGTAAAAGAGCTGCAACATGGCGTGATCGTTTAGATTTCGTTAATAATCCAGAAACATATACAGGTTCATTTATGTGTCAAATACCATTACCAATTCATAATCCACAACAATCAAAATTTGTTGATTTAACATTTACATTACCTAAAGGTTGTGAAGATGTTGTTGGTTTTGCTCAACGTTTAGTAAATGGAAATGGTTCAATTAAAATGTCATTTACAAGACAACAATTAGCTGCTGTCTTTAAAAATATTCCAAATTTAGGTAAAAATGACTGGTCAATTATCCCATACACTATTCGAATTGTGGAGTTACACGCAAATTTACCTGATGACTGTATTATCCAATTTAGTACTGCTAGAGTTAGTAAAGATGAAAGATCTAAAGGTAGACAGCAATGGATTCGATCTGCTGGGGCGCATAATACAAGTGACGGTTCTAATTCAATGGCATCTGCTCATTCACACGTCATTTATAGGAATATACACCGTGTTTCAACTACTGAAGCAGTAGATTTATTTATTGCTGATGATGAATTATATAATAGTGGTGATTTTCATCGTTGGGTAAATTGTGATGAAGATCGAATATGGCAAGAATTTGAAGATTGTCGTTGTAAAGATCGTCCAAAAACTTTACATATTCCATGTGGTCCAGATGATATGATACGATGTTTAACTGTATTACAAGGTTTAGCTCAAACTGAACATAAAGCATTAATTGATTTATCAGAAAAATTTGATCATCCAGTACCAAAAATTACTCAAAATGATAAAGGTAATTGGGTTCATGAAGTAAGTGCTGATGCTGTTCAACATTTATTAGGTCGAACATTTGAAAAAATTGATAAGCATAAAATAATGATGCGATTAGAAGATGTTGCATTAACATTATCACCATTACGATCACAAGGTCAACAAGGAATGAATGATATTAGTAAGAAAGCAAATGCAATAGCTAAAGATAATCTTCCTGGTAGATGCATCGGTGCATATTATCCTGAATTTATGTGTCGTATTCAAATTTCTTATGTTGTTTGTGATCATCCACCAAAACAAGGTGGTTCTAAAATTTCATCTTTATTATCATCGTCTGCTACACGTCCAAATGTTTCAAATCCTAAAAAAACAAGTGGTATTTATTCAATGCCTTCTAATTTTTAGAGTAATTATTAAAGATAGTGAATTCATTTAATATTTTATTAATTCATTTTTAGCATGCTGTTATAATTATTCATTAATAACTTCAAAACGTAGCATGCTTTAATCAGAAAAAATGCCTCCAAAATCTTTAAGGTTAATTAAACAGAAACTTCGAGGAGAGAATGGTGAAATAACTCGACAGACAGTAAATCAATTCATGGATGCTGTTAGTAAACACTTTAATTTCATACCATCTCTTCAAGATCTATCTTTACAATATGGAACTGGATCATTTTGGGATAATTTAATTGATAATGATGGCGATGATGGAGAGTTACAAAATTGGCAAGATCAAGTTAATGAATTAATGGACGAAGAAACAGCGAATGAAAATAAAAACAAATTACCTGTACGTTTACGTGACTATGCCCAACGTATTGTAATTGAACATTATTGGGATTCTGGAGCTGCAATGCATACAATGATATTTTTACCGGAAACCTCAAACGCTGAAAGATTAGATGGTTATGTTAAATTATGTGAAGAAGAAGTTGGTTATATTGATCGTGATGAATTAATTGAGGAGACATGTAAAAAATGGACTTCATCAGGACAAGGGCATAAACTCTTTTTTACTTCGATATGTTCAAATAATGTTCCAGCTCTATTTGCAAATTTATATGTTTATTGTAATTTAAATCAAAACGAAGGTCCTCAAAGTCCAGTTATTTGATTATTGTAATTCTTTTACTATATCATCAAGTTTTATCCATTGATATTCTGGTTGTGAATCAAGAAAACGAACAGCAATAATATAAACTTTTCTTGAATTTCCACGTCTTGAAACATCTTGATCAACAACTCGTAGACGAACACGATATGTTTTATTTGTTTTTATTCGTGTAATTCTATCTAATTGTTCAATTTCTTCCATAAAAATTCGATCAGGTCCAGCATAACCATAGCAAAATAAATCAAGATCTGTATCAATATATGGTTCTGAAAGATAATGTGATTTAGCTAGCAATTCAAAAAATTTATGATATCGTTCCGCAATAAATAAACGATCATTGTATTGAGTTATAAAATCAGCTTGTGTAGGTTTTAATAAACGTTTTTGTGGTGTTATAATATTTCTATATAATGGTTCTCTTAATTCAGGTTGAGGTTTATCAATTCGATCGCCTTTACTAGTATATAATTTACGTTTAAATTCATGTTGTTTAAAATTTCGTTTTAAATCTGATTTAGGTTCAGACAACTTCAACATAAAAGGATTAAATGATGGAATATTTCGCGAATCAAACGGTTTCGATTTACCGTCATCTTTGTCATTTGATTGCATATTTGAACTTGAATTCTGTGGTAATGTGTTTATTTTTTCTTTAGTCTTCTTCATTTTATCATTAAAAACAATTAATTACAAATATACTCACAGAGTCAATAAATCAATCTCTAAAACTGTCAATAAATGAGATGTCTCAATTTTGGCGCAACACCGAAACTCCGAAACATCAAAATGAGTGAATTAACTGATCAATTACTTGAATATATTGATGCAATTGAACATGCAGAAGATTTCTTACGTGAAGGAAGTATAGAAAGCATGAATATGTCTAGTATTTATAATAAAATACACGAAACATGGTTAAAAACATTAAAAGAACAAAATGAAGCTTTATATGATGATTCATCATTGCCTGAATCATTATTTTTAGGTTTATGTACAATCAAATGTGTTAAAACACCACAATTACAAGAAAAACAATCAATTGATGATTTGTATAATATTTTAATTAATTTAGTGAATGAATATAGTCAACATAAAGTCAATTTTATGAAATCATATAATATTGAAGGTTTTCATAATAATTCATCTGAATGGTCTGTCTTAATTCCATATTTAATTGAATATTTTAATTATGGAACATTACCGATTGAAATGTATTTTAAAAATGATAAGAAAATGATATTATTTGATGATAAAATAAATTTAAAACCTGAAGTTTATGAAAAATGGAAAAAATTACAATTAACAATTAAAAAAGAGTCAGAAGCTGATGATTTAAAACGTCGTGATGATGTAATTAATCGTGGTTATATGTATCGTTCATATGTTGAAGAATGTTGTCGTCATTTTATACCAATATCATGTAGAATTGCTGGTCAAATTGAAATTGAACGTTTACTATTAATGAAATATCCATTGATTCATGAACAAATTGAATTTCATCCTAATTGTAAACAACGGTTACATCAATTATTAAGTGATATAAGTAGAATAGAACCGGATGAAAAGTTTAATAATGATTTTCGTGAATTTATACTTGAACATAATTTACCATTAGGATGTCGTACACGTTCAAAACGTAAATTAGCTACCGCATCCAATAAGTATACTGCTCAAACATTATTAATTCAAGAATTAGGTGTTGATATTGCACAAGATCTGGTTGTTGAAATTAATAATATACGATTTGATTTAATTTGTTCTGATCTTCAAAATCCATTTTTTTATTATTATATTTTATGTCGTTTTAATCATTGGTTTTTTCATAAAGTAAGAATGAATTGGTTAGAACAGTTTTATATTTTACCAACTAATTTAATTTATGAATCATTTAAATTTGATAAACTTAATGCTGATTCTAGTGGACTATTTAAATTAAAACGATCACCATTAATAACACGATTAGGTGGTCAATTTATGATTCATGATCAAACTAATTTTTATTATTGTCAAGATACATTTCAATTAATTTTAACATGGTTTTGGTTATTAAAATGTAATCACGATTCTAAAACATCTAATCGTACTAGTTGTGATATGGTTATAAAGCATTTAGATCTTCGATTATTTCATACTTAGTTGTCTTTAATTAAATTTAAATAATCAGAAACTAAATTTCATCGGTTAATTGATTCAAAATTCAATAAAAATGAATTCTAAATATCAAAAACAGATGTTGACACGTAGTCAAGCAAAAAGAATGCGTGATCCAAAAAATATGAATTTACGTGATATTCCAAATATGACATTTCGGTTTCGTAATGTAACACCAACATTAAGTCTTATTCGTCGTTCACCTCATCTTAGAATAATTAAACCAATAGAATTGCCAATGTTAGAAGACATAACTGAAGTTGTATTATTAGAATTTTTAGATATTCAAAGTTATATCCATTGTGGTTTTGATATAAAATATGGACTTGATTATTATTTTGAAAAATTTCCAAAACGACTTGAGAACGTGACATGGGATCTTATATGTATCAATCAATCATTTGATTTGTTTAAAATTTGGTTAAAACATACACAATATTGTGTTTGTATTAGTCCATGGGATGTGCGTAGACGGATGTTTAATAAGGCAAGAACCCATGGTGTGTATTGGTTAGTGAAATGGATAATTGAGAAGGAATGTAGTATGAATCATATGGGTAAAGATTGGATGTTGAGACATGCTATTTATGAGACAAATTTTTATAAAGATTGCAATATGGCTCAATTTTTAATAGATAATTATTCAGATTATGATCCAGATGTAACACAACTACTTGATCGTGAATTAAAAGAAAGGCGCGTTCTTCCTGAGTTTTTAACGTTACCAGAACCAACAAGAAAAAAAAGAAAAATAATACCAAGAGTAAGAATTGACATTTTAGGAATAATAAACAGATTAGATGAGTATACACATATATTGTTCCCTGAATGTCGCGATCCTTATTCTTCTAGTTCAGATAGTTCAGACAGTTCACTTACTTCAGACAGTTCGGATTCTGATGAATAATGGTTTTTTAAAAATTAATATATTTTCATGTTTTATTCATGTTTTTAAAAAAGAGCTTGCATCGAAAATTTTTGACTCTGTAGACTCACTTTTTTGAGTCTATATAGACTCAGTCTATAGACTCACTTTGTTAGAGATATTTTCAGAAAGAGATATTTTTTATGGTGGGACAATCTCAACGGCTATAAAAATAATATCTGCGTTTTTCATTTTTTTTCCAAAAGTGGCTATACGATTCATACGCATCATACGTTTCATACGTTTTTTGAGGGTCCAGACACCATTTTCCGTTTTATAGTGGGGCTAAGAGATATTTTTTCTTAAGACGTTTTTTTAAGACGCGTCGCTGAAACTTCGGGTCGGGTCGGGCAACGGATATTTTTTATACCCGATCGGACTTACAGCACTTCACCGGTCAAAAAATAATATCTGCGTTTTTCATTTTTTTTCCAAAAGTGGCTATACGATTCATACGCATCATACGATTCATACGTTTTTTGGGGGTCCAGACACCATTTTCCGTACTACCGAAAGACTCTCATAAAAAATATCTTTATGTTATAGATATCGAACATAACGGGACTTTTTAGTATAATGAGTCTATTTTGAATATCCTTTGATCGTTTTTAGTTTATTTTTTTAGTCATTCGAAGATGAAAAAACAGAAAGTTTCTAAAAATTTATTGTCTTCTTTTCAAAAGTGTAAAGATGATAAACATTTTAAATTGTTAAGTCTAAGTCAATGTAAAAAATTGATTAATAAGAATGAAATTGTTAATTTAAATATTGATACAGAAGTTGCATCTATTATTTTAAAAAACAAATTAAAAACATTTTATCGAAAGATGAGTAATATTAAATTATATGATTTGAAAACTGCAGAATTAAAAAAATCTGAAATAAATAAAATTTATATTAAATTAAAAAATGATAAATATATTTTAATTAAAAAATCAATTATTCGTGAAATATATGATGAAAGTCAATCAACTAATTTAAATTTACAATCTATTATTAATCCAATTATTAGTCCAGGCCCTATTCATTTATTTTTTGTTTTAGAATATGATTTAACTGTTTTAGAATTATTTGGTAATCGTTTTGGTGTATCTGAATCTAAATTATTAATTGTTATTAAAATTCAAAGAATTCTGAAGGCAATTCTTGAAAAATATGATTGTGATCAATCTATTAAAAGTATTGAACATACGTATTGGTCATATAAAATTAATTCAAATCGAATTATAGAATTTCAAGCACATTTTCCATGTATTACATTTGAATCGTTAACAACATTACAATCATTTACTGGTCAATTTATGCGTTTTTTAAGAAAATCTGATTCATATTGGATTTATTTACCACAATCTATTCCATTTATTATTGATGATATTCCAATTATTAAAATAGAATACTATGAAATTGGCAAATGTTTAAATTTACCATTTTATTCAAATGTTGCAAATGAATCGAAATGGATTATGTTTATTAGGAAAGGTCGTTTTATTCAATCACAAAACTATAATCATGATTATGAATGGTTTTATTGTAATCATTTTCCAGATAGAGCAATAAAAGTACTAGATATATTAAATTCTGAATTATCATATGAAGTATTAAAAAAATTGACAGCTGGACGATTAACTGATTCAATTGATACTACACAAGCACCTACTTTACAATTAAATGATGCATTAGAACAAATTGGATCAACTATACGTTATCAAGGAGATGTTGTTACTGTTCCAACTGCATGGTTAAAATTCTTAAATTATGCATTATTTCGAAAACAAAATATAAGATGTATTGAAATTCAAACATTTGAGAAAAAAACAATGAAAATATTAGCAAGTGACATTGATACATTTACTGATTATTATTTGTCATCTACAGATAAATTATTACCTATTGATGTAGATTCTAATAAAGATGATTTTATAGAAAAACCAATAGACGAAATCAATCATGAATTGTTTGATTTTAAATTGGATTAAAAAACAATCGGAGAGAGATTGAAGCTTGTAACAATTAAGTTTAGTTATCAAAGTTTTTGTTTTTTTGTCTCGTGAAATAGATTTGAATGTTGAAATTGTTTTGCATATTTGTCAGTAATAAATTTTCGTCGACTGCAATAATCAACTAGTGCAGTTTGATACTGTTCTTTCAAATTATTATCCATTTTATTGTTTGCTAGTTCTAAGTACTTAGCACACCATTCTTTTGTAAAATAAAAAATTCTTAAATTTGAATGAACGCTGCATAATATAGTATCAAATGGGAAAATACAAAAATCTTCTGGTTTTTCCATTTTCTTTTGACAAACATGACAAACACGATGTGGTTTTGTTTCATTTGACCAATCAACACATGAATATTTCAATAATAATTGTTCATATGTTTTAGAATGATTTTGTAATTTTTCAGTGCAATCTTTACATGCAATGCCACGTTCATTAAATGCAGACATAATTGAATCAATAACCATTGGTGCACAGCAACCTTTTTGTGGACATAACATAATTAATTTACCTTGATATAATAAAATTTTACCTAATAAATTTAATTTAGTTAATGGTTGTTTTTGACAATTACCACGCCAATTAATTTTTGAACGTCTACACCATAATTCATCATCAATATATGAAACTACAGCATCTCTTAATCCTAATTTATAACTTGTTTTATAAACACTTTTCCAATCTCTTAACAATGAATAAATCATTTTACAAACATGACAATAAACAAATTCTAAATTACTTTTTAATATTGAACTTTCATTGATATTCAATGATGCAAAACGTGAATGTGCAGCATTTAATTGATTTTTCATTAAATATCCTGGTAAATCAAACATAATCCAATGTCTTTGTGTTCTTTTAATTATTTCACATGCTAATTGTATTATATTATATGCATGTGGATGAAATATTCTCAATACAGCGAACTTTAAACGAAGTGTCTCAGTATTTGTAGTTGAATATTGATGATGTTTAATATATGTTTGTATAAACTCAACAATTGAAATATCAATACCAAAGAAATGTAACCATTCTGTAAATCTTAATAATGCATGAGGTTTGAAAATATCACAACGATCTAATATTTCATATAAAGCTTTTAATTGGTGATTTTTAATATAAAAGTGTGATTGATTTAAACAACTAATGGCTTCATCTTCATCTTCATCGTCCTCAATGGACAGTAATTCAGAATCATCATCATTAATGGTAGCAGCTGTATTATTAGCTATTTCGATGTTATTTTTATTTTTAATGTTATTTTTATTGTCAATGGATTGAATTTTAGGTGTTTCTGATTTGTCTGGCAATTTAACTAATGGATGTCTTTTTCTCATTCCCATTATAAATTGATGTATATCTAGATTGGGTCGTCTATAACTAATTTTAAGAATTGCTGCATGTGAACAATTCAATATACGATTCACTTCATTCACAGTCGTCTGGAACGCGAGTTCATTATATGATGTTAATGTAATGTATAACGCACTTGATTCAATTGAAAGCATTTGATTAAAATATGCTCGTATTGAATTCATATTTATCATAACAATTGAATAAAATTCAGAATAATGCATAAAATCATTTAAACGATGTTTTAATGCAGTTTCATTTTCAATTTCACTAATTAGATAATCACGTAAACAATTAATAACTAATAATGAACAATAATTAATAAATTTATGTAATAAATAATATTTTGGATTGGTTGTATCACGTTTAGTATTCGATTTAAATAATAGATTTTGTAAATAATTTGATTTTGAAAAATCATCTAATAAAAATGCATCATAAATTAAAAATCTAGCTGTTGATGTTATATGTTTATTACAATGATTATAATTTCCTAATAAACTACAAACAATGAGTTGACGTAATTGATATTCTATAATTGGTTCACGACTTATACATTTAAACGTAACATATGAAAATTTACGTGCTTGACATCTAATATTAATTGTTTTACTAATAATATGAGTTAATGGTATTTTTATAGTGTTGAGTGGTGTAAAAAATCCAGTTTCGAGTACATGATCTGGTTCAACTGCTAATGTTAAATATGTGGTTACTTGTTGAGTATTACATTGAACAAATGGAACATAACGTTGTGTCCAATCATAATGACGTGTTGAATCATATAAATGACATAAATCCAAAATTGATTCTTTTTTCAGTTTATTAGATTGAATATATTCATCAATTAAATAACGATCAATCCAAAGATCTTTATTTGTTTCAGAATTTTCTTGTTTTATTTCAGTTTTAAAAGGATTGTGTTTTATAATTAAACGGAGCAAAGTATACCCTGGAAATATTAATTTACATTGATCATTCATATACGAAGTATTATAAATTCCGCGAGCACACAATAATACTTTGCTCCGTTCTAAAAATTTTTAACTGATTCACCCATTATTGGTGTTGGTATTATCGGTGGTTTCCATACTAATGCACTTTGATCAATATACCAACGATTATTGACTTTATGAGCTCTCAAACGTAAACGATTTAATCTTACAATCGGTTGTAATAATGGTTCACGTGGACGTGGTGTTAAACAAAACTGTGAATAATAACCACCTTCACAATCTAATTTATTATAATAAATTTGCATAATTTGCATGGATTCCATATGCCATGATTTTTCATTTGATTGTTTTAAATGACCTGAACTCCCTAACATTAACAGTTCACGACATGTTATATCAAAATCAACTAAAATAAAACGACAACATAGAATACATGGTCTATCAATACGTGGTGTTGTTCCATTATTTAAAAATTCTTCATATTCATGTGGAAACATTAAAGCAGTTAAAATGATTTTTTCAGTTAAATACGGTATTTTTATAGTAGAACCAACACATTTTGAACGATTACGACATAATGGAAATTGACGTAATATTCCATTATGATCTTTTAATTTTTCAATTGATGCTTGTGCTAATAAACTTGATTCAAAATCTGCATCTAAACAACACAATTGTAATTTATTTTCTTTTAATTGACGTTCAATTTCAATTTGAGATAAAGAATGTTTATGATCATCAGGACAATAAAATTTTGGAATACTTATTGCTTCACGTCTTTGTAAAAATGCAGTTAATTGATATGGATCTTGATTTGATTGTTCATTATGTGATTTTTGAATATTTTGTTGTTCTTCTTCGGATAATTGTGTATTCCATTCATTTTTATTGTTGTTTAATAAACGTGGATGACGTCTTTGATGATTTGTATTTAATTCTAATGATGTTTGTTGAATATTAATACGTTTTTCTTGAATTATTTTACAATTTGATTCTTCATTTAAATGAATATGTTCTTCCATTAATTCTTGTAATGTTTTTAATTTCACAGATTTAATATCATCTAATTTAAGATTATATGCAAATTGATTTAAATCAGTTAAGGATTCACGATGTGATTCAACAGATTGTAATGTTGCTATATTTTTTGTTTGTTGTTCTTTATTTTGAATACGTTTTTGACTTGTTTCTTCTGCACTGCTAATATCAGTCATTTTTAAATGAAATCAACAACAATTAAAATTTAGATTAAGCTATTAATTATTCATTTTTTAATTTAAATCAATTTAACATTAAAGTTTAAAACATTATATACATTGTAATATAAGATTAGAAAACTGCGATAAGAGCTTGAGATACTGTTTGAATATCACTCTCATCAAATTGTTTATAATTTGTTTTTAAATAGTCTAATAAAAACATTGCTGCAGTCAAATAAGCTGCATTTGCTTGATTATCGTTTAAATGTCCTTCTGCCATATTTTTCATTATATAATTTACTATACCGTCAAAAGCTTGTTGTTTTTGGGGTGATCCAATTTCATCTCGTATATTTAAAATTGCATTTTCTAATTCATCTCCATTCTCTAATGATTCAAGCAAATCAAAATTGATATCACTTTCATCATTGAACTGTTGATTTCTAAATGATGCAGCTATACGGGGTTGTACGCTTGCAGCTGTATTTAATGTCCGAGATAATCCACTTGCGATATAACGTTGTAGTGACTCTAACATCGAATCACTAATTGTTAAATACTCTGATTGTGTGGCATTTTGATTATTTGAAACGGATGGAGGCAATACGGCTGGTCGAGAAACTGCCGAAGGAATAGTAGGAATTGGGTTAGTAATGGTAGGTGGTTGACCAATTTCTTCTGTTTGAGTAAACCCTCGTCGTGGCTGAAGAGTCGGTTCTTCGCGTATAACTTGTTCGTTTGTATAAGCTGGTGGTTGTACTGTTATTCTTGTTGTTTGACTTGTTGTTGGTCTTGTTGTTGTTTGTGCTACTGATATTGGTGGTGTGATTATTGGACTATCTTCGAGATCAAATACTAATGGATCAAATCTCCAATTTTGAATAACTTTCCGAAACAATGGAACAATGGCTGATAATGGAAATCTAAAACGATAACATGTTTCAGATAAACGATTATAAACAACTGCTAATGCATCTTGTCTTAATATTATTTGATATTTTGTCGTTCTTGATGATATGCGTGTAGAATAAATTATAATAGTTGAACGTAATTCTTGTAATTGATCTTTAAGTAATTTTTTAACTCTGGCATCTTTAAACTGTTGTTCTGCATATTGTTCTAAATTAGATATATCATTAGTTAATTGTTTAATATCACTTGACATTTTCTACGTAAGATTTTTTTTATTAACAACAAAATCAATTTTATAATGGTTTAATATTTGAAATGAATAAAATAAATTAGTTTATAATAACCATTCCTACATTCGAGGTTTATATTTTTAATTCAGATATCGATTTATTTTAAGAGATTGAATGGTCTTTTGTACATAAACCATCAGAACTGCGGCATTGATTTGTTCTGGATGTGCGACTGGTATAACAATACGATTTTTGTCTGGAGTGTTTTGTTGAATTTGTGATGTAAGAATTAAAATAGGACCCAAAATGCCCGGATATAGGGTCCCATATGCAACAATCAAATGATAAAATTCACGAGCATTAACAGCGCGTTTTTCGTCGATAATTTTAAATGTATATCCTTCAGTTCCGTTTAATTGTTCAAATATTTTAAGTTTTGCATCGTCCCACCCACTTGGAAAATTAGGGAATGAACCCAGAATTCCTATATTTAAAACTGCAGGCTGAATTCCTTTATTATAATCATCTAAATTTGATAGGATCTGTCGTGGTGTTGTTTGATCGTTTATTTGCAACATTCTCATGAGTCGTTTATTAGGAATGCCAGGACGACCAAACATATCCTTAGGTTGAGTAGGATTGGCTTCAAATCGATCAATAAGAGATGGTATAAACTTCAATTGTGCACGAAATGTTTGTATTAAAACAATTAACTTAGTTAATTGTGCTTTTGTATTTTGTATAAAATTTCCATCGGGTGTTGGTGGATTATTAACTATTGTGCTTTTCATTGTCATTACTGTTAGATTTCTAGCCCATTCTTGCAATTTAGCATCCTTAAATGGATTTATAGTAGTTGGATAAACAATTAAATATAAAAATGAAGTTTCAAATTGATAATTATTTGTTAATGTATTGTAATCTAAAATAAAAATTCTTGGAGCTGTTCCAGTAACAAAATATGATCTTATATTACAATGTAATGGTCCAGCAATTCCTTGAGAATTTTGACTAGTCATTTTAATTATTGTATTTAATATTTTTTTTACTTGATTTTTAAATAAATTCAAAATGGAAACTATTACTGAATATTTAATTGATTTGTTTCAATTACTTCAAAGTAAAAATATAGATTTTTATGTAAAGTTATGTATTTGTTTAGTTTGTATTACATTAATTATCATTACTACAGGCAAATGGATACGTAAAATTATTTTATGGACATGGTTTTTATTTAGTCAATTTTGTGTTTTATTTGTTTTATTTAAAATTATAATTAGTTCACCAACTATATTAATAATTATAAGTTCATGGATGAAACATTTTAATTTTATAATTGATACATTTACTGAAACATCCAATTTAGAGACTAAAGATTTATAATAATATTTATATTGTTTATTTTATTTTTTTAACAAAAAAATCCATTTTTAATTTTACAAAAATGCAGCGTCTGCGATTGTTAAAGCGTTCTGGTCCATCCTTTTTAACTCAAAATTTAACTAAATATCGTCAACATGTTTTAGAACAAAAACAACAACTCCGGGTGTCTCGTCTTTTAAAAACACGAATTCAATTGTCAACGGATCCATTGAGAGATATAGGAAGAACAAGTGGTGATAAACGATTAAGAGGTGTACGATGGACTTTAAATAATTTAGGAATAAGTCGTTCTGAAGATCAATTAACATTTCATAATGCATTTGTTCATGCAACATTACGACAAATTTATGCTGATAGTTGGGCTGAACATTCTGTTCGTGTAATGGAACAAGAGCAAATTACTAAAATTCGTAGTGAAGTTTTAATTATGACACCACGTAGATGGGGTAAAACATGGTCTGTTGCAATGTTTGTGACGGCATTGTTATTGAATGTACCAGGAATAAAAATAGCATGTTTTTCAACAGGTAAACGTGCGTCAGGTTCGTTAATGGAAATTGTTGGTGGTATGATAACAAAAGTTGAAGGTGGTTATGAACGAATTATACGTCGTACACAAGAACATTTGTATATTTCAAGTGTTGCATTATCAGAAGGTGTAACATCAAATAGTGCAAGAGCAAGAGCATTATGTGATGCACCAGATACTTCGCGTTTTGTTAGCTATCCGGCAACGGTAAACGGTCAGTTTCGGGTCATGAAAAGATTCATTGAATCCATATCCTTTTTTATTCTGCATTTTTAAATTTGAAAGGTAAGTTGAATTTTTATATAAATTCAGCATCAACAGTATTAACAAGGTAAGTTTAAAAATCATTGTGTAAATTAAGATTGAAATTAGTTAAATTATTTGGAATATAATCATTTTTATAATTATAATCATAGTGTTAATCTGTTTCGGAAAATGTTAAACCCAGCTGCGTTTGAAAGTTGGTTAAAACAATGTTTAACACGTTTAAGACAATATGAACATAATATTGAATTTCGTAATGATCGTAATGATAATGATGTTGATATAATTTATCGTAAACTTTTAACATGTGGTTGTTTAAATTCAAAACTCACATTAAACGAAGCATTATTATTATTAAAAAATCACCAAAAAGATTCATTACATAATAAAATTGCATATGATATGTTTAAACAGATGGTTGAACAATATAAACATTTAGTAACTGAAGTTGCAGCATCGTATTTTGATAATTTAAAACGTAATGGACAAGAGAAATGTATTGACGATTGGTTTAAAACAATCACAATTGAGAATGTATTAACAAATGATTTATATGTCAAATGGGTTGATGTACCATCATTACATGAACAACGTAAATGGTATCGCCTTCAACGTTTATTTGTTAATGCAACTACTAATATTACATCTTTTGCTGGTTTAAAACAAATTGAAACAGATGAAATATTAGAACAATTACCATGTGCTTCATTATTTGAACCTGAAACCCAAGCAATTATCAAATATTTAAATCAACGGTTAAAAAATGAACAATTAATTGAGACATTGACATCCAAAACAAAAGAAATTGAATTAAATTATAAAAAACCATTGATTGAGGTATTAAATAAAACAAAACAAAAACCTGAATTTAAACTTTGGAAATTACCAAATTTAAAAAATGATTTAACTATTTCAAATAAAATGATTGAATGGTTATTACAAAAGCATTCATTTATTACTAATAATAGTCATCAAATTGTATCTGAACATTGTTCTAATGAATTAAAAATGTTAGAAGATAGCTATAATACAAGATTAGCAGCAAATGAACGTTTTCAAAAAGATTTACAACAATATTTAGAAAATCAAATTCAATATAATTATTCAAAATACACTCTTGATTTATTAAATCAATTGAAAAACACATTAAGCAAAGGCGATGAATCGTTAATTGAAATTAAACAATTAAACAATGATATTGAAAATCAAATTATTACAACAAATCGAAATCATAATCAATTTAAAAATATATTAGAAGCATCAATTAGTAATCAAAATCAAATTGAAAAACGTTATAATAATTGTATTGAACGTGATTTAATGCGTTTTAAAATAACATGTTTGTTAGAATTAAAAACAACATTAAAACAGTATAATCGACGTGGGATATTATCAAGTTTTAGTACAAAATGGCGTCAACAATGTTTAAATATATTTAATGAGCGTTTACAAATATGGAATGAATCAAAAGAAAATATTCAATTTCGTGAATGTGAAGCTTTTACTGAATTATTAAAAAATTTAAAAAAGGAATTAAACTCAGTCGAAGAATTAACATCAAATACAGCACATAATATATTTGAACGTTATCAACATCAATTAGAACAAATAATTAAAATATATACAAATAATATATTGAAAATGTATTTTGAAATTGAACAATTAAATAAATTAAAATATACAACAAAATTTTCATTTGAATTACCAATAACATGGATTCAAACATTACCCATTGATTCATTAAAAATATTAAAACAATTAAATTTTTATGATTTGATTGAACATTTACATACCCTACCCTTTGAACCTGCATTAATTAAATTATCTTAAGTTTTCTTTTGTTAATTACAGTTTTAAAGTTAGTTACAAATGATTTAGAATAGTATTCATTTAAATTTTGGTCATCATGAAACGTTATAGCATTCAACCTGATTTAAAGAGCTTTGAATCATTTGATCCTGTTGAATCATTAGAAGATTTTAAAGTATTTCATTCTGAATTTTTAGAATCGAATCAATTAAAAAAATGTCAAAACCAATCAGAATGCAAACAATGCGGCTTGATGAATCGTATATGGCAACCTATCAAAATCAACAACATCTTAACAAAAACCAAATGGAAGAACGACGATATTCAATACATCAAAAAACTACTAGTACGAATTCAAATGATACAAAATCATCTTCAGAATCAATCATCGAAATAAATCCAATTGATTTAAATCGGTATTTTCAAGCATGTTTATATATTTTAAAACATCCATTATTTAATTCGGCTACGACGGATACTAGTAACACTGAGTCTAAAACCCATAAATTAAATCGTAATTGGTTAAAACATCAATGTAATATTGAAGAGTGTTCATTTATTCAATGTCAATCATTATGGATTTGTTTAAGTACTGGTTGTGTTCATGAATGCACTCATAAAACATGTGATCAATGTACTATTACATCATCTGGAAAAGTTTGTTTAATTAGTGGTATTAATTATGATGAATTACAACATTATGAGATTCATCATGATAAAGATGGTGAAGAAGAAGAAACATTTTATCCATATAAAGGTCCAGGATTAGCAACTGTTGAATTTCCATGTGCTCAATTAATTCAAAGATGTATCAATGTTGAATATTTACATCAACGTAAACGTCAACGAATTGCTAAATCAAATCAAACTATTAAAAAAATTGAAAATAAAACACGTAAACGTCATATTGTTAAATTAAAACAATTAATTCAATTTACAAATGATGAATTAGATGAATTAAAAAATCAAATTAAAACATTAATTCAAGATGCATTTATTCAATCTGTTTCATCTAATATTGAAAATGATATAATTAATTCAACAATAAAATGTTGGCGTTTAGTTTTATCTACAGAACATGGTAAATTACGAAAAGCACAATATAAATTTGAATATCACGTTTATGCATGTTTATATGATTGTATTGATGGATTTTCAACATCTGAAAATGTTTATTTACCAAAATATTCAATCTTAAATGAAGCATTAATCTCAAAACCAGCATTATTATCAAAATTTCAAAAGAAACAACAATATACTACAATAAACAAACGTTCATTATTAACATCAGCTAAATTAACAACTGCAACGCGAATTTTACACATGTGTGTTACTGAATTTGAAAAAAATAATCAAAGTTTCTGATTTTGCTGATTTTCAAATGATTTTTGAGCAGCTAAACAGCCAGGCATGCCAGGTGCATTATAAATTTCAGTCATCATTTGTTCTAATTTAAGAATTCTTGTCCATAATGCCGAAAACATACCTTGTGTGTCATAACCATAGCGTGATTTTGATGCCATTGTATTTCTGATATCTGTCTCTTTAATTGTATCTATAACTTCTTTATTTTCATTTAAAAGTTCCACTACACCAAATTGTCGTAAATTTTCGATTTGTTCTTCTGAAAACGCGTTGTAATATTCTTTCCAATTTTTGTAGAATTGAACATGTTCAGGTAATTCATGAACTTTCCATCCATCCGTTTTGTGAACAAACCATTCTTCCGTTCCATCTTCTTTTTTTGCTAGACCATAAAGTTGCGTGGAATCAAACATTAGAGTTCTTTTCGATTTAAATGCCTCAAAGCCTGTGTCGCGAAGCATTCCCGACGTTCTAACAGGCAAATCATCTGTCAATCTTCGTCGAATGACTTTTTCTAAAGAATCCCAGTCGTCCATGATGCAAATACTTAAATGATTAAATTATACACAGAATTTAACTAAATCAAATAATTTGAACAGCAGCAATAGAATGAAAAATTAAAATAATTAGACAGCATAATAATTCATGGCAAACACTCTATTTTTGCTGACTTTCAAATGATTTTTGTGCTGCTAAACATCCAGGCATTCCTGGTGCATTATAAATTTCAGTCATCATCTTTTCTAATTTGTTCGTCGTCTCTTCTAATTTAACGATTCTTGTCCAAAGTGAAGTTAATACAACTTTGTATTCAAATAAACCATCTGATTTTTCTTCTATTGTATCTACAAGCTTCATCTTGTTAATTGTATCTGTGACTTTTTTATTACTGTCTATAAGTTCATAAATGCCAAGATTTTTTAGCTGTTCGAGATCCGTTGGATTAAATGCTGCAAAATATTCGGTCCAAGTTTTATAAAATTGAGCATGTCTAAAATCACGATCAGCCACAAACCATTCTTCAGTTTCATCCTTTTTCACTGCCAAACCGTATATAGATAAATAGGAACGATCGGTAAACATAAAAAACCTGTTCGAATGAACACCAATAAATGCTTGTTCTCTCAAATATCTTGACGTAGGAAGAACTGTAGGAGGCGATAAAAGTGAACGAGCCTTTTTCTCTAAAGATTCCCAATCACAACCTCGACCTGGTTCCATTGTATTATCAAGTTCTGTCTTCGCAATCTTATCTGTAATTTGCGGTACAGCAAGATTTTGCAACATTTCAACTTCTTCTAGAGAAAAGGCTGTTCGATATTCCATCCAGTTAAAAAAATATCCAATGAATGGATCCGTTCGTTCCGTGTGAGTAACAAACCAATATTCAACTGCATCGGTGCTGATATAAGTGCCAAACGTACGTTCATTGGTATTCATAAAAACCTTATAATATTTGAAACCACGAAATGCTATAACGTTCGCTGCGTTACATTGTTCTAATCTTGATAAGCTACTGCCAGTCGGGGCTGATAAAAGTAGACGAGCTTTTTCTTCTAGAGATTCCCAGTCGTCCATTGTGTCTATGATATGTTGTGGTCTGGGAGTTCTTAATATTATTTCAAGTTGACCATTGTTGTTTCTGTTATTTAAAGGACTATCAAAGTGCTGTAGAAGGAAAATCTCGCCTCTACTGAAAGCTGCTTTATATTCTCTCCAACTGCTGTAAAACTTAACATTTGCACGGTTAGGTTGACACATAAACCAATATTCAGATTGATCTTCTTTCTCTGCCACACCGACATAAAACCTGTCCGTGATTATAGGATGCACTACAATCCGACACGATTTGAACCCCTTAAACTCATCTGATAGTAAAACCTGTGAAGCGATATCCAAAGACGGTCCCAAACGTGAACGAATTTTTGTTTCCAAAGAGTCCCAGTCGTCCATGATGCAATTTGATAAAATGAATTATAAACGGAATTTAAACGAATCAAATGAATTGAAATAATTGAATAAGAGAATGAGAAATCGTTTTCATTAGATACTGGAGTAATCATTGGCACATAATTTAAAATTCGTCATATAATGAACGAAGTTTTGGACAGATATCTTGAACAAATTCATCAAAAAATTCTAATGAATCCTTTTTATTATTCATTTTTACAATTGATTTATCTAATTTTTTAAGATTTGTATTTCTTATACGTTCACGTCTTCTAGTTCCATCGAATTCTACTTTTTCGTTACCTTCTTCATAATCACGTAAAATTTCTAAACGTTCTTGTGCTATTGAAATCTGTTCATAACTTTTTAAACCAATGCATGCTACACGTCCACTTTTAAATAAAACAAAACCAATAGGTGGATCATATGTACGCCAATGTGCACCTGGAAATTGTTCAGGTTCATATTCACAATGTGTTTTATTTTTTTGAACAAATGCATCAACATTTAATGGAAATCCTAAATCACATGAACACACTATATTATCAATGATAAAATTATACAATTGTAAATCAGTACGTTTTAAGTCTCTACTTATTCTAGCTATTAATAAATAACAGCTTAAAATGGCTTGTAATTCATGACGGCTACCACTAATGACAATTTGACCACTTGCAAAACAACAATTAGTTGTACGTGCTTCTTTACAAACACTCACTAGTGCTGGAAATACTTGATGATTTAATCGTGCATGTAATGCTTCAACAACTAATTCACAATCAATATTATTTCCTAAATGAGCATTGCTAACAATATTTTGAACAATCAATTTCATTGGTTTAGATTCACTCATTTTTTATATGTAGTTTGTTTTATGTATTTAATTGGTTTCATTATAAAAACTATATGGAATCACGGAACAGATAGAAGAAAACAACAAGAACAGTGTTTAATGTTTATGTAGATATCAATTGCTTATTATTTTAACGATTTGGTCTATTAGAAATAGCATTCCATTCCATTGGATTTAAATCCCAAGCTTCGAGCGTTTCTTGCATTGTAAGATGATTTTTGGCCATATAATCAGCCAGTGATTCTCTTACTTGTTGATTTGTTAAAGGCATTAATCGTTCAATTGTCTCATAACGCATTTGTGAACCATAAGTTACTTTGAGACCATAAGGAATACAATCACCAGTAAAACATCTAACAACAAATAATACAAATAACAAAACAGATGAAACAGCAATCATTGGAATATTTTTTATAATGCATCCAACAAACAATAAAACTGCAAGTAAAACCAAAATAGTACATTCGATACCATTTACAAGTTTTCTGGTATCATCTTCTGGATTGTGCATTGGTTTATATAATTTTGGATCATAGGAGGATTTCATCTTGTTATCAATAATTCTTGATTATTTATAATATCACTTTAACGGTTTATTCATAAATCTAAGTATTTCGATAGTTTATAACATCTATAATTTACAAAATTTGCTAATTGAAAAATGACGAAAAAACGTTATAAAGGATGTATTGTTCAAAAACTAATTGATAAAAAAACGTATCAAGGTTTACCAAAAACATTTGAAGAATTAAATCAAGTAACATATGATGAAGCCAATAAAATGCTTCCAAAAATGAAAGGATTAAAAATGTGTTCAAATCATGATGAATCTAAACAAATTGGACATGTAACAGATGCATCAATTAATGAAAATGGTGGATTTGAAATTGAATTTGAATTAGATTTAGATGAGAATATATTACATGATTTAATTGATAATAATATATTTAATGGATTAAGTTTAAGTCATGCTATGAATAGTTGTACACCCATTGAAGTTTCATTATGTTGGGAAGGTGCACGTCCTGGTACCCATGTTTATAAACAGTCACAAACTGAACCAAACATTAAAGATTATATAGAACAACGATCAAATGATGAAATTATAATACGTGCATCTTTAACCGAAGCTAATAAATTTTTTGCAATGAATAATCAACAACAGCAACAACAATCGACACCGATGTCAAATGACCAATCAAATTCTAATCCACAACAATCAACAATACAACCCCCAATTCAATCAACTAATACATCAAATCAATCACAATCTCAAACAACTCCACAACCACCACAACAACCACCACCGCAGCAGCAGCAACAACAGTCACCAGAAGCAAATGAAGAAGCCCGGATTCCTGCTTCTATTCACAAATTATTTCAATTGAAATCACTAGAACAAAGTGATAAACTTGATTTGTGTAAACATTTAACAAACATTACAACTCAAAGCCGAGAACAGTTAAAACAAATTTCGGAGTTACAAAAACAAATTGAAGAACGTGATAAAAAAATAGCAGAAATTAAAGAAGCGAATAGACATTCTGCGAAATCTGTTTTAACGAGTTTAGAATCAGCACTTGGAATGAGTTTTGATGATGCTAAAATGCAACAGATGGAACAAGCATTAGAAAATAGTCCAGAATTTATGAAATCTGGATTACCTGATATTATTGTACAATGTAGTCGTGAAAGACAACATACTCAACAGTCAATTAATTCGCTTAATGCATTGGATCCTGGTCAAAAAATGGCATTAGATTATTATAACCAATTTCTAGCATTGCAAGATTCAAAAGCATTGCCACCCATGTCTGGATCAACACAAATGAATGATGTTGTGCGTGCTTCAATGCATCAATATTCAGGGAATAAACGTAATTATGCTACAGCGATGAATTCAAATTCATCGTATAACACAACAGTAGAACCACATGGGTATGCAGGGAAATACGGACGTGATGTACCACTTGAGATTGCTCATTTATTAGAAACAACAAAAGTAACAGATGATTATACTCGTCAATTAGATCAGGCATCTGGTGAAGTATCATCTAAACGTCAAATGTTATAAAGATAATAGTATGAATATGGATTAGACAATTCAATATCAAATAATTCATTTAGACTTGTGTTGATTGCGATGCGAGCATGATGCAAGCGCGAAGCAAAATATAATCAAAACAGTTGTTTTAATCTGAAAAATAACCTCCGTTGTGTTTGATTCCATAATTATGTGTGTGATGATCACAACGATAATAACATTCAGAACAGACTTTTGAATTACACTTACAAACTGCAATGCCATCACAATAGCTCCGATCTCTGCAGGTAATTTCATTGCAATCATCACATTTTCGTACACATTTTTTACATTCTTCTGTGTGACATTTCTCACATTTGATTTTGCAATTTGAGCAATAATGTGAATCACAATCACATTTATTGATTAATAATCCATTATTCTCATCTGTTTTATGTTCTTGACATAGATCAATAAATCGATCAGATGTAATTTTACAAGAACAGAAATCACATGCTTTTTCATTCATTTTTGCTTCGTTTATGAATGTTTTCTAAACCAGTCTGAGATTTGGATTATACACACGACGTACAGGTATTAAAATGCTTTGATCATCTAAACAAAACAAATACCATTAGAAATATCAAACATTTTAATGTTAAATTATTCATTCTAAGTATTATTTTTTTTTAAAAATAAGCAATGTGTCAAAAAGTTTAAACTTACTCACGTGCATGCGTTCAAATAAATACTTTTGATATAATTCAAGTAATACTCTTTGTTTATGTGAATCATTTTGTACTTGACGTATTTCATTCTGCATTGCATACGAACAACATGCAAGATAAATAGGTCCACGAATACTAGAATCTAATATCTGTTCAGATGACATTTTTAAAAATTCAAAAATGAAAATGTCTGATAATAATGAATCTGTTAATTTAAAATGGCAACCAGTTATTAGATTTAGTCATTCACGTTTTTTAAAAATTATCTTAGATGATTCATATCATTATATGCCATGGCATATGCTTGGAATAATAATTGAACGTTATCGCCCTAAGAAAAAACAAACAAATATATTACTTGAATTACGTTATCGTTGTTTCTTTACAAATGATTCAAATGAAATTTTAATTTTACGTGATTATCAAGCTTTAATATTGAATATGCGATTTCATTATATTTTATCATTAAATTGTATTTATCCAACTAGATTACCTTATGTTAAATCTGAAACAACAATTAAATGTATTCATATTCAATGTATTAAAGTTTATCGAAATTGGTCTTATTTTCTTACATGGTTAACTCAATTTACATCATTAGAATGTTTAGCGATTTGTGAATTGGATGGTAATATTAATCATCTTGAATACATTGAAAGTTTAATTGAAACATCAATTCCATATATTTGGATTAAAACAGATAAATTATTGTACACAGATACATTTAAAATTAATTCAAATCATAAACGATATATTTGGTTTAGAAAATCAGATCAAATTTATTATACACCAAAAACAAACAGTGTTTCTTCACATGATAAACGAATGTATATAAGCCCATCAAATAAGAATTTAGTACAATCTATTTCTTATATCAACAAATTATTAAACAATTCACAATGATTCAACTTTTCGTTGGATTAATCATTTTAAATTTAACATTTGTGATTGGACAAACAAGCAATTCAACACTTAGCAGCACAATTACAGACAATCCACCAACTGATTTTGTTTTAACTGTTGTTGGTTGTGGTATTTTGATTGGTTTATTAATTGTTTTAATATTCAAAATTTATAATTCAACGAAAACACGACGACAGCGTCAATCTGTCTTACCAATTCATGAAGCAAAACCAAATTCAATAGATGATGATGATTTTACTCTAAGTGAATAAACATGTCTCATGCATTTGTAGCAACAATTATAATTTCTATTTTTGGTTTTACATTTTGGTATATTATAACATTGATTTCAATTTTAATAGAATATAGAATACTATGGCTATTTATACAAATTTGTTCTCAAGGTACAACATAATTTAAAATTAGACGATTAATCAAATACAATTAATTAGAATTAGATGTTTTTGCCTGTTTCAGTTGATTAAAATAAAAAGCTGGATTAAAAATAATACGATGATTTGTTGTTTGTGTTCGTGCATTTAATTCTTTAATACATGATTGTTGTGGTTCAATATTTAATCGTTTTGAACGTTTCATATGACCACATAAATTATTTTTAATGAGTGAATGACAACTTGGTATGTTATCTATTCTTCGAAGACAATTTGCTTTTCTATCATATGCAAATTTTAAATTTTTTAAAGCTCCTTTAGCTTCTTTTTGATTTGGATACAATCTTAAACTATTTTTATTAAATTTATCTTCAATTTCTTCAAAATCTAAATTAAAAATAGAACAGCATTGACTAAATTTTATACGCTCATTGTGTTTTAAACGTGTTGTACTTGTCCCATTTTCAACACGATCCATCATTGAACGAATACAACTTGGACCATATTGCATTAATTCAGACCATGTTGTTTGACCACGTTCTAATCGTTCTTGTGTTTTTTTGAAATCAATTTCATCATTAATTGCTTTAAATTTTGAATAAAATCTTGAAAGAGCATCAAATTGTAATAATTCATCATCTGTATTACATGGTGGTTTAAATAAAAAAGATGAAGAATGTTGATCAAATAATTCAGTATAATCTTCTAAAATACATGGTAAACTATAAACTAATGAAAATACACCAAAACCATTTGTTAATTGAATAGAACGACGTGTAAAACCACTACTTAATGTTGCATTTTCAAATGGACATATCACATAAATTTTAGTATTATTTTCTATTTTAGTACACCAATATTCTAATTCAGATTGTGGTTCCCCAGATGAATTATTAAAACATTCTAAAAGATCATTTTGTGTTTGAATTTTATACTTTTTAACATCTAAAAAACGTTCTAAATGTGAAGCATAACCATTAGTTAAACGATATTTTAATAATAAACGTTCACATAATAACCATTGTTGTTTAATATTAAACCGTTTATCTGAATTTAATATTCCATGTGAATTTTTACGTCCAATTGCACGAGCTAATAATTCAAATACAATATGATCTAATACAACATTTTGTTCATTTAATAAATGAGCTAATTCCAATTGTTCAATTGTACATTCAGGAGTTGATATTATATTTGCATCTTCTTTAAATTGATTTTGATATAATAAACACATGATTTTTACACGATTCGAAATTGCATTCCATAGTACTGGACGCGTAAATTCAACAAATCGATTAAAATTTGGTATAATTTGATATGCATTAAACGACGCATGACTTTTAATATTTGGTAAACTTGCATGTAGTTGATTTAAATTTAATCGAAATGAATAAAGATGTGCTTTAATTGCCATCATTTGTAATAATGCAGAATTAATAAAACCATAATTGATAACATGTCCCGGTAATTCACCTTCACTTGTTGATTCAGTTGGTGCTTTTTTACTTTTAATTTCTAAATATATTAAAATAAGAGTGAATGGTGAAACACATTGATTTAATTCATTGACAGACATCTGAATGCATGATGGTTTTGTTAATTTATGATCATGTTGATGATTTCTTACTAAAACAACAACTGGACTATATACCGTCTGATTTTGATATTGTTTATTATAATATAATTGTGCTAAATGAATACTATTAAAACGAGACGATTGCATCTTTGAAAAATAATGAAATTAAAACAAATAGACTCACTAAAAAAGCAAAAAAGTCCTGAACTGTTAGATATTTTTGGATGTCAAACTGCATTGCAAAAATTCTAAATTTTATATAGCATAAAATAACAATGTAATCAATTTTGATTGTTTTTATTTTTATAATACAATTAATGGCGTTTTAAAATTAGTTAATTTTTTAATTTTCAAAATGTCGGACGAAGATAATCGTTACAGAGTAGAATATACTGAAAATGGTAAAAGATGGTTTAAAGACGGGAAATTGCATCGCGATAATGATAAACCAGCTGTTATTGATTACGATGAAGAAATAAAGCTATGGTATCAAAATGGAGAATTACACCGTGATAATGATATGCCCGCAATTATAAGCGACAACGAAGATAAACAGTGGTATCAGCATGGATTAAGACATCGCGATCATGGACCAGCTTTAATACGGAGTAATGGATGGAAAGAATGGTATCAAAACGGTGAATTACATCGTGATGATGGTCCAGCTGTTGAATATTCTGATAGAACCAAAATGTGGTATCAACATGGTAAATTACATCGCGATAATGATAAACCAGCTATTGAATATGAAGATGGAACTAAAGAATGGTATCAAAATGGTAAGAAACATCGAGAGAATGGACCTGCTGTTGAATCTAGTAGTGGATATAAAGCATGGTACATCAATGGTGATTATCATCGGTTAGATGGTCCGGCTATAGAAATGCCTGGCGGAGTAATGGAATGGCGACAAAAAGGAATATTGCATCGCGATGATGGACCGGCTGTGATATTGCCACATTGCAAAACAGAATGGTATAAACATGGTTACTTACACAGAGAAGATGGCCCGGCTATTGAATATGACGATGGTACTAAAAAATGGTGCCGCAACGGCGAATTACATCGGTTAGATGGTCCCGCACTAGAACTTCCAAATGGAGATAAATTTTGGTATAAACATGGATTAAAACATCGTAAAGATGGACCAGCTCGTGAAGATGCTAATGGTAGATTGAAAGAGTGGTGGATACATGGTAAATTGCACCGTAAACCTGGACCGGCTGTCGAATTACCTGATGGTAGTAAGTTTTGGTATGATCATGGTGTACCATATAATTGCTGTAATACAAATCATGCAAACGGCAAGCGTAAAAACAAAAAAAAAGTTTTACTAAATAACTAAAAATTAATCAAATGCATATAAATCTAAAAACCAATTATTAATTTTTTGTTCATCAAGTTTAAAAGTATCACTAAAATGATTTATTTTAAACTCAAGATCAAAATCAACCGGCCAATCTAAATATTTTGAAAGTAATGGACTTTTTGATTCTCTTCCATATAAAAATTCTGTATCAGTGTAAAGTTTAAATTGCATTTTAATATCATGATCTTTTAAAGTTTTTGTAACTGTTGAGAATTTTTTTAGTAAATCTTCATTTTCAAACCAATATAGTTTTAAATAATTTGGGGCTACATCTTCTAATTCAATTTCAATACTTACATATTCTGGATCAATAATAAATCCTCCTTCATCTGGATAATAAATACTTAAAAATTCTGGATCAGCAAAGTGTTCTCCTATAATCTTAAACTCACCCTTACAAAATAATCCACTCGATTTTACATCATCTATTAATTTTTTATGATTATGGTCCATATTAGTTTTTTTTAATACACCAGTCGCTTTGTTAACAGCTAATCTCATAATTGTGAACACATCATAATTTCTAATTATATCAAAACCATAATCTATTAGTTTTGAATTGAACTGTGCTAAAGTCAATGCCAATCCGTTTCGTTTATCATTCGTTTTATATTCTGAACGAATATCTACAGCTTGTCGTGATTTATCATAACCAATAAATGCAATATTTATTCTATGACGTTGATACATTTCTTTTAAATGAAATCCATATTGTTTACTCTGATATTCTGGATCAACAACAATTTCTCTATTAATCTGTGCTCTTAAAAAGCGTTCATTACAGTAAAATGTGTTACCATCATATGCACAACATAGAACATCAATATCACAATTAACTAAAATTTGTGCAACTGAATTATATAATCGTAACATGATTCGAATTTTTCTATTTTTAAAAAGCCTAGTTATTGTAATTGAATTTTCAGCACGTATGATTACATGTTTAGGCGTAAACGGTAATTCGATTGAATTATGAACATCTTCTATAATAGTTTTAGCTTCATTCTCATCTCTTGTAACTAAAAATAAATCAATATCACTATAATCTGAATCCGCTATAAACTTTCCTGCTGCAACTAATTTACCATTCCATTTTCTTAATATCGATATTAATTGATTATGTCGTTGAGGATTTGAAATCAAATCATCATTAAAATAGTGAGTAACTGGTGCAACAGCTTCAGCTGGAGAAAATGTTCTAGTTATATGCCATTTTTTATAATTTAGTTTTGGAGTTGCATCTCTAAAATGTTGATTGTAAATAGTTAAAGGAATAAATTGTTGATCAACGTCTCCGACATCAATATTTTTTAAATTTAGATAATGTCTAATTTGTTTTTCTGTTCTTCTGATTTCCATGTCAACTCCATTTAAATTCTCCCAAAATAATCGCTGGTTGTCTAATACAATTTGTTTTGTGATAGATTTATCGATAACCAAAAAGTCTGCTACCTTTTCAACTAATGAATAATTATATTTGTTTGATAATGGTGTAAATGTCCCAGTTAATAAACAGTGCAAAATTGGTAAAATGTTCGAACGATCGATATATGCACTCAAATCAATCTTGAATGATTCATTTGGTATTGTTTCATCTATACCCTCGAACAATTTTGAGACTTTTTTAAATGTTTTAATAAATTCTAATGGATATTCAATTTCATAATTTTCATCTACTACAAAAACAATTTTAGACTGTTCTGTAGAAATTTGTTGTTTACTTTCATCATCAGGAGGTGATTCTTCTGGATCCAAAGAAACCACTGTAGGTGACGTATTCATTTTTGTTTTAACTGCTCTAGAACTTTGAGAATTTATTTTAATTAATAGAATGAATTTATGCTATTAATAACACATAAAAAAATAAACAAATATGAGGTAAGTAATGTTAAAGTGCATCCAAACAGATACTCAAAAAAGTCCCGTTCTGTAGATATTTAAAATTCCAATTTCGATTTTTTTTTTCTTAACTCAAAACTTTCTGTATTTTTAAATCACACTAAATGTTATCAACATGAATTTGTCAACTGTCTGCGCAGTCAAAGTTTTTAAAAACGGTGATCAGCTACATAGAGTGGATGGTCCTGCTATAATATATAAAAATGGTATAAAAGAATGGTATAGATATGGAAAATTGCATCGCGATGATGGACCTGCAATAGTATTTCCAGATGGAACTGAGTTGTGGTTCAAGAATGGTCTGTTGCATCGTGATGGTGATGAACCGGCTGTTACAATTGCTAGAGCAAAAGAATGGTATAAAAACGGTAAACGACATCGCGATGATGATAAACCTGCGGTGTGTTCGAAAGGAAGATTAGAATGGTGGAAGGATAATCAATTACATCGCGATGATGATAAACCTGCTATAGAATGTAAAGAAGGCAGCGAAGCTTATATTCAATCTGAATTAGCTGGCATTGCAGTTAGACAATGGTATCAAAATGATCAACCACACCGTGATAATGATAAGCCTGCAATGGAATATCCAAATGGAATGAAAAAATGGTACCGACACGGTAAATTACATCGTATCAATGGACCTGCAATATTACACGCTAACGGAGAACAAGAATGGTATCAAAATGATGTATTGCACCGAGACGATGGACCTGCACAAGAATACAACCACTGTAAAGCATGGTATCAATATGGCAAATTACATCGAATCAACGGACCTGCATTAGAAGACGCCCATGGCATAAAAGAATGGTATCGTAATGGTATTCGGGAGAATAATCCCGACGATGTTAATGGACTTATAGAACCATTTCAACAATTTCAATTAGGTCACGCCGTAGAAGTAGCTGATGGTAAAGAATGGTACATTGACAATGAATTACGATATAAAGAAGATACATATGGAACTAAATATTGGTATAAAAATAACAGGTATCATCGTGATGGGGATGAACCAGCTATTGAATATTCAACTGGAAGAAAAGAATGGTATCAGCATGGAAAATTACATCGTGATGGGGATAAGCCAGCCATTGAATATCCAAATGGAACCAAACAATGGTATAAAAATGGGTTATTACATCGTGATGATGATAAACCAGCAATAGAAAGAGCGCATGGAACAAAAGAATGGTGGTTTAATAGTAAAATACATCGTGATGGAGACAAGCCTGCAATAGAATATGCAGATGGAACAAAAGAATGGTGGAAAAATGGACTATATCATCGTGAAAATGGTCCTGCAGTAATAAAAGCAAATGGAGATAAATTTTGGTATCAAGGTGGTGTACTACATCGTGAAGATGAACCAGCTATAGAAAAAGCGAATGGCGATAAAGAATGGTGGGTAAATGGCCAAGACTGCACAATGATAGCTTGTTAAAGAATGAAAATTAAGTAATATAACAATACAACTAAACAAATAATTTAAAAATTTATTATTATGCCAGTAATCAAAACTCATTATTTTTAATTAATCAAACATTCTGTAATTTTAGATTTAATTAAATTCAATATGTCGCTATCAGCCTGCTTAGTTGATAAAACTCCTGTAAAGGTATTCAAAAATGGAGTTAAAATGTGGAATTTAGATGATGCATTAAATCGTAACAAATCACCAGTTAATTTATCTGATAAACCTGTAGAAATGTATCATTCAGAGAACAACACTTATACAAAAATATGTGAGAATGGACATAAAATTTGGGTTAAAATTGATGCAGTAGATTATAATAATCCACCAGTAATAAATCCAATTGGAGTATCAGAATGGTATCAACATGGTGTATTACATCGTCTTCATAGAGTAGATGGACCAGCGATTGAATATCCAAATGGAGATAAAAAATGGTATCAAAATGGTAAATTACATCGAGAAGATGGACCAGCAATAAAATGGGCGAACGGTGACAAAGAATGGTGGGAAAACGGTAAACGGCTTCGATGTGAAGAGGCACCAGTGAATTCATCTGATAAATATCAAGTAGAAGTATTCAAAGACGGAACTAAACTATGGCGGAAAGACGGGATTTTACACAGAGAAGATGGACCGGCTGTTGAAATGGGTGATGGATCTAAATCCTGGTATAAAGATGGGAAATTACATCGTGAAAATGGTCCTGCGGTAGAAGACAACGGTTATAAAGCATGGTATAAGAATAATAAATGTCACCGCGAAGATGGACCAGCGATTGAATATCAAAATGGAGCAAAAGAATGGTGGGAAAACGGTAAACAACTTCGATGTGAAGAAGCACCAGTGAATTCATCTGATAATTGTGAGGCAGAAATATCAAATGAAGTTAAACAAAATTGATTTTATGCTTTTAAGCAAATTAAGTTAAATAAAATAATATCATTGAAAAGCATAAAATCGAAATAGAATAAAATGATTTAATAACATTTGCATTTGAACTTGTTGTTGGCGATGGTGGTGGTTGACTACCAGTTGAAGCATTCGACGAGTTTGAAGCTGAAGCCGTAGATGACATATCAATAACAGGTTTTTGATTATACCACCATAACATTGTTGTATTTTTCAAATAATCTAAAACATCAGTATAATAAACTTCACAATAAATTCCATAATAACCTGCTGGACATTTACATTGTAATGAATTAGGATCTAAAACTCCATTATTTAGACAAATTGCATCTGAGCAACGTTCACCTTTATAACCTAATTTACAAACACATTGACCTGGCATTACTAATTGAGTATTTTGAGAATTACATAAATTATTTTCACATATGCCTTTTGGTCCATTTTGATATGGAAATGGACAATTACAAAACTGTCGATTAAATGTTAATGGAATACCACCATTTAAACAAGATGAAACAGTACAATACTGACATCCATCTGGTGATGTGCAATCTGTTTTATATTTTCCTTGACATAAACACCATAATGCTGGATTTGTAACTGATGAATAAAATGGATTTAATAGACCATTTAATCCACAAATTGTACCCGAACAATCAAATGGTGATTGTGAATACAATGGAGCATATGGAGGTCGACATTCACATTTATAAGGTGATGTTGCTTCGGTGATATTTAACCATTGAACTGGTTGACCATTTCTACCACATGAATGTGAATTACATCGATCAAGTGATGTCCATGGTCTTGGACAATTACATTGTGATGTTTCAATTTGATATGCACCACCATTTGCGCAAATTGGATGATCACATCTTGGATGATTATCATAAACATCAAAACCTGTTGAAATATCACAATCACATGGTGCTAATGATAATGGTGTCCAATCACTTGGAACATCTCCATGTTTACAGTATTTTTCACAAATTTGAACACCTGGTTGAGTTGGATGTGGAACAAGAATATAACCTTGAGCACATTGACACTGTGCAGTTCGTTTCGATGTTAAAACATTTTCACTTTGTAAACAAGAATGCGGCTCTCGATCTGAATAACCACACATGCTATCATTATAAATTGGACATTGTGGCCAACATGTTGGAACTGTTTTATTATTAAATGAATTTGACCAACCATTAGATAAACAATTACAACCCATTGGAATATTATCAGCATCCACAGTTACGGTACCATTATAAAGTTTACAATTATCAACTTCACATCTATTACCACTGTAAGGTGGGTAACATTTTGAAATTTGTTGATTAATACAAATTCCGTGGCCTGCGACCATTACATACGATGGACATAATGAGTTTTGACACCATTGACCACTAAATCCCGTATCACAAACACAATATGGATCTGAATGTGTTAAATCTGCTGGTACACATGTACCTTGACTACTACATTTTAAATCATTAAATAAACATGAAGAAGCATCAATTTCACAATATTTACCAATAGCACCACGTTGACAAACACATTTATAACTGCCGTCATTTTGAGCAACGCAATCACCACCAGCAGCACTCACACCTTTACAACCTAATGATTGAACACTGCATTTTGAAATTTCACAAAATTGACCCGTAAATGATGTTCCATCACAATTACAATACGGCACATAATCTTGAACTCTCGATGACTCAAAATTACCCAAATAAAAATCACCGCTATAAGCAAGTTTAGGTTGACATCGATCTGAATTGCCACTACATAATGAAGAGCTACCATATGAAACACATGAGGAAGCTACTGAGAATTGACAACTATTTCCAATCCATGCTATTTTACCATTTAAACCAAAAGTACCAATATCAGATGCAATGTTAAATGTTTTACAAGTACATTGATATTTTGATGGTGTAACCATAGAACAATAACCATTCCCTGAACATGGAACACCTTCACCATTTGGACATCTTGATGCTGCGCAATACTGCTTAGGCTCATAAATAGACGGAGTAAGAGAACATTGTGAATTTGGTTGAAAACGTGCTAAATGACCCACATAACGCCAATGTTTCACGTACATAGCATTACTGTAACATGAAATTGCAGTGGATAATGGAAGTGTTCTTGGATCTCTTGCTGCATTAAAACTATTCACAATTTGAGTACAATACGAAGTTATTTGAAGTCGATATTTTAATGCGTAAAATGCAGTGTCAAGTGAGAAAGTTGGACATGGATATAAAGAATAACGATCAACTTGATAAAGTAAAGCACTAATTCCAGTTGGTAAAACAACAGAACTTTGAACATTTAAACCAGTATATGTAAAAAACCATGCTTGATAAACATCAATTCCTGGATTTGTTTGTTGAATTTTATACCAATATGTTAAATCACGCCATAATACAAATCCAATACATGCTGCATCTTGATAACATAAAAATTTAGCTTGATCTGCACTACCAACTTGAACTTGACCTGTTGCACCTAAAATTGGATTTAACATTGGAGCATATTGTTGATTATAATCTGCCACCATTTCCCAACCATTTGGTATTGGATTATTTTTTGTGATTGCACGTGGTGGAAACCATTTTATAAAACAATCACACTCATCAAATCCGCTTTCATATTGTGCCGCTATTTTGAAAACAAAAAATAAAAATGAAATTTGATAATAAAACGTTAGTCATTTTTCTAAAAATTTGCAGTTATTCATTGATGGTTTTAAATGATTTACCTGCAGGAACACTCAATGCTGCAAATTGACTTGATGTTAAAGTTGTAAATCTTGGTGTTTGACATTTTGAACCAGTAAATCCAGGATCACACATGCAATATTCATAATTAACAGTTGAAATACATTGACCATTACCACTACAAATAGTTGGTGGTGTTTGACAACTTTGTGAGACACATTGTTTTAATTGAGTATTATAAGCTTTTGTTCGATCAACACAAATACATGAACCATCACCATCTGGACCATCATTACATGTTAAATCTGATGATTGACAAACTTGACAAGAAATTTCACAACGTTTACCAGCAAATCCATTTGGACACATTGTCGGTAAACAACCAATATAACCAGTAACTCGTTGATAATTTGGTTTACAGCTACATGTATTTCCAACATTACAATATTCACCCGACTCACATGGTGGTGAGCATCGAATACATGTTTGACCATTTGCTGGATCAGGATATTTGGTTTCGTCTTTACATTGTGCAATTTTTTGAGGTACATTTGTAAATGATGGCATATAAACATAATAATTCGAAATACGACCATATTGATCACTAATTAAATTAAATGGATTTGTTGGATTTTCAACTGGTGAAGAAATAGCTGATGATGGACATTCTTGTAAAGCATCACGACCAGGATTTAAACCCCAAACACATGGATTATATTGTAATGGATAATAACAAACATTCCATGCTGGTTGACTTGACCATGGATAACCAGGTTTAGTTGAACATGCAAATGTGGAGGGTGATATATAATTAATTGTCATTTGACGTGGTTTTGAAATTGTTGATATTAAACGTGTATTTGGATTCATTGATGATTCCGTGCAAACAGTTAAAAATGAATTTGGATATGAAACTTCACGAATTTGTGTGTTTACCCAACATTGTGGATCTACATAGGCAGATGGATTAATTGTGTTGGTGCCTTCAAATACTGTTATTCCATTAAAAGTACCTTGAACAGTTGGATAATATTGTGGAAATGGATCAGGACGAATGTAAGTTGCAGTTCTCATATAAAAATATTTCATTGACATTAAACGAATTCTTGGATCTGTTGGTTCACAATATTGACTATAACCAGGTATTTGACGCCATCCAATTTGTTCACAATCATTTGGTGTTGTTCTACATGGTTCTTCTGGTCTTGAACGATAACATGGAATATTACATCTTGGACCAGTCCAACCAATATCACACCAACAATCATAATTCGATTGTAAAATCCCATTTACAAATGGAAACATAATTAATGACCACCCATGATAATTACAATAATCACTTGTTAATGATAAATCAGATACCCATTCACGACACCATCCCAATTTTGGATTTGAATAGGATGAAATACAAGAACCACGATTATTTCCAGTATTGATATATGATGGATTATTATTATTCCATGCACCATTTGAACCTGAAGTAGTCCAATCTGTTGGTTTTACACAACTAATTAATCCAGCTGAAGGATCATAAATTGGTAAATAAGGACGTTTACATTCACATTGACGTGTTGATCGTTCATTGCATTGTCTATCTGGATCTAAAATACAACGATCTGAACACACTGACAATGGTGTCATCAATTCTGGTTTAGTTAAAAATGTTGACCCTGGTACTAATGCGGGTAATGCAATTAATGCATTTTCAATTGCATAATAATAAGTAGAGTCATATTGACAAAATATTTTACCATTTGGTGGATAAAATGTCAAAGTACTCGTATCAAAAAACCATGATGGATTCACACCTGTTGTTCCTGGGCCAAAATAACCACCACTAGGATAATATGTATAAAAATCCATTAATGTCCATCCAATACCATCACATAAATCTGGTCTTTTAACATATGCATATCCACCTGATGTTTGATGATATGGTACTGCTCGATCAAATAAAACAGCTGTGACTTTATTATATGTTCCATCTGAATAATAATTTTGAGTAAGAAAAGTAGCTAAATCTGGATTCAAACGATATAAAATTGGATATGCTGTTCGTGTACATGAAAAAATTGCACCAGAAATAACAGAACTAAAACGAACATTTGGAAAACTAGCATAGCCTCCAGTTGCATCATTCCAATCCATTCGACATGCTAATAATTTATTATCAATTGCAATAACATCAGCAGAAGCATAATACCTTAATGTTTTACCATTGTATTGCATTGTTTTAATTGTTTGTGATTGAACATAATTTAATAATAACAAAATGAATATTAAAAACATCATTTTTTCTAATTTTTGATCAAAACAATAGCAAGCTTTAAACAATTCATTTTATAATGACCGTTAACATCATCTAAATTTATTTTTTAACTACAAATATATAATTTACTAACTAAAAATTTAAAATGTCGATTCAAATTCATCATCATCGTGTTTTTCTCTTATATGTCGATTATACATTTTACGTGTTGTATTTTGTAGTCGTGCAGCTATTTGATTTGCTGCAGGTGACTGTCTATATTTTGCACCTACATCATTTGATACTTTCTGATATTTTTTACCACTTGATGAAAACAAATTACTAAATACTGATGTTATATCACCTGTTGTTTTTTTAGCTGATAAAAATTTAATAAGTACATAAACACCATAAATAATCAAACCAAAGAACACAAATTTAACTAAACCACCAATTATATTACCAAATCCACCTAACAAATTACCTGGGATACCAAGTAAATTTAATCCTTTATCTAAAAATGTTTCACCTACATGAGCAACATCCAGTGCAACATCACCAGCTATTTTTGCAGCTTTTTTAAAGAAATCACCTAATGGATCATCTGAATTAAAATCTAAATCAATAGCATCAATAAATTTACCCATGGCATCTAAATTTTGTCGTGTTGCATTAATAAAATTATAAGCATCTTGAATTTTTTGATCTACTTGTGCACTTAAGTTAGAAATAATTAAACTTTGATCTAAAAATTGTCGATTTGTTCGATTGAAATAATCTGCAAGATCATTTGTATCATTTGTAATCGATTGAATCAATTTGCTCACATCAAATACTGGTAAATTACTTGTTAAATTAATTGGATTGTAAGTAGCATTGGCTAATTGTGCTCTTTGAGCATCCAACACAGCTTGAAATTTATCTGATTCAAATCCAACATTTGCACCTAATTGTAAAATATTCATCATTTGTGTTCCAATTGCATTGACAACATCACGAATAGCATCTGCAGCTGTATTTAAACTTAATGTAATACGCGATTCAACATTTGTGGGTACAGGTTGATTAAATGCAGTTGCAACCATTGCTTGTACTTCAGTCCCAGTCAATTTAGTACATAATCCTGTTGCTGCTGCAGATGTGTTAGTAAATGGATCAAAAATATTTGCAGCTTGTTGAATTAAAATAGTTTCATTACCACAACCACTTGATGGTATTGTAACAGTAAATGATGAACGTCCAGGAACACTATAGGTGATATCAGTTGATAATTGACAACATGGACTTTCACATGGATCACCATTTAAAAATACACCTTCAGGAGCATATAAAACACTAACAACTGAACTGTCAGTTTCATCGTTCTGCAACAAAACTTGGATCGAGCCATCAATCGAACCAAAGATCGAAACTTTAGGACAACTACCAGTATTAATAACGTTTTGAACAACCCCATTTGGAATACCAACACTAACAGTATATTGCCAAACACGTGGTGAAAATGTTAATAATCCGTTTGATGGATTCACAGCTAATTTATAATTGTTTAATGCAACACAGAATTCTGAGCCAGGCGTTATTCCTGTAGCTTTACTGGTTGCATCAATTAAACATTGTCCTGAAATTGGATCAATACGACTGCATTTTTGATTACAAGCAGGTTGACCATAACCAGCATCACAACCATTATTCATAGAAGTATAAACTCCAGTTAATCTATTAATATATGAATATTGAGTACAGTGACCACCACAGCTTGTAGAATGACGACAATAACCAAATCCAATTTGTTGACCAATAGGCATCCAACAACTTCCAATTGCTGGAACTGCACTAGTACCATTCATAGTTGAATCAATTTGACATTGTGCTTCATTTGTTAATTGATCTTGTGCTAATAATAAACCATCGTAAAGTTTAACATTGAAAATAGCATCACTGTAAATCGTTGATTTTTGAAATGGATTGGTTAATGCATTCAACGCAGCATTCGTTATTAATTGTCCGTCTACATAAACTTGTAATACTGTCAGATCATAAGTTACAGAAACAAAATGACTTAAACCATCCCATATTTGTAAATTGCTTGTTTGATTATTCACGCTCAACGAAACAAATAATCCTGATACATATTGGACACTGATAGATGCTCTATTAGCAGCGACATTGAATAAACGTTTATTGGTTTGTGATTGATCTGATGAACGAATCCAAAAATTGAGTGTAAATTGACCTCGAAACAGCTGAGTTTGATCTAAATTGGACGATATCGAAGAAGGCAATGGAAATAATTGATCAAACCAATAATCACTGTGTAATAAAACACCTGTGGATAAACAATTTACAGTATCAGATTTTGTGATATCTTGACGTGCTAAAACAACTTCTTGACTAGATGAATAACATTTTGAAATAGGCAATGAAGATAAACCACATTGTTCTAATACAGCAACATCTGATCTTTGTAATGTTAACACATAAACATTCAGTTTAAATGCTTGTGCACTAATGCTTTGAGGTGAAAATGCATTTAAATAATTTATAAATGGTTGAGCAAATCCAGTTTTACCAGTTGCTGTATGAATTCCATATGATGTTCGATCAATCACGAGTGAGTAAGTGAATTGACTGCTGACTAAGCGCTGAGTCCAACTAATAAAATGCCATGAACCATCACGAATATCAATGTTTGAAGCTAAACTACTAATGCTCCCAGAATGATCAACGTATGGAATACCATTTGAAGTAACTCCAAATTTAATCCAAACATTAGGTACAGTTCGAGAAACAATAGCCAGGGCTGTTATTGCGCCGTTGTCGCCGATAACTGGGTCTTCTTTGTACCAAAATGTCACCGTATAATTTGAACCTGATGCAACAGCAAAGGCTGCAGTAGAATTCGTAGTTGTGTTTAGTTTTGATTGTGATAATTCAGTTTGATAATCAGTATAAATATGATTTGACTGCAATGAACTGCATTGTGATGGATACAGTGGATTGTTATAAATATTGATTACACTTGAAAGATTACTGAGCGTGGTGTTGAAAGTATATGGCCTGATACAAGCGTTTGTTGTGACATTTGGTGAAACTACCGGTAGATTGTTTTTTAAATCACAATAAGGATAATTATCATTATCGAATGCAGCATCATACCTGTAAAGTTCTGCTGAAACACTTGCCGTAGGATCAAATAAAAATGTATTAGTCGCAATCCAATCAGGTAAATCATATGTGTTTACTGTTCCTGGCTTTTGAAGAATATATGATGGTGTATTCGCACGTTCACTTGTTGATGAACTCGCACTCAAAACTCGACTGGGTACATCGTAGAGACCTTGTTTTAAATCTTTTAATTCACCAACGACTAAAACATTCCCAGGTAAAGTAGCAGATGCATCATTATTTAAATCAATATTGGCATTCACATCTTTTTCCCCTACAGGATAACATGTGGCAGGATCATTGCATGATGGACCATCAACACTTAATAAAACCTGTTTACGAACAATTGGACTTGACAGTGGCTCTATACTATACATATTAATGGATTGTTTATGAACTGCAAGCCAGGACGCATATGTGCAATCAACTGGATCCGCTGAGCCGTCATAAATAGGTGTAGTTCCATTATAACGTGTCGGAACATAATCATTATCGCGTTTCTCATATTTAAAACCACCAGGATTACGTCCGTATAATTTTAATTCTAAATTGTAAAGATCCAATTGAACATTTTTAAATCCGGCACTTAACATCAAAATAGCTAAATACATCATTGAGAAACTTGATGGATCACTAGGATTTTGAGTTGCCATATATATTTGATCACGCCATGATTTTGAACATTGATTGTTTGCTGGAATCAAGAGTGATGTTGCTGCACGAGCACCTGTTACACGTATACTTGATCCAGGTGTAACACAAATATCACCAGCAAACCATGAATGAACATCATCTACTGTTTTACCAATCACAGGTGGAATTGTTTGAATTGGATCCGTACAATCAGATTGCAGTAAAGTAGTATGATTTTGATTAGCCCAGTCAAATTTAGGTGATAATTTATTTGAACCACATGCAAATGTTCGTGTTTCCATCCATAATTTACAATTTGGTCCTGGTGGATCAGTAGAAATATCAGCATCACTATAAGATCGTGAACATCCATTTGCAGCAAACAACAATACCAGTTCACCAAATGTAGTTGAATATTGTAAATTATCAATTGCCCAAACTGAATCAGCATAAAAACGTACTTGTGATGCATAGATAGTATAACGATTACCCGTTGTATTTGTTACCCAATTATAATCAACTCTTTCAAATAAAATACGTTTATCTGGACCAAACAACTGCAGTGCTGGTCTTATTCCTAAACCAAGTGTGAAGGGTTTTAAACGTGTATCTAAAGTATCAGCACTTTGAAAATAAGATTGAACCATTAAACGATGTAACTCAGTTTGACGAATTAATTTAGTTATAGAAGCAACCGCAGTATTTAAATTATGTGATGTTTGCATTGAATTTTGTAATAAACCATCAATTTCTTGTTGTAACAATTGATTCATTGATATTAATTGTTGATTGACTATCATAAATTGTTGATTTGTATAGTTGAACTGTTGATCAGCTGCTTGTTGAATTGCAATATTATTTCTAGCAATTGTATCTTGAATTGCATCAAATTGAGCTTTCGTTTTATTTGATAATTCAATTACATTATCAGCTAAATTCGTATATTTGCTTTGCAGTTGATTCGTCTGTCCTAACAACAGATTAGTTTTATTGTCTAATGCCATTATTTCACGTTGTTGAAGTTTAATTGCATCTGTATTTGCTTCAGTCGCTGATGTTAAATTTGATATTGAATCCTTTGCTTTTGACAATCCACCTTGAACATCTTCCATATCACTTTCCAGTGTACTAATTCGTCCTTGGTTTTGTATACTAATTGTCAGTGCAGCAATACCAATAGCTAGTGAAGCTCCTTCTAAAAATTGTAATAATCGTCGAGCTCCTGGATTACTGGTTGTAACAGAATCACTTGCTGAAACACCATATGTTTGTTGTAAAGCTGAAGTAGCTGCATTTTTAAACTGTTTATCATCTTTCACTAAACATGTTTTTTCAATATGTAATTGAGTTGCTTTGGGTATAGCTCCAACAGCAGTATATCGATAATTGAATGCCGGTGCCACGCAAGTTACATTCACTGTATAATTACCGACTAAAAATTGTCCAATTGGATCTTTTTCAGTGCATGTTAGTATAACTGTATTTCTGGTAGTTAATTTACCATTAAAAATCGTCTCCTGCGAGTATGCCGAAATTGGGACAACCGCTTCAGTTGGTTCAAACCAATTCCAAAATAAAATCCAAAATAAAATAAGCATTTTCGTTGAGCTCAATCATTAAAAACTCAATAAACTCTTATTAAAATTAATAAAACTAAAATTTTAGTTTATAATTCATGATTTTATTAACGACAATGTCTATTTATTTTATTTTAAAGTCAAGCTCACGTAATGAAAAATTTAATTAATTAAAAGAAAATGGACTCTGTTTTAACCACCAATGGAATAGATGATGGATACAGAGCTCTAAATCAAGATGAAATACAACAACTGTTCCATTTTTTTGATCACGATGTAAACGTGAAAGCCGCAGTGCAAATCATGATCCAATCTTTATTAAGTGGTGGAATTTGGATCAGCCATCCCTTCTCTGATTCAAACAATAAATCACAAGAACAGTTTGATAATATTGTCTGGGGGCGCTGGAGCGAGGACGTCTTAAGAAGCATTTGGTCAATTGGTTTTGCTCCGGCTATGTTTAAATATGATGATGCGACTGAATCAATAATTCCATGTGTTTTATCGTTAGAAACGATTGAAGTTCGTATGAAAAGAACCGATGAAGGTGAATGTGATTTTCGATATTTTAAAAGAACACATTTGGGTAAAGCTGAAGCTGTTGAAATCAAAAATGTTATGACATTTGTTGCACGTTATCCTGATTATAATTATCGAATTAATTCATTGATTGCCACATTATTAATGGATTTTACATTAGAAATGCATATGCTACAATGTACTTTATTAGCTGAACGTTCAAGAGCTCAACCTTATTTTGTAACTGAACAAGTAGAAGCACGTTATGATCCAAATTCAATAACAGTTGCACGATTATTTGATGATCCATTTGTAGGAGATGGTTCAAGATCCTATCGAGAAAGTCAACAACAGCAACAACAACAACAAAATTCAACAAGCACTGCTAGTTTAAGTATCGAACGAATTCAACAAGAACGTCGTCAAAATTGGTTACGTTATTTGAATAGTGCACAAGCTGCAATTGATCAACGTTTAAGAATTCAAGGTGGTGGATTAGCAAGTAATGTAATGAATCCTGCATCTTCGATTAATAATACACCTCAAGAAATCCAATTAAAACCATTACAAAAATTAACAAGACATGTTTTACCCGAGGCTCCATTAAATTTAATGACATTTCGTACTGAACGTCAAGTTCGTGTTTTTATGGCATTTGGTGTTCCAATGACAATGACAAGAACACATAATCAATCAAATAATAGAGCTCAATCAAATATGGGTGGTGCAAAAGATTCAGCATCTAAAGATGTATTTTTAAATGCACAAAAATCATTAAAACAGTTGCTGTTGAGTTATATTCTTCGAATGTATCATTTTATGTATCATAATACTCATGTATTAAAACTTTTAAAAAAATATAAAAATGAAAATATCAAAATTGATTCAGGGAAGATAAAACAAGAAATTCAACCAAAAGTAACAATTGCATCATTACCAGACGAGGAAGTTGCTGAAAAATTATATGCTATGGGAATGTTAAAATATGATGCATTTGTTCGTCTTTATTTACAAAAATATGGAATGGATGAATCAGATTTTAATAAAACACCACAATTACCAATGTTATCTATAGATCAACAACAAAATGAAGATAAACTTACTATTGAAAAAGATAAAGTAAAACAACAATTACAACAACAAAAACAACAAGCTAAAGAAAAACAAGCAGCAAACAAATCAACAAATAATTCAACTAATAAACGTAAAGAAACAGCACAAGTAAATATAGAAATAAGTCAAAAATCACCTAAAAAAGCTAAAAAATAGCTATTGAAAAATGATTGATTTATCACCATGGTTTTTAGTTTATTCTAATTTATTTTATTTATTACCAGCTTCAGTTTTGTTATACAAATCATATAAAGATTTTTTAAAATGGAATTTAGAATTCTCATTAATTTTAGCTGTTGGTTTAGTTAGTGCCACGCACCATTGGTGTGATACTCCAGCGATTTCAAGATGTTTAACACATAAATATTCACTTTATATGTTAGATTTACTATTTAGTTATTTTACAATTGCAGTTACATTTAGTCCATTTTTGGGTGATAAATTCCGTGCTGTTTATCATATTCATGTAATTTTAACTCCTATTGTATTATTATTAACATTACGTAATAACATTATCGCGCCTGTTATTTTAATGGCAATTGGTATTGTTTGTTTTATTATTAGTCAAATGAAGGGATGGCTTAAAAATTGGAAAGCACATTGGGAATTAATACCAGCAATTGGATTTTTAATTGGTGCTTTAATTTTTAAATTTAAATCAGATAAATTAGAATCTTATGAGTACGATTATGTTTGGGCACATAGTCTTTGGCATATCTTTGGTGCATTAGCTGCAACTGTTTTATTCTTTGATTTACCATTTTTAGATCCATTTAAATATCAACAAATCAATTTAACAACAAATAATCTAACAAAAACTAGTTCAATTGACATTTAATTTAGCATAAAAATTAATTTTGTTAAAATATCTGTTAGTCCCATTGTCATACGGAAAATGGTGTCTGAACTCCAAAAAACGTATGATTCGTATGATGCGTATGATTCGTATGACCACTTTTGGGGAAAAAATGAAAAATGCAGATATTATTTTTTATAGCCGTTGAGATTTTTCCCGCCAAAAAATATCTTTCGGTTTCAGCGACGTCTTCCAGAAACGTCTTAAGAAAAAATATCTGTTACAGTCAGCGAAGCGTCTTAGACAAAATATCTGCTCCACTATAAAACGGAAAATCCTGCATCACCCCTGAAAAAACGTATGATTCGTATGATGCGTATGATTCGTATAGCCACTTTTGGAAAAAAAATGAAAAATGCAGATATTATTTTTCATAGCCGTTGGGATTGTCCCATCATGGAAAATATCTGTTTCTAGAAAATATCTCTACCAAAATGAGAGTCTACAAAAATTTCCCGCGCTTTTTTTAAAATGAAAAAATCAAAGACCAAACATGCTAATTAAGATTGAAATAATAAAATAACTACCAGCTGATGCACCAATTATGACTGTATTGCCTTTTAAAATTGAATTAATTGTTTTTGTTTTATCAAATCGTTCATCTATAGATGAAGTTGTATTAGTATAAGTTGAATTTCGTGTGCCTGTAGATGATGTTCCATTAATTCCAGTAGATGAATGCATTGTTGCATTAATTCCAGTGGATGATTCAATCACACTTGATGAAATATCGATAGATGACGATTCTAATGAAGAGCTACTCAATGACTTATTCATAGCAGTGGATGATGATTCAATCATACTTGATGAAATATCAATAGATGATGATTCAAATGTTGAACTAATTCCAGTAAATGACTCATTCATACCAGTGGATGATTCATTCATTGCAGTTGAAGATGTTTCAAATGTTGAACTAATTCCAGTAGATGATTCATTCATAGCAGTTGATGATGATTCAATTATACTTGATGAAATATCAATGGATGATGATTCAGCCATAGCAGTTGATGAAATATCAATGGATGACGAAGATTCAGTAAAATTGAATGAACTACTACTTGATGACAATTCATTAATACCAGTAGATGATGATGATACTGGAATATCAGCCGATGATGATGGAATTGGATCATTAGGTCCTAATATTACAAAGTTATAAGCTAAAGCACAGCCACTATCCGTTCCAGCTGGTGGTGAACGAACAACAATTGTACTTTTTCCAATGAAAGAAAATGGAGTGGCTGGTAATGATGACCATGTAACAGCTTGTCCCATTCCAACACAACTATTAAAACCATGTGCACTATCTGTAACACAAGTACTAAAACTATTTAATCCACCAGGCGCTGTATTACCGTTTGGTTGTATCATAAATTGAATTTGAGTTGTTCCACTTGGAAGTCTACAATAATCAAAAAATGTTGGAGAATCACATGTTGCAGTATACGTATATGGAGAACTTAAGGGCCGAGTACAAGTAATACCATTTGCCATTATAGTACTTGTTTGAATTTGCGAACACATTTGACGATCTGTGTCCGCTTGAGCAGGATTTGAACATTGTGCATGAACTAATTGAATTTTTAAACATCCACAGACAATTAAACAAAGAAACAAGAGATTAATCATTTTTGTTAAATAACTATTTTCTAAAAATTCTATGAAAACAAATAATAATATATTTTAGTATAAAATAGTTATAAAAGAATTTTTATATTTTTCAATTTATTATTTCATTATTTCATATACTTATTGTTTAGCTTGCTACTATATGATATTACAAAATAACCAACAATAGCTAATGCAACTTCAACAACATTTCCTTTTGTTACTGCTTTCTTTGCTAGTGTTCCATCTGTGCCTAATGTACTTAAAACATCAACTGTTACAAGTGTTCCATTTCCATAGGTTGAATTAGTAATTTGAATATTACCATTAACAATTAAAATACGGAATGTAGCAGTACCAATACGTTGTTGATCAGTTTGTAGCAGACGACGTCTTGCAATCGGTGATGAACCATCTGAATTTAATAAACCAATACGATATGGCATAACAATTTGATAAGAATCAGCAGGCATCAATGCACGTAATTGTCCAATTGGAACACTGAATCCATCACAACCTAAAATATCAACACACGCGGGTAACAATCGACAAATTCCAGCAACACCACAACCAGCATAATAATCATCTTTTGTTGTTGTTAATACACGTGCACGAATTTGTTGATAATTTAATTCAGTTAGACCGGTATAACCATTAACAGTTGATAATGGAAAACCATCAGCAGTCATACCAATAATACGTGTTGCACCAGTCGTAATAGTTGATCTTAAATCATAACGTGTTCGAACAGTTGTATCCATAGCTGCGAAAATACTTAAAATTGATGATGCTGTTACTGTATAAGTTATAATACCATTTACAACAGTTACACCACTTGCTTGTGTATCTAATGGTGAATCAATAGATGGTAAAAATCCAGCAGTAACTTGGAAATCATTTGCAGTTCTTGCTGTATCAGTATAAATACTTGGTAACATTTTTGCTGTTATTTGTTCTGGTAAATTATTTGGAGATACAATACGACATGCAGATAAATCACCACCATTATCATTTGAACATGCTCTACGATAAATCCAAAATGTGTGTATACCATCTAATGCAGTTGGATATGGAATATCACTACCCATATCAGCAATACGATCAGCATCTTTAGCATAACTGCAATATTTGAAAGCATTCCCATCATCTGTAACAACACGACATGCAGTTGAACCTTTCAATGTTGTTGAACACATTCCAATTTTATAATCACATGTTAATGATGTAGTTAAAAACCAAAAATCACCGTAGCAGTTCATAGGACCTGGTGGAGAATCGGGTGCTCGCATAAGAACATCACTAGAACTAAAAAACCCGATTCTATAATTTGGATCATAAACATTATAAGTTTCAATTTTAAATGTCATTTGAAGTTTAGCTTCATTTGTTTCACAGCCACCATCACTACCTCTAACAGTTTGAACTTGGATTGGAAATGCTTCAAAACCATAAGATGATTGACTACCAATCGTTGCAACACCAGTTGTTGGCATTGTAATTGTAAATGTTTCAGTTAATTGATTAAAAACATCATCTGAATTGTGTTCCATGTAAGAAACTGGAATTGTGTAAACACGTGCACCAGCCTGATTCACATAAGTAGCACCGCGTTGAGCACATGTAGCAACAGTTTGAACTAAATCTAATGAAACATTCCAGAATAAATGTGTTCCATTGTATTCAACTGATTTAACCAATTGATCTGGACCCACTAAATGTTCACCTAATGATTTATTAGCAATAACACCTAATGGATTTGATTGATTAAAACTAAAATTATGATATTGTGTAATTGCTTGAACAATGTAATTGTTGACAGCTGTATCATTTCGTGTAGTTGTAAATGGAGCTGGTGTGAATGCACCTGCTGCTTTATATGAAGAACAAGCTGGAATATCTTCAGTTCCATAAATTGAAAAATCAGTAGCTGGAAATAATATTTGAATATCTGGAAATTTAGGATCTGTTGGTGTTCTATCAGTATAAACAAATGGTACAACAACTTGAAGACTTAATGTTTGGTTGTTGATATCAACAACAGGATTAATAAATTCTGCTTGAACACCAACTGTTGGAAGAATTGGTTGAGATGGAGTATCTCCAGAATTAATACATTTTCTAGCATTCGCATCATATTGACATGCATGGAAATCACATGCTAGATTGGTTGTTGAACTTGAGTATGCAGTCCAATAATTACATGTAAAAACTGAATTAATTTGAGGCAGAGATGCTAAACAATTATTCAAATATGGATCCCAAAAACAACCATTATTTGTACATGTGTTATCATCTGAATATTGTTGACATGCATCAGTTGCAGAAGCAGAACAATAACCACCTGTAAAATCATATTTACAATCATTTGATGTTTGTCCATAATGATTTAAACAATCAGCTTCACTATTCATTGTACATGAATCATAAACTGGTCTAGCATCAGTAGATTGAAAATGAAATCGTAAATTAAGAGCACATGATGATAAACCACTTGGTGCAGCTGAAGCAAAATCAACTACAGTTTGAACATCTAATTTACTTGGTAATGGAACTGGTAATGGTGACCAATTCGGATAAGTTGGAAAATCTTGACATGCACTAAAACTATATTCATCATCTGACATACAAACATGAACTGCATTTTTATCATAGGGAGAACCATTTGTATTGACATAACTGTCTAATTGAATTACAGTTGTACCAGAATCAAGTGTACAATTAGCAAATTCAACTACTGGATCAGTTACCAGTCCAAATGGTGTATTAAGAGAAAGTAAATTCACATCATTACATGTTATTCCATGTGCATCAATTTGAGATAATAAATAAACATTACAGATATCCCGATCATCTGCATGAGTTTTAATAAATTGTGATAATAAAATTAAACTGCTTAAATAAAAACTTTGGCGAATCATTTTTTCACTTATAAAAACAGCGCTGCTGACTGCTTTAATATTATTATTAATGGTTCAATGTTATATGAAATTAAATGTTTGTTTTTATGCTGTATTCAAATTATAAATTTATTATCAATTTAGATATATAAAAACTAAGTAATTCAAGATTTTTGAAATTGTTCAATTAATTTTAGAACATAACGACGTTTCGAATTTTTAGTTATATTTCGTTTATTTGACATTTGAATTTTATTAAATTGATATTGTAATTGTCGTAGTACTGCATCTAATTCAGTTAAAATAGTCGGTTCATTCTCATTTTCTTCTATTTCACTATCTTCTTCTTCATCGTCTTCTTCTTCAGTTTCCTGTTCTGTCTCTCCTTCAATCTGCTCTTCTTCACTGTCTTCCTCTTCATCATCCTCTTCATCATCGTCTTCTTCATCCTCTTCAATCTCTCGATTTTCATCATCTTCTTCTTCTTCGCTGTCTTCTTCACCTTCAATCCCTTCATTCTCTTCACTCTCATCTTCGTCATCATCTTGATTTTCATCGTCTTCTGATTCTTCTGGAGCTTCCTCTGATTCTTCTTGAGCTTCTTCCTCGGATTCTTCTGATTCATCCAATGATGCATAACTATCATTTATATCCAATTCTTGCATTTTATTATTAATTGTTGAATAAGGATCATCTTCATAGTATTCTTCAGCTACTGGTTCATTAATATTTTGATATTCATCCCATAATTCTTTTAAATACGGATTGCGTTCAACTGCATCTTCAAATTTATTTAATAAATTTCCACGTTCTGCTTCGCTGTGTTTTGATGAAGAATCCCATTTTGGATCATCAATTAATAAAGCTATATAATGATATGGATCACGACCGTCCGATCTTGTTTTTGCGAAATCATGTAATTTTTGTAGTTTTTCAGGAAGCATGTTTTAAAAGCTTTTTATTTAATTTATGATATTTGAATACAGTGTTTTATACTATGTATAAGGCAATTAAAATAAACTTAAAATGTTAAAGAAGCTCACTGTTGTTTTAATTAAAGATCATTAAAATAATACTAAAATATATTTAAAACATAAAATATGGGTGGAGTGATTTCATGGGTTAAAGGAGTCAAAGAATGGCTTTTACCATCAATCAGTAATGAACAAAAATTACAAATGGAACATGATTTTAAAGTTTCAGCATTGCAGAATCGTATTTCTAAATTTAATGACAATATTAAAAAATTAAATCATATAATAAATAATGAAGAACGTGATATTCAAATTAAAAGAAATCGATTAGAAGGTTTAAGATTAAAATTAAATCATTCACCGATTGTTTCTAAAGCAGATCGAACTATTGCGATTGGTATATTAAAATCAATTGAAAAAAATGAACAAACAATTATTCAAACACTTAATAGAATTAAAACAATTGAAGGATTAAAAGCAACAGAACAACGTAAATTGAGTATATTAGATGATCATGAATTATTTAAAGAGACAGATCTTTATATAAATGTAGATGAAATGAGAGAAACTATGGAGGATGCTATTGATAAAGCACGTGATTTTAATGAAGAACACACTGATTATGCAGAAGAACAATTTACAATTGAAGATGATGATGATGAAAGAAATTGGGAGGCTCAATTAGATCAATTTTTAAATAAAACAAAAAATGATCCAGTTGAAATTCCTCAACCATTTAAAACTTCAAATATTTTACAATTAGAAACAGATAATGGTTAGTTAAATTCTCCATGTAGGTTTTAATTTCTTTGTACTTATTTTAATTGGTTTAATTGATTTAATTGGTTTGATTGGTTTGACTGGTTGTTCTGTTTGTTCTGATAGATCATTTAAAGGAGAGGATAACTGAGGCTCAGGCTCTTGTACTTGTTTAGATCTCTTTTCTTTATGTTCTGCATTTAATTTTTTAATTTTTTCAAGATCTTCATTTTTATCAAATTTTCGTTTTAAATGTTTATTTATTTTCTTTTTTTCAGTGTTTTGATTTGTTTCATTAGTTGGCTTGTTTGTTTCATTAGTTGGTTTGTTAGGTTCTAATGGTTTTTCAATAATAGGAGGATAATGAATATGAGGTTTGATATTTAAATTAAATAATAAATTACTTCCATGTAATTCAAATAATTTTCTCATGGCTTCTCGAAAAAGGTCAATTTTCGAAAAGTTTTCTATTTTTTTCTTATTATTAAATCCAGTACTTACTAAAGCATAACCTGGAATTGAAATAGAATCGTTTCGAATTACTAAATGTTTAATATATGGCCATTTTTGAGGTCTAAACCATGATTCTTTTAAGACTCTTAAATTACTAGGTAAAAAATTACTATAATTCATATCAAGATGAATAATACGTTCAGGATGAATACCAGGAAAGAAAAAATGTTCAATTCGAATAATTTCACCTGGTTGTTTAATTATTGCGTTTGGTTTATTTGTTTTTTCTTCATCTTCTATTGATTCAGTACCTGAAGATTCTTGGTTTTTTGATTTTTTCGGTTTTTTAGATGGTTGAGCAATAGGGAATTCTACATAGTCCTTTATCTGTAATAATGGATGTCTAGCAAAAACTTTATAATATTTGTAAACAGGAAATAATGACCCACCTCTTTTTCCAATATTTTGAACAAATTCTAATTCACAATTTAAAAATGGAAATAAACTATGATAATCAATTGCTATAAAACGATATACTCCTTCAATATAAGCTGCAAAAAGAAATTCTTGACGATTTGGACCAATCATAATATAAGTTACATTCTCATTTAATTTCTTTTCTGGATTATAATCATTTCGTGCTTTCGCTGCTTCCAACAATTTATTAGTCCATAGTCTCTCGCGTTCTGCGAATGTTTTACCACTAGTAGTAAAATCAAAATGTGGATGATCATAATGATCCATTGTATTGCCAACTGGACAAATACGACCACATTGATCTTCAATTGTCGCATGTAAACATAATTTTATAACATTGTCGAAATTTGCTTCATAAACATCTTTATAAGCACCATTCTCTATCAAACAGCGAGATGTCCAAAGTTTATCATTTGGAAGTTCAGGAGTATTCATTTTTAGATTAATAAAAATTTTCTATCGATTCAGTTAAATTGTGATTCAAATTTATTCAAAAATTAAAAGTCAAAAGAAAAAAGGCATGAACTGTCACTTCAAATTTGCGTAGGTGTCCCATCATGGACAAATCTGATTCTACTTTGACCCAAAGACAGTTTATGACTTTTTTGCGCATATTTCCAATAAAACTGTGAATATTAATTCAAAAATGGTTTCATTCACTCATGACATGCTTGTTTTTGTAATGTTTATTGGTTTGTTATGGGTTTGTTGTAACATGAATGGATTTTATTCTTTTATTATTATTTCTTTCGCAGTAACTGATCTTGTAGTATTCGCTTTTCATTCTTGTTAAAAATGAATTATTTAACACAATTAAGAACAATTTATGAACGTTTGAAATGTCCTGTTAATGCAAATGAATGTACTATTCATAATCTATTAACAAATCAACCTGCATTTTTAAATCCATTAGAAGACTTAAAATTTAAATGTTCACCAGTTGAATTGTATCCTCAAACTCAATTTTTAAATATTGGAAATTCAATACCAAATGAATTATGGGATGAAGATAAGACACGTGAGCAAATTCATCATATATGGGCATCTCTTATTCAAAATTATAAATTATTATCAACTAAAGATACATATTATTCAAATATTTTACATGATGAATTAGACTCTGCCTGGTGCATTCCATTGTTCGGATATCATTATAATAGTATTCAACCCATTTTACATATAACATTAGCAAATGCATTAACACAATCAAATGAAAGTTTAAATTTTTTATTTCATGCTATTGCAATTATTATATTACAATTTTATTTAATTGAACGTGAACAATGGCTTGAAGCTTGTGCACCTGTTAATGAACCATTATATGATCAATTACCACCATATTTATGTATGTTTTTTATGCGTTATGATGTTAAACGTGGTTGTTTTATTATACCTGTTCATGAATTAGATAGTCCAGATAAATTAAAAGAAGCATGTCGAAAATATGATTATATTTCACTAGTTGCAAGTTGTTTAATTGCATTATCTGATCAAATTAATCGATATTTTTTACCATTTACTCCATCTTTACAATTAAATCATAAAAAAATTGAACGATGGTGTCGAAATAAATTATTTGTTACTAAAACACAATTTTTTGTAACAAGTCGTTTTATTCATTGTCGTGTTTATCAATATCGTCAATTATTATTAAAATCATTACAACTAGAAAATACACCATCTGCTGAACATATAGTTGAAAATAAATTAACAAAACATTTTAAATTAATTAAACATCATAAAATGCATGAAGTTAGTTTTCATGGTCGTGATCCACTTCGTAATAAACATAATGTATATAATTTAAAAAACTTATCAGCTGGTTTATTAGCACAACATCAAACACGTATTCCTGTATTTTTAGCACATTTTTGGTTTAATCCAACTGAACCTGTAACAATAATAAGTGAAAATACACCAAATTCATTAATATGGTTAAATCCAACCAAATTTGAACCATCATTATGTCATTTAGCATTTCGATGGTTATTTATTGGTTTATTAGAATGTTCAAAATTAATTGATGCAACATTATGTAATAGAATACGCAAATCATTAAATTCATTATTAAGACAATGGAAATCAACTGTTTCAATGAAAATAAAATTAAATGATTTAGAAAGAAAACAATGTCAATCATTAAATTTAATAAGAGTTCGTTATGGTTATACAATTGATAAATATCGAATGTTAACAAATTTAGCTAATGCATTATCATTACAAAATGACAGTGAATTTAATCCTGAATACATTTCAATGCCACAATGGAAATCATTATTAAAACGATTAATTCATCAACCATCTATTGAAGATTTAATGATTACTGATGATGTAAAAGATCAAATTGAATTGCAATGTAAAATTGATTGTTCTAAATTTAAATTATTTGATTTATCCAATAAAAAGTTTAAATTAAAACGTATTCATTTATTACCAGAACAGGATACATTTGAATATGCAGCAGTAATTCATTCATTGTTTATTGCAAATGTTCATCCATCAAAAATATGTAATTTTCAGGTAAATTGGTGGGCAGTTTGGCATGGCATGTGTTTTATTTTTGGTAATGAACATGAAGCATTACAAGAAACACATTCATTGATGCTTCTCCCACCTCTTGATGAATTAAAACATATAATGATTCGAGATTATAAAAAATTAAAAAATGGATTAAGTTACTATTTAGAATCATTGAAATTACATTATGATTTACGTAAAACAATACGAAATCGTTGGTATTTTTATCATGAATCAGATAAACACAGTAAAATTCCTACTGTAGATGAATATTCATTAATGATGGGCATTGAATTAAATCGTTATTGTTGGAAACAATTATATAATGAAGATTGGGAATTATGTAGTAAAACACAACAACAATATATTGATCAAAAATCACAATCTGATTTAAAACTTCAAGAAATGAAATCGTATTGGTGTATTTTAATTACTGGTTACTTTCATTTTTGGTGTCCATTAAGTATTATACCGGCAAGTGGTGATAATCGATGGCAGACATTTGCAACATTTGTAAAACAATGGCCGCTGTGTACTTCATTATTAAATGCATTAGTTGAACATGTTCGTTCACCAGAATTTTTAAAAGAATTAAAAGATAATACAGAAAAATTGAATGATAATAATTCAAATATTCAATTAGATTCATTATTACATGCAACATTAGAAAGTGCATTACATGTTATACGTGCTTTAGATGATCAATTAGGAAGTTCATTTCAATCAATTGCATCAACTCAATTATTAAAAAGTTTAGAAGCATTATGTAAATTTCAAAATAATGATATTGATTTTCAAAAGCATGAAGCTATTCAAAAAGCATCACAATGTTTTAATATACAATTAAAATATGATGATTCAACTTCGATTGATCGTTTAATATTAGATTATATTTTCCCATATTTATCACCATTTTATAAAGAAGAACAATTAATTGAACGTGTTGTTCATATATTAAATAATAGTGATTCAAAATTACAAATTGAACCATTTAAAAAAGAATGTATTGAATTAGCATCTTCTACTAATTCACAACATAGTTATAATAGAGATTTACCATTTTTAAAACAACCATCTAATATTAAACAAAATAACATTAGTCGTAAATTAAGGTTGAGTATTGGACGTTTTATTAAACAATCAAAAACATTAAAATTAGAAAAATTATAATTTCACAGAAAGAATGTCAATAGTAGAGAAAAAACCAATATGGTATTGTGCTACATGTCATCATCAATATAAATCATGTAAAGATTATGCAAAGCATTTAGATTATCATGAACATTTTAAACTTAATAGTCAACAATTTCCATTTATTTGTCAATTATGTTGTCAACGATTTCCTAAACTTCATCATACTAATCCATTGAGTTATATGCAACATTTACATTCGAAGCAACACCAATGGAAACTTTTGACTTTATTAAAAACATTTTATTGTTTTGATTGTTGTTCTGTGTTTGAAAATCGTAGAGAATTTGTTGATCATTTAAAATCAAAACAACATTATGAAGAAACTTATTTATTGGAAACTAATCGTGCCATTCAAACGAAATTTAAACCGAATTTATTCAACGCTTTCCAAGTGGATAAAACAATTGAACCGGGCCAACAATCACAAGCACAAAGTATAATTGAACATGCTGGCTTGGAGATCAAACAAAATCCATCTTTGAAAACTTGTCCTTCATGTCATTATCCAGCATCCACTGTATATCATTCGAGAACATGTTGGCATGGATTTTGTGAGAATTGTTTAATATTTGCATTTACTCAAATGTTAGAAATAGATTCAAATAATTTATATTCAATGCCTTGTCCAATCATTTTGAAAAATAAAATATGTAGTTCAAATTATACTAAACAGTTTGTTTTAAAAATTTTTGATAAATGTTAGCATAAATACACAAAAATATTAAAATGATTCAATAATGGTTTCAATATATTCGAAGTGCTCTGTATTTTAAAACGAAAATGTCATCTGCTCCTGCAAATTCTCCAAAGCGTGTAAATGATGTTAATCAATCATCCGTTGATTTTACAAATAATCCTCCACACAAAGAATTAAGATTTATTTGTACTAAAACAGGCTCACAAGGTTATTCACTATCGACTTTGAATGCAAACTTAAAATACAATCCAAATTTTCATATTAGAGATGTAAAGCTAGTTATTAATTGAATGATGTTAGCATAAATACACAAAAATTTGATAATATTAAAATGATTCAATAATAGTTTCAAAGTATTGCGAAGCTTCCTAGATTATACATGTAAAACAAAAATGCAGCCTGGTGTTAGTTCAGCGTTAGCCAATCCTACACGTTTCCCAGAGCGTCCAAATGATCTTGGTGAATTACCTTTTGGTTATACAAATGGACCATCACCAATTGTTACAAATCCATCAGGATTAGACGGCTATTTAAGATATACGGGTGCAAGGGATTTAGTGGAAGGTCCAGATACAGTTAATGGTTCTATTAATTATGGAATTTTTATTGATCGTGCTAGATGGTCACCTGCACACACAGGGAAGAGCATGTTAATATTTATTCGTGCTAAAACAACTTCTAAAATGCAAGTAGGTGTTCAATACGAAGCTTATTCTATTTCAGCGTTAAATGCATTATTAGGCAAGGATGTAAATTTTATAGATGAATTTCATCAATCAACTGCTCAAAATTTAATGCAAACATTTAAATTATTTGGTGTTCAACAAAATCAACCGCGTGAAGAGACTCCCACTGAATTTTTAGGAGGTCATTTTCAGAACCACCATGTAGCACGTAGAGCTCGTTTTCCGTCTTATTGGTCAATGATTGATTCTAAAAAACAACATCGTGGATCTGTAATGGAAAATGATGAATTATATTTAATAATTCGACGTTATGAATTAGATAAACCAATAGTAGCAGCTAAAAAACAAAGTCGTGGACCACCTAGAACATTAACACATTATTGGCAAATTGTTCCATATGTAAGTTATGATCGTAGACCACCACCTGATTGTTTATGGTCAGACGATGATTGGGTAGGTGGTTATATTTTTGTCGGTTATGTTCATGGTGTTTATGGTGAAAAAAGAGCTATATCAAAAAAACATTCTAAACATGCACGTGAAGCATTATTTCCAGAATCAGCTGATATTGCAGACTGGAAAACTAATTTTTATAGAATTGCAGAAGTTGAAGTGTTTTTAGCAACTGGTTAAATTTTTGTGATTAGATGCATTTTAGATAAACAATTTTATTAATTTTCATTTATTTATTTTTAATTGTTTAAAAATCAAAGAGATATTGTTGTCAATAAAAATGGCATCTCATTTTCATTTAATTTTAACACAACGAGCTTATCATAATAATTTAAAATTATTAGCTCAATTAATGTGTGGTCAATGTGATTATAATAGTATTTTTGTTATGGTTCATTTATCTGATTTTAAAAATGAACGAAGTTGCACGCTTGAATCTGTTTTAAGTATATGTCAATGGTTAGATCATTTACCAACATTTGGTTGTTTAGAAATTAATTTATTTGTTAAAAATGTTAAAATGGTTGAAATGATGATTTATTTTATGGGTTTAAATCGAAAAATTACAAATCGTGTTCATTTAAATGTTTATGATGTTGAATTTATTCCATCTGATGATAATATTAATATTTATATTGACTGTTTTCCATCTCATCGTAATTTTGCAATGTGTTTTGGAAATGAACGTACATTAGTATTATTATCATCGATTGATGAATTACCATCTCTTATTACCCAATATAATATATCTAAAACTGCTTTTGATTATTTAAGTGAACCACAAGCTATGAAAATTAAATTACCAGTTTAATCACATTAACAATGAATGTGTCATCTATTCTCAGTAAAGCAGCACCTTGGTTACTTGGTCTTGCAGTACTTCGTGCTTTAACTCCACCACACAGAATCACAGACGCAGATCGTAAAGACGTTAAAATTCTCCATATTCATCACACCAATTGGATTTTGTTCGACAGACTCAGAATAGAATATCAACCAAATACTTTAAACGGGGAACCAACTAATTTATACGAGGAACCTCGTACAGAAACAACATATAGTTTTCTGCGTCTTGACATTGAATCTAGAGTTTTTAAAAATTTAGATTTATAATATTAAAATGAATGCGAAACGTACTATAGCGACATTAACATCAATGATGTTTGTTCATGTAGTAGCACGGCATATAGCACCACCGGATACAGTTAAAATTGATAATAATCCAAATGCGGAAGTTATTACATTTGAGCATAACAATTGGGTTTTATTTGACACAGTTACAATAATTCATAATCCAGGTCTTCGAGGTAAACATCATCATTTAAAAACAATATATAGTCTTCGGCGTCTTCAAGTTGAAGGTAATGTTCCTGTAATTTATGATTTTAGACGTCCAGAGTAAAATTCGACTGCTGTGTGATTCGAACACACGCGGACCTAGTCCAACACGTTAGCAACGCGTCGCCTTAACCGCTCGGCCAAACAGTCAAAGCATTTTGCTTATTATTTTCGACATATTCGATCGTTGTTGTTAAAAACATTAATTACCTAATTTTAATTAATTAAACATGACTATGAATATTACATTCATAAAACTTTAAACATTATTAGAATAAGATAATATTTTTATAATATATTATTTTTTAAGAAAATGGCAATTTCAACATGTAATGAATGCGATCAAATCGCTGGATGGATTGCTGAGCATCGTGATTTGATACGTCAACGAGGTAAAATTTTAGATTTAATCACAAACATGAAACAAATGTGGTTATCGAATGACATTGAACCATCTGATATTGAATTATATCGATATAAACAATTAACACGTAAATTACAACAAATTGATCAGTGTATTGATCAAGTAACAACAGAATTACGATTTTGGAGAAAAAATCATCATCATGCAGTTTTATCATTAACAGAATAGATGTTTGAATTATTTATTTATTTATTTGCAATTTTATAATCAAATTTTTAATAGCGCGACAAACGCGTCTAAGCAAATAATTAGTTGTTTGTTCAAGCATAATTTATTTTTAATAATTAAATTTTAGACTAAAAACTAAAATGCAAAAAGCTAAGGCAATTGAAATTCGGGTAGTTCAGGAAACTTGTCAATAGTATTTAATGATTCAAATGCTGAATTACGTTTTCGTATTGATAAAATAGATTGTTTTTCAAATTGTAATGATTGTAATAATCTTAAAAGATCAGGTCTTGACCAATTTACAATTGTTTCCAGTAGTCGTTGTATACGATAAATTGATAAACGATTAATCATTTGAATCATTTGACATTTTGGTATATGTTTAGAATGACACATCATTGCAACTAAACATTTTTCTTCATTTTCTAAAAATAATGATTCTTTAAATGAAATTAATTTAGTTAAATCATAAGACCAATAAGTTGATTCAAAAACAGGTTGAAATGCTATTAAACGTTGTAATATTGATATTGAATCTTCATTTTGTAAACAAATATTTAAACATGATTGAACATTTGGATGAACTAATATAACACGTATTGCTTCAAACCGATGATATGGTGATAATATAGCTTGTTTTAATAATTTAGTATTATTAGCAACACATGCAACTTGAAATGCAGATGTCCAAAAATGATTATATCGTGATTCATCGAAATGCATGGATTCAAATAACCATGTTAATAATGATTGAATATCAAATAATGATGCAAAATTAGCTGAATATAACCAAAAATCACGTTTTATTGGATATGAGAATTTTTTAGCATCAATACATCTTAATACACTAACAAACATATCGAATCTTAATGCAGATTCAACGATTAATTTACATAATACAATTGGTTTAGATTTTAAAAGATCTAAGTTAAAATCACGAGCTAACAAAGAAATTGGAGTTAATTTATCTAGAATATATGATGAAAAGAATATATCTTTAATATGTTCCATTAAAAATGGAAATAAAACAGACCAATAACGTGCAATATTAATTGATTCATAATCAAATAATGAACAGTTAATAATTGAATCAGATTTTATTATTTCATGATAATATTTAGTTAATTTATTATCTAATACTGATATCATCCATTTTAATTCAAATAATTGAACTAATTCACATTTATTTTCTGTGTTGTTTGATGATTGAAAAAAACTTGGTAATTTCATTCTAATTGGAAATCTTAATTGTTGAATTTCTTCATCTTTATTTGAACTGTTGCATTTATGATTCACTGTTTCTAATCGATTTTCATCTCTATTGTAATGTAATAAACCGTATAATGGTGATAAAATAAATTGTCCAGTTGCATCTGGATATGGTTTAAACCATGGTGTAACAATAATATATTCTAATTTTAAAGATAAATGAAATGGTGCAATATTCAAATAATGAACTAAATATTCTAATTCTAAAAGTCGAATTTTCGATGATTTTGGAGCTATAATAGGAACTTCACGTCCAAACAAATCCCATAATACAACTAATTCATTTAATCCTAATTGATTTAAACGAATTTCAATCTTATATTTTCCATTTTCATCTGTTTTGGGGGTTGGATTTTCTGCATAGGATGCAATTGTCAATAAACAATTAGGCGCACAACGACGTAAAAATTCATCATTTAATATAACACCATATCCTTTTGTTTGATCAAAGAGTAAACAATGTTGATATGAATGAATTTGAACATAATACATTAAATTACTCCAGACAATTAACTGTTTAAATGGTCTAGTACGATATGTAGCTGGAAAAAATTGAAGAAATTCAATAAATTCTTCATCGTGCATTTTGACACAAAAACATGTTAAAATGTTGAAAAGTAAATGAATATTTCATTTTGAATAACGAATACATGTTCAAATTAATTAAATAATAAATACATACTCATTTGAATATAAATATGATTTTATATGATACTGAATTTCGATGCTATTTTCAATCAAGTCAAAAAATATCTCTAAGACCCTCATTTCAGAAAGAGATATTTTTATGGTGGGACAATCTCAACGGCTATAAAAAATAATATCTGCGTTTTTCATTTTTTTCCAAAAAGTGGCTATACGAATCATACGCATCATACGAATCATACGTTTTTTCAGGGGTGATGCAGCTTTTTACGTATGACAGATATTTTGTCTAAGACGCTTCGCTGACTTTAACAGATATTTTTTCTTAAGACGCTTCGCTGAACTTAGAGATATTTTTTCTGAGACGTTCAAAAAGTAACGGCTATTTTTCGGGTCGGGTCGGCCAACGGCTATAAAAAATAATATCTGCGTTTTTCATTTTTTTTCCAAAAGTGGCTATACGGATCATACGCATCATACGATTCATACGTTTTTTGGAGGTCCAGACACCATTTTCCGTACTAGACAAAAGTCACATGAATCGAGGTAACCATGTAAGTATAAATCATAAAATCAATGTTTCGACCTATAATAATAGTATTATTATTATTATTAATTATGCGTGATGGTTTAAAAACATGACAAAATGGGTATAGATGTTACTATTCGTAATGAATTAAGGACAAAATGGATTCCATCTGCATTTTCAACACAATTTCAATCTATGAAAAATGCTGTAGTTATTGAAGATGTTTTAACACGTGTTTTTCTATTATATGGTCCATCAAATGGTGGTTTTACTGGTGATCAATTTTTTGAAGTTTTTTATCAACCAATTCGAGAAGCATTTGATATTCATAAATCGAGTGTCTATATTGCAATCTGTGATGATCAAAGATTTGTTCCAAAAGAAAAAGAACCAACTCAACATATTCGTACTGAACGAAGAAGTCAAGTTGAACCATATCCAGAGGATACAGTCATTGGTCCATTGGGTATAAAAACAACTAGATCAAAACAATATGAACCATTTGAAACACAACGTTTATTTCGTTCACGTCATTTAAGAATACAAGTTTGGGAATTTATAGTTACATATTTAAAACAAATATCGCTGTTGCCAGGTCAAACAATTATATTTGATTTTGATAATTTAAAAGGTCCATGGGTTTTTAGAGGACGGAAACAAGCTTATCAAAGTGAAACATTAAAACATTCATTAGGTGAAGCTGATCTAGGAATACCATTTTTTATTAATTTATATCCTGATAATAAAATATTTGCATATACGAGTGATACTGATATTTTACCAGTTTCAACATTTACAATTGATAAAGAACGTGAAGAAAATACATGTTATTGGGTTTATTTAGATAAAGCACAAGGTAAACGTGAATTAGTATATGTTGATTTAATTCATTTAAGAAATAGATTACCCGCTAGTAGTTTACGTTTATCAAAAGAACAATTTTTTGTGTTTTGTCTCATATCTGGAACTGATTATATTTTTAAAACATGGTGGCTTCATCGAATGCGTTTAATAGATATATTAGACTGTGTACGCCAATCAGATGATTTAGTAACAAAATTGAGACGAGAACATGATTATCGGAATATTGAATCGTCTGTTAAATTATTTGTTAAACGAATATATTCTATCGTATTAAATCGTTCATCAAAATTTATTCGTGTAAAAGGTGAATCTCGTGATGTATATGATGATCCAATTATTCAAGCAAGTATGCATTCATTTCCAAGTCTTAAATATCCAAAATCTGAAGATTTAAAAAAGGTTTCTCGTGCTTTATTATTTAATTATCATTATTGGAAAATGGATGGAATTGAAGTAGATCCATATACTCCAACAAACAATTTACCAGCAAATTCAAGTCACAACAATATTTCAACAACACAAACAACTTTAGATAATTCATTACAACGAGTTCCTTCAATTATTACAATTGATTAATCGATTCGGTGTTTAATTAGTTAGTAAAACAGAAATTTATTAAATTTAAAATTAAGCAATTTGTTGAACTTGAGCAATTAAATCAGGAATGCCTTGTTGTGATTTTTGAAATGGATAAACAGGTTGTGATTGAGCACAATCTATAGCACGTCTTTCACATGCATCACCAAAAAAACCAGCTTTACAAATACAACGTCCTTGAGATGGTATTAAAGGTGTTGGATTATTACAAAAACCATTTCCAGAACAAACAGCACCATTCACATAAAGTGAATTTGGACATGTTAATGTTAAACAATCATCACCCATAAAACCATTATTACATAAACATTGTTTTCCATTATGACCATCTGAAACACATTGTCCTAATAGTGGACCACCACACTCTAATCCAATAAATGAACCACCACTAACAATTGGACATTTTCTTGTTAACAACCCAGTTGTTCCACTGATAAAAAATTGACTTGATTTTGAAGCATATTCTGGTTTTAAAACACATTGATTATCTTTTGCGACTGCATAATAACCACAATTGACTTGAACACCATTGACAATGTCATATGGTATATCACAATATGATCTCATTTCAAAATACTCTTTTTGTTGATCATTTTGACTTTTTTGATAATCTGAAGTAGTCCAACCATAATCACATGTGCATTTATTATTATAAGCAATTCCATTTGCTGGGTCTCCAGAACATGAACCATGATTATTACATCGATCTTTACGACAATTTGCATTACATTGTCCAGGTTTGATTGGAATATCCAATCCAGATATACCACGATAATCATAAAAATCACCATAACAACGACACCATTGATCAGCTTCAACTGTTCCTAATTTATTACCTTGAGATGCACATGGGACTGTTGTTGCACATTGATAAGTTGGTGATGATGCAATATCAGGTCCATAACCAACATCACATTGACAACCAACAGAACCAGGTACTGGTTTACCATCTGCAGCATCATTAAAACCGACTAAATTTGATTTACAAGGAAACAAGTTAAGATTTGTGTTTGTATTTAATGAAAGGACAGCAACTGAACCATCCGGAGAATAACCAGAAGTACATAATGGGACACCATGATTATTACATTTTTGTTTACGTGCATAATTTATTTCACAAAATTTACCACCCCATCCTTTATAACAACGACAAACTCCCGCAGTTCTCATACCACCATTTGGTACTGATTGCATAGTTGGATGTGCTCTATTATTGTCATTATCATATCGAAGAACACAATAACCATTAAAATTACATGATTCTTCTGGACGTCCAACATCACATGAACAATCACCAAATGGACGTGCATCTTTAAAATAAGGACCACGTGAATTACCACCCATTTGATCCCATGAATATGGACCATTTACACATATTTGTGATGGACCACATTGAGCATCAGATTGACAAGCACATATTCCATCGTTACATTTTAAACCAAATAAACATTGTGAATCACTAGTACATTGACAAAATGTCACATCGAATGGTGCACGTTCATAAACATTATTATTCGCTGGAAAGTAACAATAATAATTTGTAAAATGACGTGTTGAACATGTTAATTTTTTGGTGGGTTGACCGATATATTCGAATACACATTGTGAATCAGAAGTACATGATCGCTGACATGTATAAGTTTTTTGATCACAGATTTGAGGATTTTGATCATTTGATATTGAACATTGTGTTGATTGTGAATATAAAGCATTCCAATAATCAAAATTATATGTATTTGCAGGTACACAACCACCCCATGGTGGCATTGGTTTAGAAGCATCCCATGGATAATCAGGTATGCAAGCATTAATTATATTTAAAATATTAAAAATTAAAATAATTTGATTTACTAGCATCATTTTAAACGTGTTTTAAATTTTTTAATTGTTTAAATTAATAAAATAATTAGATAGGTTTAATTCATGCATAATTTATAAATTGTTTGGAATTGATTATTTGAATCTAATGGTTCTAAAATTTCAATAGATGCTGAACCCATGTCTGGCATATATGGCATATTCATTGTAATTTCTCCAGTTAATTGATTTGAATTTGTTAATTGTTCAAGGCATTTGATTCTTTCTCTATCCGTTGTTCCACATAATGGATAAAAATCATAAATAATTGAATTTGGATCATGATTTAATTGCATATTAAATTTTAAATATGTTGCATGAATCAAATGATCGATATATTGAACTTTAAATTGATATGTTAATGAAGAACGTTGAAGATCCGTTGTGGATGCAGATTGCCATATTGCTTTTAAATCTTTATTTATGTTATCACAATCTTTAAATGTTTTAATTTCATTTTCTGCTGATATTACATGTACTAATAAACTAACAAAATATAAAAAACAATAAAAAAATTTCATTTTTGTCTAAAAATTATGAAATAGAATCAAAACAAATATCATTTATGTTTGCTAATTCTGGTTTAGTATCAAATAAATTAACATTACCCAAATATAATATTCCAATTGGTTCATGTTTCAATGTTATTACATTATCATTAGTTCCTAAAGAAAATTCCATTGCTACTGAAACAATACAATTTTTACCTGCAAATGTATCTTTAATTTCATCATATGTCATTTTTATAAATAAACCACCTTCAGGATTTTGTTTACGTTCTTGATTTGATAAACAACGATAAACATCTAATTCATTTTCCCAACGTGGTATTGGATCGTCTGAACCATCCGGTATTTGAGTTAATGTTTTTTTCAATGCTTTTGTAATTTCTTCATTTTTTGAGATACATTCAAAATCTGATTGTTCTAATAATTGAATTTCAGTTTGTGATGCAAATCTAAATAACCGTAAGGCAAAATTAACATAACGTGTTTGAGTTGATTTTGAATCTACATTAACAATTCCTCTCCAACGTTCACTTAAACTTTTTCGTATATTTTCTGATGTTGTTTCTTTTTCATCTTTTTCTAATTTATTTTTAATTTGTGTATAAATTGCTGGATATAATTTTTCAATGTTTTTAAAAACTTGTTCAAATACTATACGATCAACTTGTTCTGCCCAATCTAACCATTCATCCATTGCTTCATTTGTAAATTGTGATTCAGTCAAACGTTCATTTGTTAATTGAAATGATAAAGCTGAATTCATTAATTTTAATTTATATTTTGGTTCTTTGTAATCTTCTGAATTTGGATCATTAAAACGATTACGAAATAAACCAAATGGTAATTCGTCACAAAAACGTGTACGTGCAAATGGTGTCATTGCTGAAAATTTAAAACATCTATGACCTGTACCAATTAAAAATTTTTGATTTAATCCAGTGTATGTTATATTAGTATAAAATTTACCTTTGTATTTTTTTCGTCTTACATTAATCAATTCGTTGCCTTTTGCATTTTTTAATGGTGGTTTGTAAAGATTCATTTGTCTATCTAATTTAATTAATGGTTCATTTAATTTTGAAAATTTTTCTAAAACACGTTTATTATATAATGCTACATCCGTTGCTTTATCAATTGCATCTAAATCTGCTGGTTGTAATTGATCAAATATATCATTTGAAGTTTTTAAAGTTTCATTTGGTTCTTCATTATTTTCAGTCTCTGATGATACATTAGAATTCTCTGAATCATCAAATTTTAAACGTTTAGATGATTGTGCTAATTCATTTGGATCAATCTCATTAGGACGTTTTGGTTTAACTGGAGCTGGTGGTGGTTCTTGTGATTGTGTCATTTTTTATTTATTTGTTTTTTAGATTTAAATTTTAGTTTTAAATTAAATTTTAATTTTCAGTTTCTATACTATGAATAGAATGATATCGACTTATAGAAGTACGATTTGGTCTTGATGGTTCATTACTGTTCTCGGCTGTGGATATAAGAAAGAAACTTGGCCGAGGTGAGTTACCCTTACTTTCTACTTCATCTATATCATTTTGAATATCCTCAATTTTTTCATCACTTAATAAACGAAAAGCTTCCATAACACGATGTGATTCTTGAACTTTTTTTAAACGTGCAATTACATGCCAATATTGTCTACTTTGATATTCAGAATTCAATAATTTAGTTAATAAATCATGAATTAATACAGAAGCTTTTGTTTCAGGTTCTGATACACGACTTTGTGAACATAATGTTAAAGATGATGTCGATCTAGAGAGTCCCGTTTTTTTTCGTATTAATGCTTGAACAGCTGATATATCTAATGATGAATAACGTCTTTGTGAAGGTGGTATTGATCTAGGTGATCTTGATATTATTTGTTGCATGCGTATTAAAAGAATAGATGCACATAATCGATCTTCAATTGTAACCCATTCTTGTAATAATAAACCAAATACAATAAACCAACGTGAACGTTCATGAGGTTCATCACAACACAATAAAGCTATATTACGTGTTTGTATAGGTCGAACTTTATCATCTTTAACAACAAAACATTCAACTGGTATGTCGCCTAATTCAATACATCGATGAAATTGTAATTGCATTTTTTAAAAATTTAAAAGTTTGCTAAGTAGAACATAAATTAATATACAAAATAGCAAACAAGTAAAATACTAATATACAATGAAACTAATTCAATATTTTAAAGTATAATCAATTTAAATGTAATCCCTCAAAAGGAATATCATCATCGGGTGGAACCCATGACCAAGTACGTTCACGTGTAACGTTTGTAAATTCTCGATCCCATTCATCAATTGTCATAGAATCTAAATGACAACTCATTGCATCGTCATCATCATCATCATCACTATCTTCGTCTTCTTCATTTTCAGAATCTGAATTTGAATTTTCTGAATCTGATGATGGACTATCTATTTCAGTTGTTGCAACACTATCTGAACCATTATTTACTGAATTTGAGTTGAATGCATTCAATAAAATTTGATTAAATAATGAACGATTATCTGATATTGTTGTTTTTTCAGTTCGTTCATCTATGAGTTGTTTTTGTGTTTTGCATTTCAGTAAATCATCTGGATATTGAAACTTACCTGGATGTTTATTTAATAAATCTTCAATTGCATCAGGTTTAAATGGAAAATAACCTTCTTGTGTTGATGAATCTTTAATTGGATGAATATTTTGCATGTGTTTTTCAAATCCATATTCATCTAAAGGTACATCAATAATTGAATAACCATCTGGAGTAAATTCAGTTGAAGTTTTTAAATAACTTGAATATTGTGCCATAAATTCTTGCATTTGTTTTTGCATATGATTTGAAGTTACAACTTGTAATTGTCGTTTACTTTTTGATGGATCAATTTTTAATGTTTCAAAAATATATGGTTTTTGTGAATTAAAACGTCCATATAAATAATCACCTTTTGAAGCATGCTTATACGTTAATATATGCTGCAGAGCACGTTTTAATTTATTATGTTGATTTGATTTTAATAATTGCAATGCAACTGTTAAACGACCATTTTGATATTTTAATGCACTATCATGTTTTTTATCTGGTAATATAACCATTTCACTTGATAACGATTTAATCGCAACCATTAAACGACTGTGTTGTGGTTTACGTCTCATTTTACCATAAATTATTCGAGCTAACATTGCAAATTGACGATTTTCAGGTATATCAGAATACTGTACATTATTCAAATAACAAACCATCATTGAAGCTTGTCCATTTGAAACTGATACAGCTGGATCGTTTACTGTGTGTAATGTTTCTGCTGGTATACCAGGCATAACTAATTGTTGATTTACGTTATAAGTCTGTTTTTCTTCATGCATATTGGGTGGATGAAATGATACAGCATCGTCAGACGGTATATTTTCATATTTATTTGTAAATTCTTTTGAATTGAGATCAATATCACCAAAAATCATATGTTTAATTGTATCTAATATATCAAACATAATTGGATCTTCATATTGATCACTTAATAATGATAATGCTAAAACACAATCCTCAACTTTTGAATACATATGTTTTTCACATTCTTTAACATATTGTAATGAAAATCTATTTTTTTGACAAACGTATTCAATTTCTCTGTGATGATGAGTTTCATTATTTTCACTGTTATTCTCGTTATCCTCATTATCATCACGTTGGTTACTGTTTTCGTCGTTTCCATGACTTGTCAGACCAGTAGTAAAGTTATCTTCAGTACTATTTGATTCTTTAATAGTCGGATTAAACCGAAATACAGTTTCAATAGCACGTGCAGTTGCAATTGTTTGAACTAAAAATTTATAACGTTGAAAATTACGTGGTGGTTTTAATCCTTGTAAATGAAATAAATGATTATGTTCTTGCAATTGTGAATATATAATTATTGCAACAGTCATATCTACATCTTTTAAAATTTTACATGATACCATTAAACCAATAATAGCAATCATTGCTTGCATTTGTCTTAAATCATCTACAAATGGATTTAATGCTTTATCAATACTTTGACGGGTCATTGCATGTGCCATTCCACCATTATCAGTACGATCTTGATTAACCCATTGACGATGATAAAAACGTGATGTTATAGCAGTTGGAATTTCATGTGAAGATGCATTTGTTGCAATTAAAACACAACAATGTGCATCAATATTATGAATTTCACTTTTACGTTTACCTTTTTCACATGTAATCGACTGAACAATTAATTTACCTTCAGATAATATATTTTTAAAAAGAGCTTCAGCATCTGTATTATTTGTCGAAGATGATTGTTGTGATGGATGTTTTGATTTTCCTTCAATTCCTAATGTAGATGGTGGAATTTCTTGAAATATCTCAATTTTATAACCAAAACTATCTGAAGTTGCTGTTTTAGCTTTTGCTGTTGACATTGCAATTGATACTGCAGTACCTGGTATACAAATATCATGAATTTTATCAAACGTAAATGTTTTACCAGCTTCAGGAGGGCCAGTAAACATAGTATGAAAAGCAAATTTCGTTCCAAAATAAATTTGCCATGCTCCTAATAACGATGTAATAATGTCACCATGTGCAACATTTACATTTAGATAGTGTTCTAATCCTAATGCAACTTGTACTAACCAATCACCAAAAATTCCTAAATTTTTAGTATAACGTCGACGTGGTTTAAAAATATAACCATCACTTCTTTTATATAATTCTGACCAAAATTTAGCAATTGATTTTATAGCATCTGGCACTTTAGCTTTTTTATGAAATATTTTACGAAATGCCTCAATTCCTTTACTTTGAACTTTTCTATATTTTTTTCCTAATTCTTGATATGCCTTAAATGCATCATCTCTGTTATTTAATGTAAATGAATTATCTGATCTTGCACGTTTGACAGTACGAGCAGTATCAGTATCGTCATATGCATCAGTCCATTGTTTTTCCATATCCTTTTTTAATGATTCTAATGTTGATAATGCCACAACTTGTTTTGTTTTTTGAATACCGGCATCATATTCTTCATTCAGTTTACGTTTCGTGCCTATGACCTGTTCATCTGAATCCGGTTGTGAATCAATAGAACCTCGTATTCTGATATATAAAGATTTTTGATTTAATGATTCTTCTGTTTCATGTGTTTGAATCCATGGAAACAGATACCTTGAAAAATGTAAATTGTTCATAGCAAATCCATAGATGGGATAATTATATTTTTGAATATAAGGTGACAATTGATAATATAAAATTTGTGTTTCAGGGTCTATTGCATGATAAAAAGAATCCGTACAAAAATCTTCAGCTGCTTCAAATATTTTTGCTTGTTCTATAGATCGTCTTAAAGTGAATACGTTGACAGGATTATAACAGTACATCGGTTCTTCAATTTTATCTAAATCGATGGTATCTTCATAAATGGCATCTGCAACAAAGAATAAACTGCACAATGCTCTATAATCTGAACGTGTCATTCTATCTAATCTTGTTCGAGGTTTGGGTGGTTTTCGTGATTTTGCTGGGCGATCATCTAAATTCTTTTCGTTTTCAGCTATTAAAAATTGAATTATACTTGCAGCCGAACATGGAGCTTGAATAATTAAACGAAATCGAAAACCAACTGTAAAATCCTCGACATCTTCTGAATCATCTGAATCTTCAATGTCATTCTCATGGGCTTTGTCAGAAATGACATTTTCAATAAAAAAATAAACGGGACCTGCTTGAGCTGAAGCAATAGTATTATAGATATAAATGAATAATTGCATCCCACAACGATATAAATCACCAAGATCTGTATCCTGTAGTTGGCCAAATGTTTGAGCATTATCTTCAAAAATTGCCATAGGAATAAACATTTCTAAAAATTGCAAATGTTCATTTCCTTGTTCATCTACTTTAGGATAAAATTGAAAATTTAAGACTTTTTTGTTCCGTAATCCAATACAAATTGCAGGTGATTCTTCATCATTCATTTTTGTTAACTAAAAAATTGTTTAAATAAAAGATTTTAAAAAAGAATTAACTAAGAGTAAAAATTAATTAAATAATAAATCACAACATAACAAAAAAACTGCAATTAGTGAGATGACACAATTGCAAGCCTAAATAAAAATTTTATGTTAACAAATGAATTGATTATAAACATTGATTGATGAACTCATGATTAAGAATGTAATATAATTAGATGTGAATGCCCTGACAAGAGTCTCTGGGTAGTGTGATTAAAGAGCATTTTAATAAAAAACTCCATTTATTAAAGATATTTTTTCAAAAAAGTCACGTTCTTCCAATATCCAATAAAAATTCGCAAAAATTGAATGTTTTACAGAGCATGAATTGTCAATATTGTTTAAAACGTAAATCACATCCATTATTTTGTTATTTAATTAGTAATCGTTATTCTACGAATAGTGCTACTGCTGCTACATATATTGGATTAAGCCGTCAGCCATTTTTTCGTTTAAAGTCTCACAATCGTGAAATTGATTATCGTTGTGGTGCAAAATCAACAAAAGCATTTGCTGGTAAGTGGGAACTTTTATTAGTAATTGGTCCATGGTACGGAAATGGTGGAAAATTATTTAAACAAATATGGCGTAAAAGTAGTCGAAAATTGAAATCCAGATTATATATGGGTATTACAAAAGCTTTTGAACAAAACAAACGTGTCTATATTTCAACTAAATCTCGTTTATTAAAAAATTTATAAAAATGAATCGTGAACGTTATGAACGGTTAAGAAATCGATCATCAAGGGAAGAAGACAGTGAACGATTTGATAAAGAATGTCAACGAACAATGACTTGTTTAATTGCAATTGTTGTTGCATGTTTTTTAATTGTTATTATTACATTGATTGGAATGACACCACCAAATCGTCGTACAACAGTACCACCGACCATTATTAATATTATTACACCAACGGATACAGTTGAATCTGTGAGTAGTTCGAGTAGTTCGACTGGAATGAGTTCGGCGTTGTCTAGTATTGAGTCATCGTCTTCGACAGCAGCATCAGCATCTCCAATCATGGATCCTCAATGTACAATATCAAATGTTGTAATTGGAACTGCAGTGTGTACAAAACCATTGAATCAAACAATATCAGATGATTCATTATTTCATCCGAATATTACATTAGATTTAGGAACTTGTATTGTTCCATATACAGATGCAGCCAACAATCAATATATTAGTTTTAATAATCAATTTAATGTTCATCATAATTATGTAATTGTTCAAGGAAATGGATTTAATATGTCATTACCAGTGATTGCTGAGTCATCAAATCAATCATATATTGCACCAACATCTATTCCAGTATCTTATGCAGCTGATGCGACCTATACAAGTCCAGATGGTCGTTTTTGTGAAGTAATTGTGACATTTCAATTAGTAGCTGAAACATGTCTATGTCAAAATTCAACAACAAGTGTGTTTAATACATTCTGTGCATGTCCTGTAGTATCACAATCTTCATCGTCATCCACAGGTGTTCAATTCTCTTCATCAATTGCTCCAACATCTTCAGGTAATTCAACTGTTAGTTCTTCGGTTATTACAGCGACGCAGTCCTCTTCAATCAGTATTTCATCATCAGAATCATCCGCTGTCAGTTCAGCTCAATCTTCTTCGGTTACAGCAACACAGTCGTCTTCGATAGCGTCATCAATAGAAACAATTATGTCTTCATCTTTAAATAATTCAGGTAATTCTTTAGAAACAAGTGAATTTGTTACTAGTAGTAGTAGTTAATTTTTTTAATTAATAGCTTAAAAATGGGTTTAACTGAAAGTGTAGATCGCGAGGATCAAATTGTTGAAATGACAATGAGTCAAAAACAATTTAATCGAATGGCTGTAAAATGTGAAAATAAAGCTAAAAGCATTGAAATCCAATGTAAAAAGTGTTTGAAAGACAACGATAAATCAACTGCGAAGATTCATGCTCATGATATTGTTCATTATAACGTGCAAGCTAAAACATATCGTAAATTATCAAGTCGTTTTGGTATTATAATTGAACATTTAAAACAGAGTGAACAGTTATCTGAAGGCATTGATGCATTACAGCGTGCAGTTGAAATTTTAACTGAGAATCAAGCAGATCCTGAAGAACTACTGAAAACAATGAACAAGTTTGATTTATATATGGATCGTTCTGAAGTAATGCAGGTCAGTAAAACCAGACATAGAAACGAATCAAATTTTAGCCCGTGAAATTAATATGTCTATAAAGCCAAATCAAACTATTCTTATCAATACCCTGAGTTCAAACACTAAAGTTTGTATAAAAATCTCAGGGTCATTTCAAATATATTTTGTCGATAACCAAGACATTTTATTATATTTGAAATTCTAAAAATGCAGCCATTAAGTTGGTTTGCTACGAGTATCTTCGGATACGTTGCTGAGTGGGGCCTGTTCTCCTTGTGAGAATTGCAATAAAAGCTGACGAGATCGTCTTTGTACTTTCTTTGATGCTTTTTAATCCACTAGTCACTTATAGTTGACAATACAAATATTATTGAAGATTTTGAAGTCAATCAATTAATAACACGTTTAGAAACTGAAGTTCATGATGAAAAAACACTTGAAATGACTTCACTTCCAACAACCTCTGGAGCAGTAAAATCATTGAACAATTTAAGTATTTCTCAAGACGATAACAACAAATTAACAAATAAAAACAGCCAAAATAAATAAAATCAAAATGTCAATCTCCTGTAAATGTCCAATTTGTTCAGTACATGAATTTAACGCCGTGCCTGTAGTCAATCATTCAGCATTAAAATGTTCAATGTGCGGAGAGAATACCAAGGTGATGCTTCGTTTCCGATGTGGCAGAATAAGTTGTTTGCAATGTGTATTTTTTGTGGCGAAACTGAGCACAGCATTATTTCTTACAGGAACTGAAGATATCAACAATCAAACAGATAATAAACAATCTCAAGATAACTGATTTTGTTATTATTTATTCCATTGATTCATTTTTTCTCAAGACAATAATAACAAATTAAAAAATAAAAACAGCCAAAATAAATAAAATGTCGAAACGTTGTAATTGTGTTGGTTACAAACAAATAGTAAAAGCTGTTATATGCATTAATCCGAATGACCAGTTTGCTTGTTCAATTTGTGGATGCACTGGTTCACTGAGTCGTTTACACTGCGATAGTATACTTTGTTCACATTGTCTAGTAAAAGCAGACGGACTGATAGAGCAACTACAATATCCATGTAGATTTCCAGACTGGTTTCTGTGTCGTTGGAATGATGAATTCAAAAAATTACCTCGAGGATGTCGTGTAGTTGCTTTACTAGAATCGTTTGATAATATAGAACAACCATTTGGAGTGATTCGTCCAACACCAGAAACCCCTGGGTTATTAGAATCATTTAACAATTTAAGTATTACTCCGAATAATAACGACAAATTAACAAATACAAACAGCCAAAATAAATAAAATCAAAAATGGCACGTTCATGTAATTGTCCGTCTCATAGCTATTTGCATGCTAAAGTTATAACGGATTCATCAGCATCTATTTGTTCGATGTGTAAACAAAATCCTGATAAGGATGGCTTTCTTCTATTCCAGTGTGGTGAAATAATTTGTATACCTTGTTATTCAACTAAAAATAAAATGCATATAATGTCGATCTATCCAGAACAAACAGATAATAAGCAAACACAAGCTAAGTAATTTTGCGATTGTTTATTTGATTGATTCATTTAGCTTCATTTGAAATTCAATTTAATAATGATACAAAATTTTCTTATACATTTTAGAAAATGACTAGAACATGTTTTAGTTCGACTACTATGCTAACAACAACTGCTCGAGCATTAAATGAACCAGTATATCCATTAACTCTATTAACTTGTTCAATTTGTCAATTATTATGTTATAAACCACTTCAACATTTGCCATGTAATAATATATTTTGTTCAAGTTGTTTAATTAGATGGCAATTAATACATAAAAATGCATCATGTCCAACATGTCGTTCAGTTTTACAATATCATTTAGTTCATCCTGCAAATGCTTTAATTGATCAATTAAGTCAAATTCCAATGCAATGTATAGAATGTGAGTATATTGATTCATATGAAAAAATGATTATTCATCATGATAAAGAAACATTATATTTATGTCCAAATCAATGTAATCGATATTATCATGGAAATGAATTAGCTTTACATATTTCAACAAATTGTCCATCAAATCCATCTTTATTGTATTATAAAAATATATTACCAAATGAACAATTAAGTGCATCCAATTTAGCTTATGAATTATCATATCAAAAATCGAATGATTTTAATCAATTATATCAAATTGAACAAACCATTCAACCAATTTCAAATTATCAAATGATTTTACATAGTTTAAATTTTGCAAGTAAATGGATTGATTCATTAGCAAATCAATTAGTTCCTATTAATTCAAAAATCATGATTATTCATTCAAATTCAAAACGTGAATTATGTAAAGTGATAAAACAAGAACATTTAACTGTTTTAGTTTATAGTAAATTATATGGTACAACAATTCAAGTACAATTAATGCCACGTAATTTATTACCATTTGAACCATATATTGATTTTAATACAACACCAGAAATAGAACCCCGTTATTTGAATCATTCATCATTAACATCAAATACACGTAGTCCAATTTTTCAACCTAGAACATCATCACCTCCACGAACCATTCGAGTAATTGAAGTTTCTTGACTACCTAAAACAAAGAATGGGTGCTGAAATTATATTAGCTTTTAAACGTGATTATTTATTCAACGGGACTGGTGTTTTATCAAAAATATTACCGTCCTTTATAAATGTTAAAACATTAGTTCACGTCGAAATTTTAATTTCTGTTTATTGTATAAAAACTAATTATAATAGAGAATGTGAATGGTGTAAAAAAACATTAGATCGTGCACACAATGGTAAACATTGGTTATCGTATTTTATTAGTGTATATTCAAATTGGCAACGTCTTGTAGATGATAAAAAATTTAGAAATGACATGGAAGATTGTTGGTTTTTTTTAAGTATCCCAATGCTAGATTCACAACGTTGTCAATCATTTTTAGATTATCAAATTGCTAAACCATTGAATTATTACGGATTTGCTGTCTTACCATTCGGTTTAATGGGTGGATGTCGTTTAGATACACCAAATCCAAAAATGCAACCAACGTGGTTTTGTAGTGAATTAATTGCAGCCGCTTTGAGAGACCAAGGTTATACTCATTATTTTAATGAACATCCATGTTTAATGAGACCAATTGATATTTATGATAAAGCATTAAGTATCCCTGGTAGTCGTAAATTAAATCGTCATCCTGCTTATTGAGATTCAATATATGCTACAATGGTTTTTTATCGCGTGTTTGATAATTAAAATTTAATATGAGCTATTTTGTCAGCAAATAACCAATAAGTTGTTGTCATCGCTATAATTAAAACGCTGACTCCTCCTATTCCTTCCTCTCGAGAAAGTAATCCGTAAGACGCAATCAACAATGCAATTACGGAAATAATAAATCTATAAAAATTAAGTTCATCTGGAGTATGAGGAAATATAACGGCAACTGTTTCATTATCATGTAATTCTATATCTTTTTTATCAAATTCCATAAAATACCGAGGTGTAGCAAGGTTATTCTTTTTCTGTGTACAACCGATAATTCTTTTTTTATCTTTTTCAAAGTCATGTAAGATTAAAACTCCTTTGTTATAGACTTTTTGTCCATACTGATTTACTTCATCTATAGAATCCATTTTAAAATTAAACTTTGTTTACTGATCGCCACGAATTGTTTTAATTGATGAATAAATAAGTATGAATATTGTAGTTAAATGAATGAGAAACCCGAAATCTTCTGAAACACTGGTCCCTTTTGTTTTTCTACAATGAATAATAAACCTATTAAATTCGAATAATATAACACCAAATAAAAATGCTATTAACAACATAAAAATATGTCGCCACATGGAATTGTGAAAATGTCTCGTTGGGTTAGATTAGAAGTTTACTCACCACTTATTCACGGTGATAAAATAATTCGTTTATTACACAAGAATGCGTTAAAACGTCAACAATCTATTGATATTAATTTAGATGATAATTGGGTTGGTTTTGTTGCAATGACAATTATAAAAGCTGTTGGTGTGGCACTTTTGAATATATCAACAAATCAAATTGAATACCTTGAAGTTGAAGAAAAATATAAAAGTTTGAAAGTACAGGATGATTTAATCAAATATATGTGTAAACGATTTCAACCTTGTCACGCATTAGTACAAACACAAAAAGCAGCAGATTGGTTTAAAAAACATGGATTCGATGTATATTATCGAACAATAAATAATGATTGGGTCTGTTTATGGCATTAATTGATCATCCGCAAATTTTTTACTGATAAATATCTGACAGAACATGACTTTTTTAGTTTGACGGATATTTTAAAATGATTTCCCAATTTTCGTATTATTTAACTCATAATTCATACTAGTTATAGAATTTTAAAAAATAAAATATTTTCGTCATGTGTTGTGAACAACCAACTCGAGCACCCGATTCAACTTTTACTGCTTCTACTTATGATCCACGACAAGAAATTCGTTCTGATTTGGTACGATTGATTAATAATGGAATGACTATCGTTACTGTTAAACACGGTGATAATCAGATTTTAACAGGTCGTCCATTCTGTTCGAGTATTGTCGTTGGTGGTGCTGGTTTGGCTATCTACCATGAAGACGGAACTAGAGTAGAAGGATTAGGCCCTCGATGTTTCGGACTAAGTCAAAATGAAGCTATTCAAGATCTATGGAATGAATTCCAGGACAAATTCATTGAGCGAGATGGAACAATATCATTACAATTTACATTTCGCAATACTTTCAGTAGCCCAATTACCCAAGGACAAACTGTCGCATTAGAATTCGATTCTTTATGGAACAATTCACCGTTGTTTCCAAACGATCTTTCGGGGATCTGGAGAGTAGTTCGACATGATCAAAGGTTTATTAAGATCTCACACACTATAGGATGCATGCGAATTACGAATGATACTTATGCTCTTATGTATGGTATTGAAATGTTCCGCTAGAAAGATGTTCGAATTCAATATTTTTGAATCATTATCTATACACAATAATAAAAATACATATTCAACTACATTATTGAACAATAAATAATGATTGGGTCTGTTTATGGCATTAAGTAATTCTTAATATATTCATATTTCATTAGTTTAGTTTTGTCTAATTGATAAGCAGAACGGGACTTTTTTACGCATTTTCTAAGAGATATTTGCAGAGCAAGACTTTTTTGTGAGGAATGCAGTTTTGTGTCTGCATTTTCATTGGATTTTGAGTTCACAATTCAAATGATTAACTCATTCGATCCTTCAAATTTTCCAAATTTTCCAAATTTTCCAAATTAAGTTTATTTATTCAATATGAGTTTAAATTTTACTAATTTAATTATTCAAAATATTACTGAATTGCGTTTACAATTTCCATTTCGTACATATCATCAAGGTCAATATGAACGTTCTCAATTTTCACATATTTATGATTTATTACCTCATCAATCTGTACGTTATAATGCAACAACAGAAACATTAAAACAAACATTAGAATCACCATTACTTTTAACATCAGACAAAGAAATTGATTTGTATCCAGTATTTTCACATTATTTATCAAAATTCAAAACAACAAAACAACGAACACATGTTTATCGATTTGCAATTCAAATGAATAATGATTATCATTGGTTATCATTTATTGAAAAAGCATTATTAATTGTAATTGTTTGTTTTATTGAACCAAATTTTGATGGAGTCATTCCAGGTAAAATTGTGATGCCTGGTCAAATACGTAATTTTTTAACTAGAAATGGTTTAACATATTATGATACTCGTTGTGGATTTATGAGTCGTTTTACATCTGAACAAGGAATACGACAATCTATTTTTTCATCCATTATGAATTATGATGAATTTGAACATTTTCAAAAACATCATTCTGATCTTATACCCAAAATTGAATTATGTGAACGAGAAACAAAAATACGTCAAGTTCTGTTATATTTTATTATTATGTGTCATGAATTATTATCAAAATTAGATATACCAAAAGATAATAGATTACCATTTGTTCGTTTTATGTTTGATTATTATTTGGATGGTGAAATAATTGGTTTAAGTGATGAACAGTCACCTGAATATCTACGAGGTCGTAATACATTAGTTCATAAATTATTAGAAATGAATAAACAATTTAAAACATATCATATTCGTATTATGCAACAAACACCTATGATTAATAAATTTTTATATACTGGTACTGCATTATTTGTAAATCCACGTAGTTCATCCTATTCAAATCATTTAAATGCAATTATACCAACAATTCCAGTAACAACAACATTGTACGATAATGTATTAACATGTGATTATGAATTCCATTCAATTAATTTTGTAAATGGTATTCAATTAATAGATGTTTTAATGTCACAATGTGAATTGAAATTAATAAATGAAATCGAAACAAAAATTATACGTCATCCACGATTAAATCAATATATTTATGGATGGATTGAATGTCAAGTTGCTGCTAGATTAGAGTATTATATAGATCAAATTCTTAGTAGAATGGAATTTGATTCAAAAGACATGAATTATTATTTTGTTTCTGATACAAAACATCCAACATATCATATAATTCAAAGTTTAATTGTATTACCAAGAATAATGTTTCATTTTATTTCATTGTATTCAATAATTCGTTATATTCAATTAAATCCAATTTTAAATATTGATTTAACACCATTATTATTATCATCAGTTCAAACTTATAATGATCGATCAAAAGATGAACATAAATCATATATTTTGTTTAATACTCTCCTGTTAGTTAAAACTTTATTGTTAACTAATTTTAATCCAAATAATGAAAATGATTCAATTAATAATTTACAACAGATTAATTATCAAAGAACAATGATTGATAATTCATTATTAGAATATGAAAATTCACAAAAACATTCATTGTTATGTAGTCGTTTATTTTATTATTTATTTTATCATACATATTATCATCAACGTCAAAAAATAGATGCTCGTATTGTTCAATATTTTTCACGTATTACACAAAAAGATGAATTTGGTTCATCGTCATTTGGACATTTAGGTTCTGTTTTATTAGGATTTATGATTATGCCATTTGCTACTATTTGGATAACTCATAAATCATATGAAAAATTAACTGAATTAGCAAATGGTACAAAATTAAAAGAAGCTGAATTAGATGTTAAAAATCGCGATATAATATTTAATGAAGTTGCTTTAGAATTACGACGTACAATACCACCACAACGATTTTTTTGTTTAGATGAAACACCAAATCCAAAGGAATATCGTGAATTAATGTTAAAAGATAAATTAGTTGCATTATCATTTATTGATCAATTATTAAAACCTGGTAAGTAAAATTACACACATCAAATATTGCACACAGAGATATTGTTTACTCAATGGTATTATTATTGTGTTTTGCGCTCTCTTTGATGCTTTTTAAACCAATAGAGGCCATGTATCTAACATATCATCCTGATATAATATTTGGTATTATGGCAATGATGTGTCCAAAAATTCAATTAACACGTCATAGATTTAATCAATTGTTTTCATATTTTCCAAAATCAGGTATAAGTGATTTAAATAAACAATTTTATTCATCTGAGACATTAGGTACTGATCGTTTATTAAATGCTAAGAATGATTCAGGATTTCATCAACAAAGTGAACAAGCTAATTGTTTAGCTATTTTATTCATAACTGGTTCAATTTCAAAAGATAATAATGAAATACATCAAGAATTAAATCAATTTTTACAAAAATCATTTTTATTTCCAAAAACATCATTTGATTTTGAACATTCAATTTTATTACCAATTTTTATTCATCCAGGTGAAGTTATTGATCCAATTTCAATGTCTCTATTGTTACAAATTGAGAAAAGAGAACAACAAACTGGTAAAACTAGATATAGACCAAATTGTCCATTATTTATTGAAAAAATAGATAAAAAATCAAGTAAAAAACGAAATTTAGAAGATTTTCCACCATTTAGTCCTCCACATGAACCAGGTAAGTGAAATCAAACACATATATCAAAGCATGCAAATTTATAATTGCAATAAAAGCTGACTAAGTTTGTGTTTTGCGCTCTCTTTGATGCTTTTTAAACCAATAGAGTCGCCGACTTATAAACCATCTGATATACCATTTAAAATTGATTTTGATAATGAGGATAGTGACGATGAATTAAATGTCAAGCGTCAAAATATCCAAGAAAATCTCGAATCTATTACCAACGATCTAAAAACATTCAATAATAATCGGAATGAAACAAATAAACGTATACGTTTGACTACACCATCATTTCCGATAGGTCCACCCATAACAACATTAGATCGTGCTGATTTAGATCGTTTATGTTAATTGATCTTTTAATTTGTAGACTATCTTTTAGTTTTTTAAAGCAAATTTGTAATGTAAAATGAATAAATTAAAAATTTTAACATATGAGCATGTATCAACATCAATTGCAGAAATAATGTGTAGTCACTGTGGTAAAGCATTTGAAGAAGGAGAAGAACGTTTAATGCGTATTTCAATTCAACAAAATGGTAATAATTCATCAACTGCACAAATTTCAATTGAATCTATTCATATAGAAGGTTGTATTCAAGAAAGTCAATATCAAAAAGAACGTGCATATATACAACAATTTGTATTACCAATACGTCATCTCCCATATGTGATTAGTCGAACTCATGATGAACAATACAAATGGATTTCAAAGAATCATTCATTGTTATTGAAATGTTTACAAGATTATGATAGTGGACAATTAAAATTTCAACCTGGATGGATTTTTACTTATCGAGAGATGCCATCTTATCAATTGTTATTACCAAGTGATGCTGTTGTTCCAGTAGCTAAAGCATTTTATAGTTATGAACAATTTAAATGTCAATTTAGTCGTATGTATATTTTAGATGTTACTGTTATTGAATTAGATGCTGAGAGAGAACTTGATTTAAAACAATATTTTTTAGAATGGAAACAAGAAATGGAATATTATTGTGAAAACTCTAGATGTAAAAAAACTAAATTAAAACATGATTGGACGATATGGACACATCTAAATTCATTAAATGAAACAAATAAAGCTGAAGTTCGATTTGTTGTATTTGGTTCAATAAAGGATGCATCTGTTCGAAAATTATATTCACAGTGTCAGTCAGATAATGATTTTGCATGGGCTGATATTTTTCCTATTGACAGTCAAATGGATGATACAAGCTGGTCACAATCATTACATAAATGGCAAGAATCATTATCAAATGAATGGCAATTCATTTTAGAATCAATTCGTCTAAAGAATCAAACAAATACAACATTAAGTGCAATTGACAATCCATTCACGGTAAACATATTATCAACAACAATGTATGGTTATATTGAGAATAAACCCATTTTAAGGGTAAATATGAATATTCAAAGTTCAAATATTTCAAATCAATATTATTTAATTTCAACTGATTTAAAGCATTTGTGGTGTTATGAAGGTAAGTCAATTAAGCATATACATTCATTTTAAATGTTATATTGATTTCAAGTAATTATAGTCTGATGAATCTAAAACAAAAACAAGTTATGTTTAAAGTGATCAGCTTTACATCATGAAACGTTCAAAAATGTCAACTGAAGGTAAAACGAAACCAAAACAATCAGAAACCATCGATGAATTAATAACTAATCTAACAAGAGATTTCAATGAGTCAGGTATAATTTTTGAAACAAAATTAGAAGATTTAAACAATCGCATGGCTACAGTTACTGAACAAATTGATAAAGTGATTGAGAACCTAAAATTACTGAAAGAATCAAATATATTATCAGATTTAAAATTACAAAAATTACAAACCGAAAATGAATTATTAGAATTTGTTTTAAAAACAAAACGAGATGATCATACATCTGAAAAACACGCAGAAACAATTTATCAAACGGTTATAGGCGCATTATTAGCTTTATTATTGGTGTTATTCGTTGATTTTTACACTAGACGTTACGGTAACTGATCTTTGGTGTTTTCTTCTGTTGTTTCAACTGTTATAGGCGAATTGGAGAATTATATACCCATTTTATTAAGTGATTATTCATTACTACCAAAAGAAATGGAATTAGCTAAATTGACAAGTGTTAAATTAAACGTATTAGCTAAACGTTTTGAATGTAAAAATGGTGATTTAGTATTATCTAATAATAGACAACCAGAAAGAGCTCGACTATTGCCTGATATTTAATTTGCATGCTGAATTTTATTAGTATTAAAAAACCATTTACTATTACAAAAATTAATTTTTAATAATTAGCGAGCTATTTTTTGGAAGATAACGTATGATGTAATTCCATTTCTTCATTATCATCTAATTCATTTTGAATTATTTCAGCATTGACCATAACAGGTGGTGACATTGCTCTCGAACTTGGTTTATTTGACGGAGGAGTATGAGGTTCATTAATCATTATTGTTTCTTTTTTCTTTAAATGATCTTTCAAAAACATAAACCAATTCTCATGTTGTTTTAATAATAAATCTTGTAATTCTGTTTTTGATTCTTTCATCATCTCTTTAAATGATTTTAGTATTATTCGAATTGTTTCGCATGTGTGATTTTGATCATTTTTAAACATCGTTTCATATAATTCAACAATCTGTTTTGATTGTTCAGTTCTTGCTTCACGTTGATAAATAATTTCATTCAGTAATTGTTTTTGATTCTTATTAATCGACTCTAGTGTTATTGTTAATTGTTCAATTATGGATGGCGATGTTTTTTGAACATTTGAAGGTTTTTCATTATCTTTTACTGGTTCCTTTTCAATCGGTCGTTTCTCTAATTTAAATGGAGATTTTGATTCATTTTTATTATTTTGTCTTGGTGTAGTTTTACTACGTTTCATTTCGTCGTTTTCAGCTCTTGGTGAATTTGGTAATGAATTATTTGATCGTTTTAATAACTTTTTAGTTGGTGGTTCCGGTTCTTTTTCTTCATTAAAAAAACTTGACATGCGTTTGGTTGTTTTATTCGTTTTTAGTAATGCAGGCATTTTACTCTTAAATAAATACCAAATTGTTCCCACCAATATTAAACGAATGACTCGTTCTAAATTAAATGAAATCAGTTTTGATAATGTATGATAGATAGATTGTAACAATTACAAAAAAACAGTATGAATTGTGAAAATAAAAGTGAAGTTTTCGAATATGTAGTTGAGTGTGATTACGTCATTGGCTAATGAAAATTCAAAGATTTTCCAAAAAAGTCCCCTTCTGCTTTAGAGGAGATTTTCCTTTTAAAGCCGGATCTAAAATTGGAGATGGGAATACACAATCTCGAATCAATGCTTCTTCATCCACAGTTCCATGTCTAAAAGAATTACGTTCTTCAATTATATTTTTTGCCGTATCTGATAAATTCCATCCTAATAGAAATGCATTTTCATAGCACGATGCTGATTTGGCAGGTTCATTGGTTTTTTTAATATAATATAAACCACGAACTAACCATTTTTGAACTTCACAATCACTACGAATTGCACCAACCATTTGTAATGATGGCCAACGTGTTGATAATAATAAATAATCAAGTGTTGAAACCATTTTAGCATAATTATTCCACTCTGATTGATCTAAACGCACTTCAATAAAACAAAGAGTTAATCGTAAAAGATCGTGAACTTCACTTAATTTTTCACATGTTTCGGGCATTTTAAGTTCAACCCATTTAGATGTTTTATATGCTTTCGTTGAACAATAATATAATAAACCAATTGAATCAAATATCAAAAAAACTAAATCTGCCAATGTGGATGATTGAAAAATTGCATTTGATAAGGCAGGTGGTGTTAATTTATTTGCTAATGCTAATTTCCCAGCAATTTCATCAAGCATTTGTTCACCACATCGTACACTCCAATAAACAAGATTAAACCAATAAGAATTTGTTTCATATTCACCAACACGAAATAATAATTTTTTATGTAATTTTGTTGGTCGTTTACAAGATAAAAATTCACTCAAGCATGCCCAGATTTGACAATAACGTATTAAATTTTTAATGTCTGCTGTTTCCGGATCAATTCGATCTAAAAATTCTAAATCTGATTGCCATTCTGTATGAAATTTTTCTGGTATTATTGCTTTAAATGCATAAACATGACTCATTTTAGAAACTTAAAAATTAGATTTATTTGTTTTGAATAATAAACAAAAATTTAAATTTAATTAATTACCATTTTATCCTGTATCAAATATCATGTTAAACCAAGATTAAATATGTAATTGCACAACTTGAGAATTACTGACTGTTTCAATAAGAACAAATTGCATTTTACTGATGTTATGTATTCCAAGTATACGTCGCATCTCAGAATCTTCTTTAAACTCAAATGTATAATATGAACGACTTTTATCCAACATATTGTGAGCCATCACTGTAATTTTAGTGGAATATGCATTACTATTATATGGAATTAATTTCAAATCTAACGAACCATTATCAATTTTAATGACTAAATTTCTTGTCCAAAATAATGAATAATTTATTAATTTTATTTGAAATTGAAAATTCGGTGAATTGAATGTATTTATAGACAATAAATTAATACTTTCAGAATAATACACATCTGCACGAATATCATATTTAATATTTGTAATTTTATTTCCAATAAAGTCTAATAAATAATCTTCATTTTCATTTTTTGATTTAAGTAAATGTAAACAACAACTTTCTTGATGTGTATTCAAGATTTGATCATCTAATTCTTTGATCGTGAAAGTTTCTGGACATCCCAAACGAGCAAAATGGCATTTAAATTTGCATTTCTCGACTTCTTTTTCATATTGTTGACAAATTTTTAAATAATCAAGATGTGGTTGACCACACAATAAACAATTATTTACAGGTAATTGTCCTACTTGAAATTTCCGAATTACACACATCGTACAGGTTACATGGCTACATGTACTTTTACTTGGTTTTTCAAATATTTGACGAGCAAAACCTGAACAGATAAGACAGGTAAATTTAAGTTTGAATTCATCTTCGTTTTGGTCCTCAGGACATATTAACTGCTGAAGTAAATGCATTTTTAAAATGGTAAATATGATTCAATTCAATACTATTAATGAATATTTAACAACTTGAATTCGATTTCAGTTAAACAGTGTTGAAATAAAAACATTTTCGGGTGCGCGCTGGAGATAAAAATCTCCGAAAATTAGCGTACTATTCAAGTTTCAAATAATCTGGAACATTCAAAGAATTTTTGATTAATTAAAACAATAGCCAATTTATTGTTTGTTTGTCTTCTCGTTTTTTATTGTGTTAGACCAAAGTTCAAAATTCTCGAAAAAACAACCACCAATTTCCGTTTTACGAGGCGTTTCACTAAAACCTTTTAAACCTATCACCACATTATCTCTACATGTCAGCTTCATCAATTCTGGTATTTTTATGTTTTTAATTATGTGTTTCTTTGTTTCTAAATCATAGTACCAAATTGTAAAATTATCGATCCAATGAGTAAGTCGGTAAAATTGACATGAATGAACATTTTTGATTTCTGTTCGTAAAACATCAGTTACTATATCGAATAGTTCTTCCGAAAAACGATGACCGACTAAATACCATTCTTTATGACCATTTTTATTTATTTTCGCTGGTCCATCAAAACGATGACGTAATCCATAATGATACCATTGTTTGGTATTACATCTTATCACAGCAGGATATCTATCACGATGATATCGCCCCTTAAAATAATAGGTTGAATTCCCGCAATTGTCTTCCTCGAGTTCCAATTCGCCATCTTTAAAATATCGTCTAGTTACAGGCACCCATTTAAGTTTGGGTGTTGTATGAGTCATTGTGTTTTTGTTATAATACTTTTTAAACAATATAAAATGAAAAACAAATTTTAAATTTATTATCTAATAGTTAATTCTACAGCATTTACAAAATTTCTGCTCGAGTTTTTCATCTGACTGCTTGCAATCATTTTCTGTATTTGATTTCTCTGAATTCAAGTGTTCGATGATTTCTAAATGACCATATGCCTTGGCAAGATCGATATACCTCTTTGTTAATTCTTCTCTGAGATTCTTATCCTCTATTACACAGAAAGTATATCCATCTACACAAGGAAATTGTTGATGTTTTGAGAACGAAAATCCCAATTGTTTTTCGAGATTGTCAACCAGATCCAAGTATCGAATTATAATTTGAGAATTAATATGCGAGATTTGAATAAATTTAAATGCTTTAAAATTTTGGACATTTTCTTGTAATTTTCCCATTATTTCATCATAACATTCTTTTGAAAATTCATGATCTATAATAAACCATCTCTTAGTCCCATCAGAACGTTCCCATGCTGGTCCATCCTCTCTGTGTAATAAACCGTTTATCCGCCATTGCTTCGTTCCATCAGCCCATTCTATAGCTGGTCCATCTTCCCGGTGTAGTTTTCCATTCTTGAGCCATTCTTTGGTTACCTCTGGATATTCAACGAGTGTATTAGTATTCATATTATCGCATTTAACGTTGTTTATTTCATCAGTCATTGTGTTTATAATGAAATTTTGCTTTTTAAAATAATATACAAAACAAATTTAAAATTGATTATTTACTATCAAATTTTACATTGACTTCCCAGTAAGCAAAGTCCTTGCTGGATCTGTTTCTTAAAAAATAATTCAGTTGAACATCTATGGGAATATCGAATCTCCTATAAATGAGACAGAATAAATAGGTTCATTGCGTCCTATTTGTTTCAACAATATTTTTTCTGTAATGAATGTTGTGGGTTCATCCATCGATACATCTGTAACGTAAAAAATAGGTGTAGCTACAATGGGAAATGGCAATTCTTCTTCTGAAGCAAAGAACTTTTTATGAAACGATAAAAGTATAGTAGCCTTTTCAGGATCAGTAATATTGACGGTTCGTGTAGTCATAGACTTATCACCTTCTGAGTGCGAAAAACTACATTCAATAGGCAACAGACCTTTCAACTTATCCATTTCTTTCTTCACATTTTCGAGTTTAGAATCATCACATTCTCCGAGATAACATAATTGCATACGACGATCGGGATTATTTAGTTTAAAATCAACTGCGTATTCTTTCATTTTCAGAATTCTAAAATTATGTGAAAATTTACTGTTTGAAAAGTGATTCGAAAAAATGAAAAGAAAAATGAAAACTAGAATCGTTTTTACAAAAAAGAACATCAAAAATATCTTACAGAAGGGGACTTTTTCCAAATGTTTCAAACCACAGAGAAATTTTATTTGTCAAAACCAATAATTAGAATCAGTTGATATTACATGCTTTAGATTTCACCATATCTGCGCTTATTTCTTTGTTCTCGTGAATTGTTGTCTACTGTAGCAGATTCAGTCACATCTTCTTCATGCTCGCGTAGTCCTTCAAATTTATTCAAATATTCTTGAGTGACTCTAATTTGTGCGTTATCTACAAGTTTATCCATTGGATTATGAAGATGTCTTATTCGATCTATTCTTTGATGGCATTTGTGTTTATATCCACCTTCAATTGCTCTTCCTTTTTTCCAGACACAAAATAAGGGTTCATTTAATACCTTCGTATTCGATTTAACCTCTATACCTGAATATAACTCTATAACAAAAAAATGTTCCATAAATTGGTCAACATAATAACACGTTTTCCAAAGCGGCTTTAATGGCCTATTGTTACAGCTCGCTTTAATTTTTGCATCGAGTATCTGACGATCAGGTGGATCGAATACTACATATATCTCGCCATCGGTTTTTAGTTTTAGAATCTCTTTTTCGTCATCGTATGCATATGGAGTATATTCCTTACCACAATGAGTCCACTTTAAGGCACCTTTTTCAAAATCAGGGTCTTGAGATTGTTTAAATATTAAACAATTCCATTTTTTAATAAATGCCAATAAATCAGGTTTTTCTGCGCTGGCTTTTTCTTTTTTATACTTTTCATAGGTGTCTGATGTATCTGCTTTTTTTATGTTGAAAGCTTGAAGTACTGAATGGAAATATGGATTACAAATAAAATTATCTTTCCCGATCATTTCAATCATTGCTTTGGTATTCGGTTTATCAAAAAATGTTTTATTGTCTAAAGTTGGATCTAATTGAATCAACTGTGCCAAAGAAACCAAAAAATCATCTTCAGCTTTATAAATCCACTTTTTGAGTACCGTGTTTTCTACCATAGACAGATCTACTGCATTTTTTACACGAATAAAAACAACATCTAAATTATTTGTTTTACTTTCCCGTGTTAAACCATTTACATATGTTTCTTTGTGTCTAAGTTCCACGGAAACATTTAGGTCGATTCCCCTTTCATAAAAAAGAAATCTGCTTTGATAAGGTACCATCATAGCTTGTACTTTTGCCAAATTGAATTCTGCGTTATCGTTTTGTCTATTTCTTATATTTCGTAATGCATTAAAAAACGTTTGATGTAACGCATTTGGATCCTCTATTACCATTCTTACTTTGAGAGGCTTCTCACAATAAATTACTGGCACCGGAACAGTAGTAAATATCGCTTTGCCATCTGCCACATAAATAGGATAATATAAAATCTTATCTATCATTTTATCTTTTTTACCACTTAATTGGAAAATATCTGTAATAGTTTTATTTCCAGATAATTTGATTGGTATACCAATTTCGTCGCCATTATCGAAATAAGTTTGTTCAATAATAGTTTTTTTATACCAAACAGAACCATATATTTTGACTAAATCTTTACATACATCTTGTGTTTCTTCGAAATAATTTAGATGCCAGTAAAAACCCAAGCTGATCATGTACAAGTAATCGAACTCATCAGGGTGTGATTGTATGTATGGATCTCCCAGCATATTCTCTTTCATTTTACAAAATTCGAAGAATGCTTTTCCAATCTGTTTAGCGGTAGTTTCATTGTTTATAACGAATAAAAATAAATGCTGAATTACCGTTTGCAATTTTTTAAGGAGTTTTTCTGAATAGATGCCTGGAAAAATGACAAGTAGTTTCAAAAACCAACATGCTTGATCAAAAATTTCTTTTAATTCTCGTTCTTCTAAACCGCTATTTACCACACTAATATCACGTATATTGAAAATTCTAAAATTCCCCAAGAAACTGAGAATAGCATCATCTAATTGAATTGCTCCACCTGAACGATATTCAATATTGAAATTGATTTTTACTGATAAAGACATTTTCGAATTATTTAAAATAAAAATAAATTTGAAAAGCATCACGTTTTGATCAGTTAACTATGAAAACAAATTAACTTAAACTAACACGGGAAGTACAGTTTATGCTTTTTTTCCTATAAGATATTTTCTGAGCGAACGAAACAAAATTTTTTCATGCACTGTTTTAGTTCACAATTCAACTCCAAATCGAAACAATCATTCATATAAATTTCAAAATGGCTACTCGATTCATCGAAACAAGAGAAAAAAATGATTATAAAAGTATATTTGCATTAAAAGCGTTTAAAAAGCTGCAAACTATTGCAACGGATGATACTAATATTTATGTCAATTTCCATGAAATGCTCCGTCAGCATCCAAAATTAGTAAATGTAAATTTAAATTTTGATTGCGGAGAAGTTGCTGGTTTATTTCTATTGAGCCAATGTTCGAAAATTCCACAATGGTGGCTAGACCTTTATCCACGAAAATCAAATCACCCAGTTGTTGACAGAATATTAAAACGATTACAAGCACGTAAACGTATCATTAAATCCATTCCAATGTTTCAATCGTTTAAAGAATTAAGTGATAAAGCTGTAGCATGGTTACTTGCAAAAATATCTTTGAATTATTATATGCATCGTATAAATACGAATGGTATAGAAAACGTGATTTTAAATCTACCAGTATCATTTGCGTGTCTCAATCATTCATGCTCACCTAATGTAAATATAGCAGGAATAATAGGCGTGGAATGTTCAAAACCATATAGAAGTGTTTTAGTAGCTATCAAACCAATTAAAAAAAACGAAGAATTATTTTTTAGTTATTTGAAACCAGATGAATTAAAATTATCTAAAACAGAACGACAAACAATATTAATGAATGGTTGGGGTTTTAATTGTACTTGTCAACGATGTCAAACAGAATAAAAATGATAGTTTACTGTCTTTTGTCGTAGTATTTGACTTTTCATATTTTATCGTCGTATTTAAATTAAACGAATCATTTTAGCATAAAACTTAGATTTTGTAAAAACCTTTCAACTGTTAACAGCATGTCGCTCATAGTAAACAAATTGAAAAACTGGGATGATAGACAGGGTGTAAAACCCACAAATGGGTTTATTCCAATTTTACCAAATAAAAATCATAGATATTTTCAATTGAGTCCAATGATTCTTGGTCCAGTTTATACAGGTGAAACTGAATTTCCAATATCTTGGAATTTAGAAAATTATTGGCAAGGTTCAAAACTGTTTGCTCAAGACTTAGAACCTGATGGTAGAATCGGTCTAAAATACAAAGAAAGCAAACGAAAAATGTATTTGGATAAAACTCCTCATCGACACAAATACAAACGTGGCATGCGTCCGTATTGTACGATATTCTACAATGGTACCATCGGGGAACATTATGACTATATTGGATCACGCAAGTTCTATTGCAATCACTATACATTTTTGGCTAAACAGCAAAAACAATATCAAACGATATTAGAAATGCTAAAATCAGGAAAAAATTTGGAAATTTTAGGCTATGATGGTTCATATCTTGATAGTCGTTCGAGATCATTAGAAGATGATATTAAATTTCATTATAACGATGATAAAGAACCATTTGGGCATGAAAAAGTCTTATTTACAATATTATGTAAAGATTTACAGTTAATCGATTCATACCCGTGGTCAGACTTAGAGATTGAATCATTTTATCCTAATAAAATTTGATCTTTTAAAAAATATTTACAATTGATTAAATCATATCCATGGCCAGAAATCCATTAATCCAGTGAAATGAATTCACCGTGTTTCCACCATTCTTTAGTTCCACTTACTGTTTCAATAGCGGGACCATTTTCTCGATGTAATTCATCATCAAAGTACCATTTTGTTGTTCCATTGGAATATTCAACAGCAGGTCCATCAGAACGATGTAATTTACCGTATTGGTACCATTTTTTGGTTTCATCAGGTCCCTCAATTGCTGGACCATCTTTACGATGTAGCTTACCATTTTGCCACCATTCTCTATCTCCATTGGGATATTCAACAGCTGGACCATCTTCCCGGTGTTTTACACCGTCTTTATACCAAAATTTTAATCCATAAGGGCTCTCAATAGCTGGTCCATCTTCTCGATGTAATAGACCATGTTTATACCATTCGTTAGATCCAATGGGTCTCTCGATTGCTGGACCATCGTCTCGGTGTAATTGACCATCGTAATACCATTCTTTTCTTCCATCGGCATATTCCACAGAAGGTCCATCTTCACGATGTAATACATGCTCCCCAATACACTTTTGAGTTCCACCATATAACCTTTTTAGTCGAAAACATCCATCTGTTTGCCAAGTTTTAGTTCCATTGATATATACAACAATTGGCATACCAAGATTGGATGTTTCAGTATTTTCATCCGATTTCTGTTTCTTTAAAGGAGTTGGAAGCGGTGGGATATCTCCAAAACGAAATGGTGTGCCATTCGGTTTTGAATTAATTCTATTCATATCTTTACGAAGTTCGTCGACTACTCTTTTAAAAATGTCTTTACTGGTAGATGCATCATTTTTTTTCACACCCTCTAAAAAACCTAATATGTTTTGTCGAAAAGCTTTAAGATTTTCATTGTTATTTGTAACAGTTTCTGGAAATTCTTGATCGAGCAAATCCTTGATACTTTGAAGTTGTTCCTTTTCGTGTTCTGCCAATGGTGCTACTGGCAATGAATGTGATTTTAAGACTTTGTCTGCTTGCTCTTGTGCTGATAAAACCTTGATCATATCAGCTTCAAAATCATCTATATTATCGTAATCGGTTGGATCGCGTAATTCTTTTTTTGCTTGCTGTAATTTAAAAATGGCATCATCTACCTCACGATTTGATTTTTGATCAGAATTAGTTGTTTCCATCTTTGTGTATTCCAATTGATTCACAGGAATAAAACACAGTAGCAAATGCTTTAAAACGTATTTTAATGTTAAATGAATTATTATTGAGAAATGAAATACAAATTCAAACTGAATTGATTAATGTGAAATCTCGTCGTAGATACAGACGGGGACTTTTTTGAACAAAATATCTTTTAACTTGGTTTTTCAAAGTACCTCAGTTTTTTCATTTTTAATTCAGCATCATCTGTATTATTCATGTTTTTATTATCCTCTTAAATTTTACAAATCAAAATGGAAGATAAAGAATGCACGACATGCAAGTGCAAGGTCACCACTGATCGATTTATCGATATTTGTGAAAAACACGAAACAGATGAGAATAATGGATTATTAATTCAAGAATGTGATGGTTGTTGGCAATATCTCTGTTCAAATTGCAAAATAATTTGTTATAGATGTGACAGGGAAAAATGCAAACATTGTGTACGAAAGTGCGATATGTGTCAAGAAATCTATTGCAGGGCTCGATCAACTCAAGGCAAACACTGGTGCAATGGAATTGACGGTTGCTCAGATTGTAATCTTAAAATGTGCGGTGGGTGTTATTATTCCAGAGATCATAATTGTGGGACTAGACATAAACATAAAGGTGGATACTACTCACCTGGTGAAAATTGATTTAAATTTTACAGATATGTAGCAGAGCGGGACTTTTTAATGAAAAGATATTTTAGCTTGCTTTTTCAGCCTAGCTGCTGCTTTGCATATTTCATTTGTCGTCTTATTTCATAATCCAATAAAAAATTAAATGATTGATCTTGCTTTACGAATAAAATTAGATTCGAAAATGGCAAAAAAAGTTCCAAAAGAAGTTAAAACTGCATATATTCCAATTAAAACTTCAGATGTTCAACCAGTTGAAATTATGAAGCGACAATTGCGTCATTATTTAAAAGAAACTCCAGAATACAAAACACAACGTTATGAAAAGATACTTAAACAATCACATTGGAATGATGCCAAATCTTGTTATTGTAAGTATATGATATCAAAAATTCGAAACTTTTACATGAAATAATACTGACTTCGATTTTGTTTGTTGTTTTTTTAAATACAGCTAAAAATGGATTCGTAAAGGCTGCAGTTGAAGCATATAATGGACATCATAGTTTTTCTATTAGACCTGATGATGCGTGGTTAGCAATTCTTATTCAATTTTCAAGCTACGTAAATGCAAATGCTGAAAAATTTCGTGGACAATTTGTTAAACATGAAGGAAAGAAAGAATTAACTGTTACTCAATTTGCTA